ATCGCGCAAGAACTAAGTTTCTTTCTTAATCATTCGATCCGAGAGATGGAAGACCTGAAGCAGAGAGGCTGTATTACAGACAGGCTCTATGGACATTATTGCTGGTTTTGGTTGTGGTCTGCTCACAGGCACGACTTTAGACATGAAACCCTATACAACAAACGCGGTGGCGAGTTTTACTGGCGCCGAATCAATAGGGTGCAGCGCCTAGTCGAGAAGATTGGAGCCTTCAGGATGGAGTTTGACAGGAAAGACGTTCCCTTTGGACTTGGCACTTTGAACCCATGAAAGACTGGAAACCCGCAAGCAAGATAGACCTTGCAGCCTTGGAGGACAGACTTCCACCCTCCAAGAAGCTTGTTACAGCTTGGATACCTGGAGTTGGTGCAGTTTACAAGGTAGTTCATACAGGCCACAAGCGCAACTTTAGACGTAAACCACCCGTTGTTTATTGACATGCCATCAACTTACGACGTTGTGAGATTGGATGACGAAGGCTGCTGGCAAACCCTGTTGTCAAACGTTGACTACAACAAAGCAGACATGGAAGTTGATCGCTACACCGATCAGTTTCCTAGCGCATGTATTGACATTCTACCCCACAAAGGCAAATGACTACCAAGACTCAACAGGTTGAACTTTACGTCTTTGACCCCAAGCCTGTGACTCAACACAGCATAGGCATTTACACACAGATGAAACCTTCTGTAGGCAACCCAGAGGTTTATGTCTGCGTCTACACAGGTCAGACTCTGGAGGCTCTGGTCTCGGAAGGGGAAGTCTCGCCAGAGGCGTTCCTGTGCCCCTTGGAGGAGGCTGCAGCCAAGAGTCGAGACCTTGCCCGCCAGAGGCTGTGCAAGGGACCTCAGAGGGTCACGCGGGAACGCTGGTGGGAGCTACTTGAAGTGCTGTTCCCTGCACGTTGGGAGAACACACCTGAAGGTGAAATCTTCATGGTGCCGGAATGTATCACGGGCTGTCTTTACACTTTTGGAGTTCGCATCGGTGAAGATTACTTCTCGATCACCGAAGACTGCGACATTGAAGCTGCAAAGCTGATTGCTATGTGTAAGGAGGCCATGTCGTGATACTTACTTTCAATCCAATTAACTGTTCTTGGGAGGTTTCAGACATTGTAGGCTCAGTGCGTGTAAGCAAGACCTACTATGGCTACACGAAAGATGAAGTAATTGAAGACTTCAGAGCCTTCATTAGATATACAGAAGACCCAAGTTACGAGCCTGAAGACATTACGGTAAACAGATGAAACGTATCGACTTAGGTTCAGTGGAGTCTGCAGATTCGTTCTGCAAGATGCTTGATCTTCAAGGGGTTGATTCACGTATCAAGTCTTCATCCCAAAGACTTGTTAATCGGATCAACGAGGATCTTGGCTGGAACATCAAAGGCAAGGGTTCACAGGTCTTTGCTTTTTACTTGCATCTTCTAGCCAAGAACTTTGTTTCTTTCTGCTTGACAAGTGACGATGGGCTTAAGTCAGGTTACAAGCTGTGTGTTGAAAGCTGCTATCGAAACATTAAAGATAGTCAGCTGTTCATTGAACATGCTCACTTAATCGAACTTCCAAGCTGGATCCCTAAGTCACCTTCATTTATTCAACGACATGGAAACCGCTAGAGATTACCTCCGAGACCTTGCACGTTCAACTCAGGACTTTACAACCAAGTGGATCATAGATGGGATCTTCTGGGCTGATGAATCGTGCCGCATAAGCGGAACCATGAGTCTTGCACTGCGTAACGCAGATGCTGCAGCTGGCAGGAGGTTGCTTGATCACTTGCTGGTTAGCGGTGTTGATACGCAGGCTGAAGTTCCCAGGTTCCTGAATAGATACTCTTCTACTTGCTTGAACCTTCTATCTCCTGTCGAGCAAGTCTGATCTCTGCACTTTGCCATCTTGACAGATGGTTTCCTGCAGGGCTTATTCAACCCTGTTAAACTCTACACTTCAGGTAAATGGTTTCAATCTCTGGCGTCACAAGCGATCCCGCAGACCTTACAGTTGTCAGCACGGATGGCTCTCACTTTGGAGCATCAAGCGCATACCTTGTTGACCTGACAAGTGCAACTAAATACAAGGTAGACGAGTTCGTGAAAGGGACGGACTCTGAACGTCGTGATTTTGCACACTCACACGGAGTTCGGTTGCTGGATATTCTCTCCGGCGAGGAAGCACCTTTTGTCAGCCAGGCTGTGCTTTACAAGTTTGACGGCGAAAGCTTCTTCGATGAAGATGAAGCGCACCCAGGCTACACTTACGCACTTCCAAGTTTTACTGGCAGATTCTGGGTGTGTGATTGCTGGATTGTAAACGAGCAAGGCGAGAGGCACCCGGATTACGACGTTGCACCTGTGCCTCTGACAGCTTGCAACCTTGAGCCTGTAGGTGACAACCCGTGGATCGCAAGTGTGCTGAATCAGGACTGATAGCTGTAGCTGAATAGCTCAGACTTTGTAGGTTGCGGTAGGGCTGAGTTTGTGGGCTCGGCCCGCCTAACCCTGTAGGAAGCCAGCGGACTTTGCGGTTAAGCATTCCTTATGTTATGGGATCTGGGCTACTTTGTAGCGGGATTGTGTGCTATAATTTGGGAGCTGGGGAAGTTGTAGGCTTGCCTGCCCCCAGACTTTACACTCTACACTTTACACTTGCTGCTATGACAAGCGACACCTTCTACGCTCATGCTTGCAGGATTGTTGAGAACTTCAACTTCCTCAAGGTTCAAAAGATGATGGCTGCAGTTGATTGGAACTGGGGCGGACCTTACATGAATGGAGAGTTTGGACCTCCCACTGTTGACGCTATGAAGTCCAATGCAATGCACTTACTACTTCAAGCCAAGACGCTGGACACTAACACTTCGGCTGGTGGCTTCCAAGCCTATTGGGTGAGACAGGGAGACGTTGCAGGTTACAAGGGCAACGGCTACATCGGACTTCGGTTCATTGGAGCTGAGACTTACTGAGTTCATAGTCTGTAGTTCACTATCGACACCAACCCTGCACTTTACAGCAATGAGCGACCTAGTTTACCTCAAAGACCTGCCAGGCTACATCAAGCCGGAACAACCGGCTGCACCTTGCAAGCCACAGCCCAAGCCTCTCTGTGAGGCACTTGCAACAGCAGAGGTTCCAGTTGAGCCGCTGCTACCTTGCACCAAATGCAAGGGAGATGGATACCTGTTCAGCGAAGGCTACAGGTACACACGAGATGATGGAACACTGAGAGTTTACGAGTCAGAGTGGAAACCCTGCATGTACTGCGATGGAGTTGGCTGGTTCCACGCACCAGACCTTGCAAGTTTGGTGAAAGCGGTTAATGGCCGCAAACCCCGTACCCTGCGGTCAAAGAGACCAGATGATACACGCGCCTACTTTGTATGGCGTATGGCAAGGTTCCACGGTGGAAAGGATGTCTGCTTGCCGATGGCTGCAAGTTGCGACATTGCAGGTGATCCCTACGAGAACGTACTTGACCAGTTGGCAACCATCATTGCCAAAGCCTATTTCGGTAGTGGCAACGTTGGAGTTGCAAGATGGCAGCAAGCGATATATGGAAGTCACAGCTTCAAGGATGTACCTGCTGTCATTGATGGTCCTGTTTACGACAGTGACAAGCCTTTAGAAGAGATGTTGGAGGCTGTCTGATCTAGGATTGTAGTTTGCAAGAGTACCGGAAACTTGCGGCACTTTACACTCAGTTTTTTATTGCTATGACTTTCCGAGTTTACGCCAACAAAGGCTTCCAGATTGTACTGCCAAACGGCTACGAGATAAGCTGCATGTTCGGATTTCTAAACTACTGTCAACACCGCAATGATGATAGTTTGGTGCAAGGCTGCATCACTACAAACTGTGGCGAGCTGAAGTCTAAAGACTGCGAGATTGCAGTTTACGACCCGAATGGTTACAGCGTCGGAGGCTGGCCAGGCTGCTCTGCCATTGAGGGTGTTGCAGGTTGGCAGTCTGTAGATAACTTGTTGAACGTTATTGATTACGTTCGCAACCTTACGCCGCCCCGCTCAGAAGTTGTTGACACTGAAGACTACTGTGAAGAGCATTACTGACCAGAGTTTGTAGTTTACAGGAGTACCGGAAACCTGTAACATCCTGCACTCAGTTTTTATTGCTATGACTACGAACACAAAGGCTAAGAGCTTAACACTGAAAATTCCAAGCGGATTCTATGCAGTTCCGATCACGGAAGATCAATGGAGGCAGTTCATGGGTTCGGAACTTGAGGATCGTCATTGCAAGATGGAGGCCGTAGGTTATTGGTCGGTTCCCGTAAAGTACACAGCAATCGCTGTTTCCTACACTTGGAAGAATAACTTTATGGACACGATCACCTTGTATGGTGAACGCACAATGTCCAGCTTGAAACGGTGCGGCTACGACATGGAAGGCAGAGTTTTCGTTGACGGAAAGAAGTTCAGAGGTTTTACTTCTTCTCAGTTGTTTGAACTTCCTGATGGTAGATTGCTTGACGTTGCGGTGATACACGTTTGCGCTAAAGAGCCTGAAGTTACTTTTTGAATTATGGCAGCTTTACCTCAAGTCGAGCAACTCTCTAGCTTCAGAAAGATACTCTTTGCAGGTCAAAGGGTCACAGTTGAGAGGACGCAGCGCAGTGTTACAGGTTACTGCGTTGTAGGTTGGGAGAGTGGTCTACCTGTTGCAGCTAGGCCGATTACAGCTCAGAAGATAAAGGCTTTACTTAAAGCTTACCCAAACCACACTTTGATCTGACATGACTATCACTATCGAAAAAAAGTTCGAGCCTTCCGACCGCTACAGGTTTGACTGTGGACTCCCACGCCACTTTGCACAGATTGACACTTGCCAAGATGCAAGTTACTACGGTAACTGGGCAAGTGCTGAAGCTCTGACTTTGATAAGTTACTGCGAGGGAGACGTGACTACAACAGTCTGCACAACAAAGGAGGAGTTTGCGGCTGAAGTCAACAAGCTCAAGGACTTCTCTAACCGTATGGATTACACCTTCAAGGGAATAGATCCAGGTTTTCATCACACAGACGAGATCCTGCAACCTTGGAGAGATTGCGGTCTAGCACACCTTATTCACTGAACCCAATGGACAGCACCTTCATGCCTGGAACTACTAATTTGCAGCAGGCTAATCGTAAGTGGTTGCTTGCACAGAACATTAAGGCTGCAGTTGACATTCCAGATGGTTGCAGGAGGTTTTACATGCTAAACCCAAGGGAAAAGAGTTTGGAGGTTTGTAGGTCACATGGCGCAGATCATTGCGCCTACGAATGGGGACCACAGATTGACCCTAGATGGAATCCCAAGCAGATTGAAGCTTACATCTCTGGATACTGTAACATCGCTCTTGACTCCAATGTTTAAGCTCTACTACTTTGTTGATTACAAGACGGATGAAGGCGAGCCGGAACCTTATACGGTTGCCTTTGACATCGTTGAAGGTGATGCCCGACACATTGAAGATTATGTTTACGAGGGAAGTTTCTTAACTTTGTTGGATGCACAGGATAGGATGAATAATCGAGGTAGTCGATGGTTCTTTTATCCTAATGCTTGTATTACAGAGGTTGTAGGTGACAAGGAGGTACTTGTTGGTATCTATCTTCAAAGTGGTGTTAATTACGAGTTATCACCTGAGGAGTACGAAGCTTTGAGGGAGGAAGCTGTATGTTGTTAGTTTGACTTTGTAGATTAAAGTTTGCACTGTATTGGCCGGTGTTAATTCACTGGCCTTTTTTATTGCCTGTTGTAGGTCGATGTTTGTGTGTTAGAGTTAGGAGGCAATTGATCGGTTGTTGACCGTGCCAGAAGGGAATCAGGAGCTTCAAGGCAGTGACTTTGAAGGTGATGACTTTGAAAATAATGCCGCAGACCTTGAAGATTCTATCGCAGATATTGAGTCTTTATTGACTGATGATCTCGGCATTGATGATGGTACTTTAGATGGTATTGATGAAAGTTTGAACCTTAATGAGTATGGAGAGATTGAAGACGAATTTGTAGTAGACACTAACGATGATAATACTGTAGATGTTAATAGTTCTAATCTTGAAGATCAAACCCCTACATTCCAAAGCACCAATATCTCACACCCTGCAAACCCAACCCAAAACCCCTCTACCTCTTCACTTGTTAAAACGTGGTCTAAAAGATCGAAACTTGCACCTAATGAGACGGATAAAGAATTTGAGATGTTCAAAGTTTACTGTATGTATGGAAGTGGTCGTTCTCACCAATATGTATCCCAGATTACAAACTTTGGACTCAGCACAATAAAGATTATAGCACAGCGGAACCAGTGGAGCCGTAGGTCAGGGGACTATGACAGATGGCAGCTTACCCGTAAGATAAAGGAAGCGCAAACTTCCAGGCACGAGGAGCACATTAAGAAGCTGGAAGTTTACAGGGAGGAACAGGAAGCACTAGGGAAGCAGCTAACGTTAAACGCTGCACGTATAGCATTCTTAGCAAACTCTACACTTGCAAAGATGCTAGACGAGGAGAAGACTCTTGACATGAGGGATGTTCCTGGTATCTTGAATACAGCAGCAAAGCTTGCAGAAGTAGGTAAGAACTTGCAAGGTACTGCACTGGGAGTTGATCAGTTGTTAAGTGCTATAGAAGAGTCAGAGGTTGACTGAAGAGGCTGCGCCCACTTCTAACAGCCCGAAGCCCACACATAGAACCGCTTACGCGGGATAGATTAAATCGGGTTTGTACTGACTGAGGGTTTGCGGGAAGGCACTTCGTTGTTGTAGTTTGCAGGTTGTAAGGGTTTTTCAGTGGTCAGCCTAACGGCTGTTTTATTTATAGGTTACATCTAGTACATGGATACTTCACACCTCGCAGACTGGACCCGGATTTTCGGTTTTTGGCTGTTTATTTCCGTACTTACATATATTATTAGGTATAAATGGGGACAAGGCTAGGTAGCTTGCGCCGCAGTGCTTCTACTTTATGATCTCATAACGGACACGTTGTATTCATCAAGGCTATGACTGCGATCTCGAAATGTAACAGAAAATAACAGGGTAGTTTCTACCCACCCAATCGGGTAGTTTCAACCCCCCACCTCAGAGGCTGCTTTTGACACCTTCAATCAAGCCACTTCACACCCTGATCGCCTCAGACATGCCAGGTTCACACCTGAAAATCATGTTCTTACTCGTTGATATGTGCAATGATTGGGGCTTTACAACAGAGTCTTATGGTTCACTATCAGAAGTATTTAACTTAAACAAGGACAACCTACGCAAGAGGGTAAACACACTTATCAAACAAGATATGCTGAAGATCGTAAGCTACAACGGCAGGAAAGGTTTGATGGTTAATCCCATATACTGCAACGATAAACCTTTGCATCTTAAAGAATTTAGAGAAGCGCTCTGGGAGAAAGAGCTAATACTTACACGTTACAAGCCTAGACACTTCTATGGACCTCCATTCATGGAAACCCAGGAGCTAGCATTTGCAGCAGTCAAGAGATCGTACAATGGATCCAAACACCCCAAAGAAAGAACAAGACGAATTATTTGCAGGTCTTTGGAGGCAGCAAAAACACGTCAGAGTTAAATACTTCAAACTTAAAGAGGACAGTGGAGATATTGCATCTAGGGATCAAGCATTCAGGGAGATGAACAATTTCTTCATTCATGAAGTAGATTACAGTTTCAGCCCTGAGACTTCAATCGTTGACAGATCACTTCCTAAAGGTTCAATCCTTGATGCCATACGCAAAAGTTGTAAAGATTAGCCATTCATGCCTGACACTAAAGGATGCCGCGGCCATTCATGATACACATTCAACCTTGAAAGCTGCATTCATGAAAACGCCATTCATGACATGACACCAGGAGAACGCCATTCATGATAGGATGCAGATTAGCCATTCATGATGACACCTTAGACGTTGCACCTTAAAGATTACAGTTTAGACATTCAACCTTAGACTTTGCACTTTATACGTTACAGCTTAGAGGCTATACATTAAAGGCTGTACCTTGAACCTTGCACTTTGCACCTTATACATTAAAGCTTGCACCTTATACATTAAAGGCTGCACTTTGTACTTTGTACTTTATAGGCTAGACTTTATAGGTTAAAGCTTGTAGGTTCAAGTTTATAGTTCACTATCCCGCACGTTATACTTTGCAGGTTGCGCTTTGCAGTATGTAGCTCACACTATGTAGCGTCTAGTCTGAGGTTCAGGCTTTACACTTTATGGGCTGCAGGTTGCAGGCTACAGGCTAACCTTAAGGACCAGACTTTATAGTAAGCAAGTTATACTCCAAGGCCTGCAGATCGCAGGCTGTAAACTATAGTTCACTATCCCGCCAGGTATAACTTAATAGGAGAGAATCAGACTTTATAGGTTCCTGCCTGCACTGACAGACTAGGTGCAGGCTTCTGTAGGTTTGCTGCCGGTAGTTTGGAGCCTGCCGGCTAACCTTAAAGGCTGGAGAATGCGCGAGCTTAGGTGATGCCAACCGCTCACACTTTGTAGGTTTGGCGGTGATAAAGCGTAGGCTTGGGTTTGCGACACTTTGCTAATTATCGTAGATTCTGGCCGCAGCAGCTGAGACTTTATAGGTTAACTGTCTGCAGAATCTACAATTGATCAAACCTTGAATGTTACGGTTCCGTAACAATTGGGCGGATTTGGGCTGATAGGTTGCCAGTTGGCCGACTTTGCGCTTAAGATACTTTCAAGCGATCGGACCCAAACCTTTAAACCGACCGCCCCCCCTAGGATCATGACAAGCGCCAACCAAAAGCCCGCACCTAACCAAAAGGGCGGACCCGTCAAGATTGGACAAGCAGATGTTGAACTGCTGGCGTCCGGTGATTTTGCCGCCGCGCTTGCTGCCGCAGTGTGGGAGCCTCCTGCCCGTGACAAGGCCAGCAAGGGCAGCGGAGACGGCAAGCGCGCTGCGATGCCGATCCTATGGCCAGAGGCCATCAGGACCGCTGCTAACGCCCTACAGCCCCCCATGGAACTGCCAGACCAATTCCCGAGCGGTAAGGCCAAGATGCCCGGACAATTGGCGTCGTTCCCCAGCAAGGAAGCGATCATAAATGGTTGCCTTGATCGCCCAATTCCGGCCAAGTTGGAGAAACGAACAGACGTGCAACTAGCGCTATTGCTTGACGTTGCACATGGTAAGTACGGGGCCTTCCGTTTTCCTGCCATGTCTGAGGGTTTCAGACTTCCGCTTGCAAACTTGCTGGAGATCCTGAAGCGCCACCCCAGAACATATAAAGAGAATGTAGCGATGCAAAAGCTGCACAACTCCGGCGCAACTTGCCTTATGGCTAAGATCGCAAAAGTTACCGGGCGGATTGTTGCCATGGATCCCGACTTCCAACTTTATCTGATAGACACTGAATCCTGAATCTATACTTTGCCCTTTGCAAGTTGCCTATGGTTTAAACTAGTGGTTTCGATAGCTTAATGGTCTGTCCAAGTAAAGAGGTTTCAAGGCTAGGCTTTATCGCCTGGCCTTTTTTGTGTCTTTATACTTTATACTTTACAGGCTACACTTTACAGGTAATAAGCTACACCTGGGGGCCTATACTTTGCAGGTTATATGTTATGGGGGGTGGGGGAGATTGTGAGGTGTAGTTACTCACCCCCCACTCCTGAAATTTTTTTTCAATACCAGCCTCAAAGCACTTTACAAATCATACACTTACCACTCCCCCTGAAATTTTTTTTCATTCCCCATCCAGAACACCTTACAACTTATTTACTTACAGCTCCCATAATTTTACTCCCTATCCCAAGCCGACACTAATCAGAGATTCGCTTCCAGTTCCTTACGTTTAAGGTGTCAAGCGGAATGAACAGTCCCCATTCGACATAGGAATGACGAAATGTACCACCAGATGGAAGATGAATGGAACAGGCAAGCCTTTGCGGACCAAGTATCTGTTCCCATCGCCGCAACTCCCACTGCTCAGGCGTGACATCGGCAGGTTTTGCAAGGTTGTCTCTTGGCATACTGACTCAACCTATCAAGCTCAAAAGCCGCGCACAGTCACAGGTGGCGACTTTGCAGCAAAAGCAATAATAGCTTCAATGAACTCACTCCATTCTTCAGTTGTAAATTCCATCTCACCCATCTGCTGCCCGCTTTCACAGAGGCCGTAACCATCAAACTTGATTGGTCTGGTATCATCACTCCACCAAGGATACCTAATGGAGGAACCCCACGAAAGCTTGCCCTGGAAAAACGGCATATTACACATAATGAGATACCACTTGTAGTCCTGCTCGTCTTTGATCAGCTCGCGAGTCGTTTTATTATTTATGGCACTACACACCTTAAGAGCGTAAAGCGCAAAGCATTCCGAAATCTCAGAATCGTATGTCGTGAAGTCGAAAACATGATCAGAAAGGAACTCCAAGCGGGAGTATTCCTCATCCTCAGACTCACGATGTTCGCGGAAAAGCCTGTATCCAGCCTCAAGGGCTGACAGATACCTCTCTTTTGTCATTGAACCACCCAAGAGAAAATTGAAGAAAGAAAAGACCCGTGATCATGGAAAAAAGTAAGGGCAAGGAGCACGAGCCAGGCGATGATCATCCGCTTCTGGAAGGGCTTGTCCTCGGAGGACGCCTGTGCTGTCCAAATACTCAGCACAATTAAGCAAAGATCGGAATTCGTCATTTGTCGTTGTAGTCGGCAAGGTCTGAAGGGGTGGTCATTGCAGCCTACCACGAAACCCCAAGATTGTCCGCATTGCCCCTGCAAGCGAGCGATGGCGTTTCATGACAGAACCACTGCTTTGAGTAAGAAAGCTGCTCCTCCTTGCCAGCAAGACGCAGTGCTTCGCTGTATTGACGATAGAATCCGCAAGTAACAGCACAGTCGCCGCAGGGTTTCGCTCGAAGAGGTCGTGGATGAAGTGCTGGACGTTGACGCATCTCCTGCAAGACCTCCTGCTGCTCGGTCTCGTCAAAAATGCTCATGGTTTTGCATCCTTTTTGGTCTGGGCAGTCTTCATGTAATAGTCCAAGCATCCTGACATGGCATCTAGCGCCTCACCTGCTGTTTTATAGCCGAACCAGAAAGATTCAAATAGTGGCTTGCCGTTGCAATCGGTGACTAAAAAGGTCCATCTAGCGTGCCACTCTCCATCGCTGCGCTTTGTGGAATCCTTCAGTGTTACGCTACAGCCGGGGATTTGTTTTTTCAGTTTCTCAAGAAATTCTTCACTCATGATTCCGTATCCTCTTGGGTTGTGTGCGTGGCGATCACCCTTTTACGCATAGCACCTGCCTAAGGGTGTGTCGAATTTCCACGAGGTCGTCTTGCGCGGCCATCACGGAATCAATGTCTTTATAGGCAGCGGGAGTTTCATCAATAACCCCTTCGTCCTTTCTGCATTCCACGCCTGCCGTGGCGGCAATGTGATCCTCTACGGTAAACCTGCGCTTCGCCTCTCTCCGGCCCATCACGCGACCAGCGCCGTGAGAGCAGGAGCAGAACGATTCGCGGTTGCCTTTACCGGCAACGATGAAGCTTTTGGCGCCCATGCTGCCGGGAATGATCCCTAGCTGACCCTTCCTAGCGGAGACGGCACCCTTGCGGGTCAGCATCACTTCAGCGCCAAAATGACACTCGCGAGCCACATAGTTGTGATGACAGTTTACAGCTTCGCAATCGCAATGAAATGGCTTGGGAACGGCTTTTTTTAAGGCCGTGATGGCCGCCTGCATCATCAGGTAGCGATTTAGCCTGGCATAGTCCTGTGCCCAGTCAACGGCTTCAACGTAATCATCAAACAGCTCGCTTCCTTCTGCCAGGTAGGCAAGGTCGCGGTCGGGCAAGTTGATGAAGTGCCGCTCCATTTCCTTGCGGGCGCGATCAATAAAATAGGTGCCAATGCGGTTGCCGATACCACGGCTACCCGAGTGCAGCATCACCCAGACGCGCTGATCTTCGTCAAGGCAGACCTCAACAAAGTGGTTGCCTCCGCCCAGCGTGCCGGCATGGATCGCGGCGCGGTTAGCGGCTTTTCCGATGGGTGCGTGCTTGGCAACAATGTCGCTCAGGCGCGGCTGGAGCAAAGCCACAGCGTCAAGAGCATAAGCCGGCGGATCCTTGTGGGCGCCCTGATCACCGGGTCCCCCGTCATTAGTCCTGCCATGGGGGATGGCCGCCTCGATTGCGCTGCGCAATGGTCCCAGGTCGTCAGGCAGGTCGTCAGCGGTCAGTGTTGTGCGCTGAGCGCTCATGCCACATCCAATGTCAACGCCAACCGCAGCAGGGATAATTGCACCCTTTGTGGCGATCACCGAGCCAATGGTGGCGCCCATCCCCCAGTGGACATCGGGCATGGCTGCAACGTGGTGGTGAATGAATGGCAGCTCGGCCAGATTGCGAAGTTGCTGCAGCGCCTTGTCCTCAACGGGAACACCTTGAACCCATGCCTTGATGGGGGCTCCAGACGTGGGAAAAAACAGTGGATCCATGATTTGCGTGTGGCGGAGTTGTGGTTATGTATTGAGTGGTGGCAGACTTGCCCCCTATCGCCTTAGCCGAGGTGGCGATCTGTATCAGGTGCTGACAGGAAAAGGTATGGTGTGGCAGCCTTTGCCACCTGGCTGATTCGCTCGACCATCTCTGCTTGATGATCTAGCAGAATGCGAATGAACTCATCTTGTCTAATGCCAGCTCTGACAGCGTTATAGGCAAAGGGATTGTTGAGATAGCGACGCGCCTCGACAGTGTTGATGGTGACGGGCGGCGATTGTTGCTCTTCGGATGGTGCCATGGCTGTCAATGTGTAAATCGGGTTGGTTAAACAGGCAGCTTGCTAATGCAGGCAAACATAGCAGAAAGAAAGACTATGGATCCAAAGAATGTGCCAACGTCAGAATCCAAAGACATTGGAATGCAAACGCAAATTGCCAGGCCAAGGAAGAAAAGAGTAGTCCACAGAAAAGCTACAGCAAAATGGACAAGAAAATCACGAATAGATTGAATCATTTTTAGTGGGTGGTTGGTTGACAGGAGCCCTTGTGTTTTCGGGAAGCGGCCCAGTCCATATAGTGTGAACTTCGTCATACTCTCGATTTAGCCGCTCCGTATCAAGCCAGTAGTCAAGGATCGTTGGATGGGTGTCAGCCCTGATCTCTCGAATCAGGATTGTCTTTTTTGCGACTGGGTAGCGAGCCATTAACCTAGCTATCGGCGTTGAACATGATCAGTCGCGGGTGCTCGTGAGGATGTCCCGGCACGTTGACGAGAATGTTGAACTCAACAGCCCCTTCAACAAGCCCTGGCAGCTCACCCCTGTTTCTCATTTTGACAACTAAGCTCCATACTTCGGTTAACATGATTGATTGATCAACGAAAAACTCGCCATCACTGTAATACTTGCCGCCCTGCTTGAAGTAGGTGAGCTTGACCGCTAATTTGTTTTTGCTTTCTGGTGGCACGTCCGCGCTGGCCGCATTGCGCACATCGCTCGTAAGCAGGAGATCGCATCCGTCATCCGACTTGTTCAGCATCCACGCCTGCTTGGCGGGGTTCGTTGTCCCATCCCCATTGTCAAGCCATACCTCATAATCCTCGCCAGCGTTGTTTTTACTTGGCAGAGAGTTGACAATTCTTTTCAGCTCGTCAACTGTTAGCCCGTTTTCTTTGCTGAATGGCCCGTCCGTGATGCTGATAGCTGCTGACTGAGCTTCGCTGTTTTCTTGGGGTGGCGTCCAACCAAGCGCCATCAAGGCAAGCCTTATCTGTCGATCCTCGGTTTCAACGACCTTCCTGACGGTTTGGCCGATCATGTCTGTGGTTGTTGATTGCACAATTTCCCCGCTTTTGAAAGCCTCCGTCGTAACATGAAAAGATTGGTCTTTGAATGGATTCATTTTCTTGAAATGGTGTAAATTGATTTGCTATGCGCCGGTTTCCGGCATCTCTGAAAGCATTCGATCGGCTACATGTAGGCTCATCTCGGAGTCCCTGATCTGACTGTTCAGTATCAAGATTCTCCGCTTTTGCCTAGCGATGTACGAAATTAGCGCTTCTCGTTTGGTTGGATGTGCAAACCGTTTTCTTGCATCTTTCAGTACAAACTTTTTGCCCATACAATATGGTTGTTTCAGCCAAACACCCTTGGGCGTGTACTTAATGACTCGATACTCAAAGCAACTGAGCCCAACGTCATAACCACAAGACTCGCTCCACTCGTTGTCAAAGATTCCGGTGCTTTCGCGGAATGCAACATAGCGATACCAGTATTCCTCGTTTGTGTTAGCACTCATCGGTGCAGTTCTGCATAGGGGTGGGGGGCTCCAAAAGAAACAAGCATTTCTACTTTTGCCTCGTCAAGTCGCAAAAGAGCTTCTGACCGCTGAAAGTCAATTAAGCCTTCACGGGCGGCTTTCTCCTTTTCCCAGGCTAGGGCGTACTTTGACTTGGCCTGAGCAACTTGGCGAGCTAAGTCAATTAAATCACTCACTGCGTCGGCCTCAGATTTTTCATCTTCTGAGCGCCAAGCAGTGCGAGACGAAAGGAATTCGACAGCGCCAAAGAGCGCAGTATCAAACTCTGCGGCAAGATGGATAGCGGCTGCACGCGCTTCTCTTGGTTCGTGCATTGCATCCGCGTGCCGATTACTGGTTTCGTCACAAATCAGCTTTTGTGTAGCTGCTTCATGCAAGCGTTGCACGAGGCTGGCAACAGCTGCGGGGTGAGGGGCGGACATGGAAGGTAGAGTACAGCGAGAACTTGCCGGTAACGACGACTAGGCGAATGCCGGATGGGCTCCGGCGGGCCGCAGGAGTTAGTAAAAAATCGGTCCTCCTATGTCAAAGGTAACTCCTATCCGATTCATATCTGCTATGGTCAACGCCTCTATCAATCCATTCCTGATCCATACGCCATAAGCACTTATACCAGGACTGGTTTCAAAGTCTCTAATATACTCGGGTAAGCTTAAAAACAGCGCCAATCCTTCGCCAAACCAACGAAGAAGCTCCCTGGGCCGATCCCTGGACTGATCAGCTTTTGTCCAATACTGAATAATTTGGTCAAACACCTCCAGATCACTTTGATTTCTGAAGCTTATTAGACTCCTTGTAACAACAAGTGACTTAAAGGCCGGGTTAATCCAGTTTGGCATTGGGGATTCTGAGTTTTGCATGGTATGGTTGGGGTAAAGGCAGGGGGCGCCCTGAAAATCAGGATCAAGCCAATCCTAACTCTTTTTTGTTAATGGGTCAAGGCTGTTGCAATGGTCCCACTGATCTCAACATGAGAATCAGTCCTTGCTCAGCGGTCGAGGGATGCCCTCCTGTGCAGCGCGATAACCTGCCTGGCCATCTCGATTGTTGGACTGGTATTACAGTCAGTGCCAGAGCTGCACGGGTCGCATTGCAGCCAGAATGGCGACCACCACGGCTTGAACTGGGCTTCGTAGCCAGCCCAGCGATCTGGAACTACCCTGTAGCGAGTTGAAAACAGCTTGAGTTTCATCGTTGTGAATTGCGGGCGGCTGCAATAGCTTCTTGTTTGCGAGCGCGGTACTCTTCAAGGCTTTGACTGCTGAAAGCCAGGCTCTGTTGCTTCTCTGCGCTTAACGGGTGGTGGTCGATCCACTTCGTTATTCGACCACTGGGCGTATTCATTGCATCCACGCATTCAACATGCCTGTCAATCTCGTAGTAAAAACCTGGAACCTGTACCGCAAACGCTTGAACTGGGCTTCCACCCAGATGCGTTAACGTCTTAGTGGCTGATTTGCTGATAATCGGCATACCGAGTGGCCTCCAGGCCCAGCTAGACCCCCTGCTAACTGAGCCAACCCTTGCACTAGAGAAGTTCCAATAACAACACACTCCGTTTTCAATGAAAACTTCCCCGCGATGCGGAACCGCCTTGTATTGACTTTCTGTGTGGAGCACTGCTTCTGGCATTGAAGGAGATGTCATGGTTTTACGAAAGAGAGATTGGAATTGGCGTCGGGCTATTATAAATTTTGTCTAACTACCTTGCCACATTTTTGCAGCGAAGGTGATACCAGTCGTTAACCGAGTCGCGCCCCTATGGCAGGCGCCCAGTTTTAATGATTTCCCATTCGTGTACGTGGCCGTAAATCAACAGCCGAAAAAGTGCGATCATTGATTTTCCTCGGGTGGTGGGGTGAAATCAAGAGTTTGCTGTTTGATCGCTTTCGGCGAGGCGGCTGCTGAGTTCGTACCGGTATCTAAGGTCGTTTACCTCTTGCTGGTTCTGCTTTATCCGACCCCGTAGCACCCTCAATCGAGACTCAATGTCATCAGCGCATTGCACTATGCCATCCCAGTCATAGGAGTCTGCCGCCTGATCGCCTTCGGCGATGCGGCTGCTGAGTTCGCAAAGAGCGTTTACCTCTTGCTGGTCCTGCTCCATCCGACCCAGTAGCAACCTCAATCGAGGCAAAATGTCGTCAGCGCACCGCACTATGCCATCCCAGTCAGAAGAGGCGCTGTTGTGCTGGTCTTGGAGGCGTTGGCGGGCTTTTGCGTAGGATCTATTAGTAGCTTCCTGGATTGCAAATCCAGCCGCCAGCACAGAAGGTATAAATACACAGGCAAATGCGGCTATTTGCACTGGCTTGTTGTCTTGGGCAAGAATTATGACAGAAAAACTGGCTATCATGCCAAAATTGATAAGCAGCAAGCGCTTGTCTAAAAAATCATACAGCTTGTCTTTCATTGGTTTTCCTCGGGTGGAATAGTAGATTTGCCTAGCACGAACGGTGTCAGCCATTCGATTACACCCTCTTCGCAGAGGGCCTTGAAAAAGTCTGGGTGGTTGTCGAAGAGTGACTTTTCTTTTGGTGTGCAAAACACAAAGCTGGTCTTGCCTTTTGCATACGCTTCAGCGCAAAGCGTGACCAACAACATTCCGATGGTGATAGCCTCGGCCCATGTTTCTTTGCCTAACAGCACTGCCGCCCGGACCATAGCTTTTTTGTGTTCATCGGAAAAGCAAAGCTGATGCGGAAACCTGTCTTTGATCATGGTTGCACCTCTACCATTCCATCTCGGCAAATAATTAACGTCTCTGTATTTGGCCAAGCGAGGTCTATGATTTTCTGCCTCTCCCTTTCCGCTAGTTGTTCGTATCGGTGTTCACTGCTTGCTACTGGTGAATACCATTGAATGGTGGCACCATTTTTCAGTTTAACGTAAAAGCGGCAGTAAAGCTTTTCACTTTTTTCAGTGCGTTCCCTTACTGAGTACATAGTGTCGCCCGAGACTTCGACACTAACGGAAGAGATGAGCGCTATCTCTTCTACTGGGAAACGATGACCGTTGATGTCGATAATTTTTGTCATTGATTTAATTAACGAGCAAGTCAGAAAGGGCAATTGCCCAAAAGTTCATACACTTCCAGGAAATAGTCCTCGTCGAGATCCTCGTATGTGACCGAGATTGATTTGGACGTGTAATCGACGGTAACAGAAATCTTGTGATTGGCCTCCGTGTTTGAGAATATGTCGCCCAGCAGACTGAGCATTGCATCTGAAACACTCATTGCTGCGCCTCCAGTTCCTTAAGGCGTTTAAGGGCGGCGAATAGCGCGTCGTAGTGGCACTGCTTAATACAAGGCATTGACCGCAGCGCTTCCATCCCTTGCTCAGCTAGTGACGTTGATCTCGAACCATGCTCTTGTCTTAGTCCGGCAATAACTGCATGAAGTTTGCGACGGATCATCGTGTGATTGGATGACAGCCAGCCAGGCGGCGTCACGAAATTCGCGACATCCTCAAGACACATCGCAACAATGTGAGCGATTGCCGCCTCAAGCGATGCGTGGCTTGTCTCGATTGTGATAGGCAACGTGCAGTCATCCATCGCAATGCTTATTTTGCAAAACGGATGCAAAGCTTTTATGATTTTACTGACATCAAGATTCATCGAGAAGTGGCCGGGTCTGTTCATGGTGCTGAAATTCATTGCTGTGCCTCCAGTTCGCGGGCGGAGAATTGGGCCACGACTTGGCCGGCGGCATGACGCCGACGCCTGGCGTGATTAGCGCATATCCGGCGAGCATCCTCAAGGGTGCTGCTGGTGTTGGTGCTCTTGAACTCCAGATCGCACTCCATCCATACCAGCGACCACCACGGCCTGTATTCAGCCGTGAATCCCAGGTATTGATCCCGCACCACGCGGTAACGGGTCGGGGGGAACCTGAGTTTCATTGCTGTGCCTCCAGTTCTTTAAGGCGTTCAAGGGCGGCGCGGATGTCCTCCTGCTCAGCAACGCTGAGAGTGCGAAAGTGCGATGGGCCTAGCGCCTTCAGCCCCTGCTCTGCCAGCGACGGCGGCTTGGGGCTCATGGCAGCGCGGAGCTTGTTGGATAGGCCCATTCCATCTTCATCGTCAAAGCCAGCGTGCCCATCAGCATTGGCCACCCAGTTACAGCACGCCTCCACGCCCCGGTCAAAGCCCCACTGGGCGCAGGCATTTGCAAAAGCAGGGTAGGGGAGCGCTTCACCGTGAGTCTGTTCCCACAGCTCGTTCAGTACGCCAGATGGCACGTACACGCGATAATCAGCCATTGTTCTTCTCGTAGTATTTAGCGGCATCTACCCAGCTTCGTATCATAAGCTTGTCAATTTCACACAAGTCACGTTCGCCACTCCAAATTCCTTCCCAGTGTTTACAACCTCCTGCTTTCTCCCAGTCGAAGGAGCTGGGAAGCGCAGAAAGGTTGCCTTCAAGCACGAGGGCTGCTTGGGCCTCATCGAAATCAATCGCCTTCAAGAACTCCTTGCTCACTGAGGGCTTCGGAGCCCCTTGGTCTTCGCTGCTATCGGAAACGGGGTCTCCTGCGGCGTAAAACTTTGCAAGCCCCTCTTCGCAAGTAGTGAGCCGCTCGTAGCACCATTCCAGTGCCTCCAAAAGCTCGGGAGCGCTCAGCACCTCAGCTGGCCGCCCTTTCCAGAACAGCCGCTTAAACGTTTTTTGCTGCAAAACCATTTGTAAGCGGGGATACCGTAAGGTTCGGGTCAATGCTAAGCCTTTTTTGTCAAGGAGTCAAGGCTTTGGGTTGGGTCTCAGTGATCTCAACGCAAGAATGGGGGGACGTTGACCGGGGCGGGCTTTCAAGGTAGCATTGTCAGGTCGTATATCGCCTCCAACCATGGCGTCAACGCTTTCCACCATCCAAAACGACCTTTCGCTTCCCGAGGATTGCCAAGCCCTCCTGAAAGAGGCGATGAAAGACTTTGAAAGGTCCGAGCACGAGCGGGCTAAGAAGATCATCCAAGGGCGTCTTCTTGAAATCAAGCGCATGGAAGCGTGCATTGAAAGGGCGAAAGCCGATCTTGCAAAACTGCTCAACCGCAGCGTTGATGAAATTCTGATGCTTGAAGACTGATGGGATCCATCTGGGGTAGAGGCACTCTTTTTAGCGATGGCAAGCAGCTTGCGGTTGCATGGCCGGAGCTTGAGAGCATGTTTATGTTCTCTGAGTTCCACGTAAACAACCTTGAACTAAGTGTTGACTACTATGATGTGACCAGGGTGGCTTTCGGCTCTACGGAAAGTGTCGCTGTCCGTGAAACCTGCAACATCAGTGTTGTTGCTGGTCGTCCAAAGCGGATTCCGCTAGACGAGGGAATGAAGCTGTTTCGCAGCGTTGATTCCATGTCCGTAAGTGATCTGCTTGCAGCCGCCTATCAAAAAATGGATGCTAGGTCAAGCCAAGACACTAAGATCGACTAACTCACCTACTGAATTCCATGAAATCTTTCAAAGTCTTTTTAGGGGTGCTGCGAGAAGTCCTGCCCTACCTTGGCTTTTTTGTCGCTCTGATAGCCCTCGTTGTCGCGGTTGCTGCTCCCCTGGCCTGGCTGCAAGCCAGTCAAGAGGCTGCCGCCTTCAACCGCTTCACCACTGGCCCCAAGGCTACAGCTTGGGATGCTCTGTGGGTTGAGCTGCGCGTGGAGGCTCAGCGATGAGCAGCGCCAACGAATGGATCACAGACCGGCTGCCGACAGAGGCGGATGGAGACCGGGATGGGGATGTGTGGATTAGGCACGTGTCAAGCTCCGAGCACAACTTCCTCGCCCACTGGAGCCATGTCGGCCCTGGTGCCCCGTGGCAGCGCACCATCTACTGGAAGCCACCCACCGAGCCCACCCCCACCGAATCCACCCCCACCGAACCCGACCGCATCGCCGCGCTGGAGCAACAACTAAAGGAACACATCAGAGCGCAGTCCGTGCTGGCAGCCGCCCTGGTTAAGCGACTGGAAGCGCTGGAGGGCCTTTCGCCCGATGGCGCTATTCCCGAGTGTGGGCGTGGTGTTCCGGGTGGCATCGCCGCGCTGGAGCAGCAGTTGAGGGAACTGGAAACGCTGTTCTGGGCTCACAAGCACGTTGCTCAGCCGGTCTCCATCCCCAGTAATTCTGCCCCGGAGGCACAGTCATGACCCCCAGCAAATGGATTGCAGACCGCCCACCGACTGAGGCGGATGGAGATCACATCGGGTCGGTGCATGTGAAGATACACCCTCGCGGCGGCAGCTTCTGCCGTATTTACTGGAGCTACGTCGCTGCCGGCGCACCATGGCAGCACACCAGCCACTGGCAGCCACCTGCTGAGCAGCCCGACCGCATCGCCGCGCTGGAGCAGCGAGTGGCGAAGTTGGAGGCGTTTCAGCGGGCACTGACGCAGCCCTCCCCCACCCGTCAATCACTAGGGCTTTGACCATGCAACAGATTCACCACTATCACTACTGCGCAAGGTGCGACCAAAAAGACGGTTCTACTGTGTTAACAGACGGAATCGTTCGTTCTTTTCACCCAGTCAATCATCCAGAGTTTTACTCTTCAATACGAAAGGTGATTGCCATTGGCTTGGGTCCAGATGTGCGATGGGACAAAGACCTAACCGTGACATCCCTTTCTCTTGTTGGAACCTCCTTTGGGCCATGACTGAATCCATCCAACCGTTCATTGCCGAGTCCTACTCAATTTGCCAAGGTCTTGGCAGTACGCCTAGCTCCTGGGGTGCTTGGGCGTCTAGCGGCAATTGCACATCTCCGTTGTTTTACATTCGACGCCCGAAGTGGATCAAAGATGACGCCTGCTGGAAAAAAATTGTCGAGTCAATCAAAATTACACTTTTGGCTGGAACCGAAATCAAATGACTACTCGCTTAATCCAGGTAGAAGGGCAGTACCTCCCGGTTGGCGAGGTTCTGTCCATTTCAGAAACAAAAACCCAAGACACAGGAACGGAGGTTGAACACTATTTTCATGTTTATATGAGAGATGGCAGCCGCTTCCGTTGTAGAACGGCCTCTGCGTCCTCCCGCTACCCAGAACCACGGGAAACCTACAAGAGGGGCATTGAAGCCGAAAGGCAAAAGCTGATTGAATTTATTTGGCCAGAGGCCGAAATCCACATCCTTAAGAGGGTTATTAAATGAATGCCGAAGATCGCAAGCTGGTAAAGGAGCTGGCCGACGCCCTTGAAATGTGGCGAAATTTTATTTACAAGGATTCCCTGCTGGTTGACTGGGGCGAGAAACTTCTCAAAAAACCCATCCAAGCGCAAAGTGCATTGGTCGAAGCCGCTCGTGCAAGGCTGGCTCAGTCCGAACAGTGTGACAGAGAGTCGGTCATCGCCAGAATGATTGTACTTTCCGACGAAGTGGAAAGACATGGCCTTGGTGATGTCTTGGTTGAACATGCGACTGGTCGCTGGGGCCGGCCATCGGAGGCCGAAGCCAAAAAGACTCGCGTACAGCTAGCCGAGCCAAAGCAGACGACCTGCAACAATGCAAGCCTTCAGGAATTGCGGGGGATGCTTGAGCGGATAATTTTCGTTGGCGCGTACTCGTCGCCCCAGGTTAGCCACGTCAGACTGGCGGATCGGCTAATGAAAGCTATCGAGGCATGGCAGCAAAAGCATTCAGGTACGCAACAATGAGCAGGGCAGACCTGGGTTTAATCGAAGAGCTTGTTGCCATTGCCGACGCAATGAAAATCGGCAAGCCGCTGCTTTCTTCGCAGGGGCAGGCGATGGATGGATTTACTGCCCTTGCCCATTTTGTGGCATTGGCTGAAAAAGCTCGCTCTCAATTAACTGGGCCAAGCCAGGCTGTGCCAACGATTATGCAGATTATCCAGCTTGCCGAAGAAGTGGAGCGGCGGGAGCTTGGCCGGGTTGACTTGGTTCGTCGGGCACTTGCTAAATGGGGCCGTCTATCGCTTAGGCCATTTCTCTTCTCGGTTCATGCGCCCACCGAAGGTGACGCACACTTAGAGGGGAAGTGGACATGGGCCTCAGGGCCAGAAAACGATTGGGTCAAGATTAGCTGGCGTACGGACTGGAAGAATTCTTCATGGTTGTGCGTATGGCTGCCGTACTGGTGTCTTCCTGATCCCGAGGATTCCGTCAACGAGGCACTCTCTCGATGAACAGCAATGAACTAACTGGGCGCACAACCCTTCAGATTGAGCGCTCTCCACCTGGCGCTACTTACGTGTGGCCGAATGCAAACTTTAATTATCCAGTTCGATTGTCTCGCCAACTGAACAGAACTGATCTCAAGTTTGTTCCGGCGTCTTGGATCCGCCGAGAAAGTTTTGCTGGTCGCCGCTCTCTTGACATTGCCATAGATCACCACGTTAGGCTTAGCAGCGAACAGTTGGAGCTTTTGCGCACTCAAGAGGGACTTGGCAGAATCAAAGTCCACCGATTTACTGAAACATGACTTCTCGTGTTCTTGACCTTCTGAAGCGCCTCCGCTCTCGCGGTGGTGACGTTGCCGTTGCCATGGAGCCTGATGACGATCACGACCTGTTCTCGTCGCCCCCGCCACCTCGATCTATCCGCCCTCACTGGCTTGGCTACAGGTCCTCTCCACAGCGTCACGGGTACGCCAAGCCGGAAGGCCCCGGAGACCTAAGCCCTGAGGGCCTGTGCTGGTGGTGGGCGCTGATTGATGCTGCGGGGTCGGATCCTTCTACGTGGGGCTACGGCTGGAAGCTTGGCCGCCCCGAGGATCACCCTGGCGCCGACGCGCTCTGGCTTCCGTACTGTGCCATGGCAGATCCGGGCTCCACGTCTTGAGCGGTCGCAGCCGTGTTACGATCGGCTCAGGTAAAGAGGGAGGGGGTGGCACTGCTGCTCCCTCTTTTTTCTTGTTAAACTCGAATACAAAGGTTTGACACTAAGGTTTCAGCTTTCGCTACAGTTTCTTCGGCTGGCTTCGCGGCCACTCAACACCCCCTGTCTTTTTTGGTCACGATGTCTGTTCTTCACAGGATCTCGCTCCCTTCCAGACGGTCAAACCTGTTACCGATTCCCAGTCCACTGGGGGAATGGGAGTGCTGCGCCGACGAGGTGCATAGCTTTTATGAGCCGATGGTACAGACGACTTTGGCCATCGACGCCGATCATACGCTCCATCTGTTTTGCGAGGCAGATCAGGTAGATGCGGCCATTGAGGTTCTTAGGTTGAAGCTGGCTGAGCAGTCTAGCAATTGACGGTAGTTACAAGAAAGACCCGAGGCCGAAGCTCCGGGTCTTTCTGTGATCCTTCGCGCTTGCCGAATGGGTCGAGGGCGCAACTGTGGATCAACCAGTTCAGGGGTGATCAATCCCTGGCCTGCAAACACAGGGCTTTACCCGATGCAGAAACTGGAGACTTCCGGTCTGTGCAGAGCGGGAACACAACCCGGAGATTCCTACTATCGCGTCTAGCGCGGATTCAGAACCAAAGAGAGGGTTGTGGGCGAGGGTGGGTAGCCCGAAAGTGGCAATTTGAAATTACCGGACAGGCATCCACCCCCATTTCCGACGTTTGCTAGGTTTTCCGGTTGCAACGTTGGCCAACTCCCCGGAAACCGCCTTGCTACGAGAGCTAGGTCTTTGTTGCGGCCTACGGCCCGATGGGGGCGGGCTTTCAGTCGCAACAGAAGCGTATCACGGATTGCGGGAGAAGAACACCCTCCCCCAGGTGCCTTCTTCCTGATCCGAGTTGAACCAGCGGATTCGACCAATGCAGCCCTTTTCCGGGTGAAACGCAAGCCACCATGGTCTGTCTCGGTCTGGATTGTGACTGATGACTCTTTGCGCCTCGCTTCTATTTGATGTCTGAAGCGTGAAACTTAATAGCTTGCCAATCAAGATCTTTTCTCCTTTCTTGTTTTTGAAATAGAGGGATGCGTTCATTTTGTGCTGTGATTTTGTTGATTGTCCTTGGTGGACAAGGTGACAAAGCCCGGAATCCACAGCTGAGGCAGGTAGCACTCATGCTCAGAATCCCACAGCATTGACAGCTCGTGAGAGTTGTAACTGTCGAATCCCATCAAAACATTGATGAATTTTAGTTGATCTGTCTCTGGGACGGCGGAGGCAAATTCACCAAGTAGCTCAAGTACGTTCCCGTTCGACCGTATCTTGCCGTATTGATGCAGGCGCCCCCTCAGCTCTGTGGAGATTTGCCTGGCCTGCTTTTCTGTAATCCTTGGCGGCACAGAAACTTGTAGCCAGGCTGGAACCGAAAGCAATCCGTTGTAGCACTCCCAAAAATCACTAGGCCCCCAGATCATGCGATCTATGGTCTGGATGTGCCTTGCTTGCATCAGGCGCTGCTCCAGCTCCCTGTCTTCAGGGTTATCCCAGTCCTTTGCATGAATCCGGCGATTCTGCTCCCAGAGTTGCCAGAAGACCTTTTGCCGAAGTTCACCAGCGGTGCCCTGTTCGATAACTGAAAGGTTGCCGTAGCTGATAGCTGAAGATTCGTTGCCGGTTGCTTTTGCCCAGTTGCAGTAGGTGTACTGAGTCCAACCATTAGCCAAGCGCCAGTTGCGCAGCATTCTTCCAAATGCTTTGCGGCAGCTTAGTAGGCCGCCCTGCGCCTCTTTGTAGGTTTTTGGTAATACCATAAAAGTCATTGACGAGCCAGGAAAAAGAACCCAGAGCAAGCTAAAACAAGAAAAATCAAGCCTGGTACACCTCCAAGCATGTAGACTGGATAAATAACGCAAACGGCTGCGAGCAAGATGAAGCCAATGCACGCTAAGATTGCTGCACACATTGCGACCAACTTAAATACCTTAAAAAGCATCAAGCCAAATGCCTTAAAAAGCATTAAGCCGTTTCCAGTGAATTTAACTCTCATGGTAGCTGTTGGCGATTTGGCGTTTTGCCATGGCTATGATACTTTTGCTATGTCTTGCGGTCAACACTTCTACGGTGTTGAACCTTGGACTCGACCTGAGACCTCCCATGGCAACGCAGTTCGATACAAGCCGGCTCAAGGATCGGGTCTTCCGCCAGCGGCACAGCGGCCCGGAGCGGATGCTTCAGGTGATCGCCGCAGAGATCCTTGAGCGACACCACCGGGCCTCTGCCCGCGAGATCGCCCACCTCCTGCTCGATGCTGCTGGCTTGGAGATGGAGCCTTGATCAAGCTGCCCGATCACATTGCCCGCTGCCCAGGGATCCCGCTGGACGAGGAAGGGACGGAATGGCACGACGACTGTGAAAACTGCCTGCGCAGACTGGCCGCACCCAGTAAGTTCAAAATGCAGCCGCCCAGGATTATTGCTTTTTTCTGCGAATTTGTAATTGAGGTTTAGGGGCTGCACAGCTTTTGTCAATCACGCTGCCGCCAGTCCTCAGGCTTGTCTCGCCTGAAAAAGTCTGCAATATCTTCCGGCGAATTGAAACCCCTGACTCCCTCGGGCTTTTCTGGATCTCCAATGTCAAGCCTGTTCAGGAAATCATCCACACCACCTTCTTTCATTTCGGAGTTTTGCTGTCTGCGGATCGCCTGCCGCAACATCCCGGCTGCAGTGGTATTCGCCTCGGCAAGCTTTGTCGCCCAGATACGCTCCTGAAGTGTAACGGGCATGTTGCTTGCGATCTGCTCGCAGATAGCGTGCATCCTTAGCCGGTAGGAAGTCGAGAGCATCTGAGTGTCCCTTTGGATAGATGATAGGCGCTCGGTCAAGAGGTCAGCCTAGCTTGATCCTGCCAAAAGCTGCCTCTTTACTTTTTCTTTTGCATTCTTCAATGGCCTGTGTAAAAGCCTCGCAGTGCCTTGGATTTTTAAGGTTGACAACCAGTATTCCATGTGCTTCAGCAATCCGTATTGCTTGGCCAGTGCCGCCACTTGCTTTTCCGTCTGGCGTCCAGCAAATTATCAAATCCGCTGGAGTTTCAAGATCGGGTCCCAGTACCTGAAAAGCGTTACGAGCCATCAGCCGCCTACCAAAAGAGGAAAGCGCTGCTGGATTTGGATGGTATTCATCAACTGTTGCAAGTGCTGCCTTGAATGCTGGTAATGTGCTTGCATCAATGCAGCCACCCTGACCCGCAGCATTGTCACTGAACAGTCCACTAGGTAGATAAATACATTTATTTTTGCTTGATTTGACTCCGCGCTGAAAAGCTGCATCCATGCCTGGGGCGCCGCCACTGCGAAGCCTCCAACCACCATTTTCCATTGCGCTGGCGATCAAGCGTGCAAGCTTTAAGGCATCAGGTGGAGCCTTTCTTGAGCCGATGCCAGCGTATATTTTGCTCATTGCGCACTTAGTTTTCTGGAGTCGCCAAGCAGCTGTCATGCGACCTGTCCCGTGCTTCTTGCCTCAACTCTTGAAATCTTTGGTTGCCGATTTCCTTGGTGACTAGCTCCATGAAAATTCCAAGCTCTTGTTTCCTAGGAGAAATTGCACTGTTAATAGCTCCGTCAATCACCTTGGCGGACTCGCTCTCTGGCGTGTCATTTTCAATAAGTTTTTGCCGAAGCTCCTCCAGTAGTTCAGGCGTTTTTGAGATAAATCGAAGCCCCTTCTCTTCTTGCAGGCCGTACATGAAGGCTTTTACAGCCTTGTATTTATAGGTTACACGCTTTAGCCAAAGCTTGTCCACCCGCTCACCATTCTTAATCTTTTCGTGAGCCTCCGCTTTTACAAGACTGACTGAAACTATTGTATTCCGGCTTTCGGAAATCAAGAAGTCAATATCTTTGTCAGATAGCTCACTAACATCTGCAAGATCGTAGAGCTTTTGACGCAGATTGCTGAAAAACCTGATTTCACGTCCGACTGCTTTGTAAGCTGGGTCTGGCACAGTTTTTGAAGCTTGTTCCATGGATTTAGCTTTTTGTATTTGTGTTATCTCAGTCGCTGACTAAGCGCGAGATTTTTGAGAGAGAGGTCTTGCCATTTGCCATTGATGTGCTTGACCTCGTATTCGCCGGGGTCTTTGCCATGACCCATGAGCCACGCAATTCGACTGGCGGCATAAAGCTTACCATCAATTTTGAGCACCTTGCACTTCCTGCCAATGCTCGTGGCTTTTCGACCGGGCGGTAGGCTGTCCCACCGGCCATGCGGCACCTTCCAGGTAATCTCTCCACTAACGGGATCGTAGTGATAGCTTTCTAGCAGGTAGTCGTAGCTCGGAAGGTCAAGGTATCTCATTAACAAGCTAGCCGCTAGTCAAAGCTTAGGCTCCCATCGAGGCGGATCCGTACCGGGGACTATCGCAAATTTTTTCTTTGCGGCAAACGGCATAAGACGTGCCTTGGTCTCTTCAAGCTCTTCTCTTGTGCCTGTTGCCATTGGTTCCCATGTTGGCCGGGGAGAGGGGAGGGTGCAGCTAAGCCAAAGACTGTACTCGTCTGAGCGATCAAGAGTTGCTGGCATTTTCAGGCTCCGATAAGCTTGATTTTCGTTTCCGTTGGTTTGTGATACCAAAAGCCACCGGCCTTGCGATGGTCATCAAGAACATGAAACTTGATACCACCGGACAGTATGGCATAGTTGCCGATTCGGCTTTTTACCGTTTCCATTACTTCAGGCTCACCCTCAGCCTGTGTCATTACAAAATCTTCTGGTTGAAAGATGGGTCGTTTTTCCATGGTTTAACCTTCTTGAATTTGCTCACGCTCAAAGCCGACTGCCCATGGATTTCCATGTCCGACGACTTCGCAAAGAATACCAAAAACAAGAAGCCCTGTCTCCTTTTTTAGCGGATAGCCGTATGAGCAGAGGTTTGCAAATGCCGACGTACCCAACCTTATCTTCGTGATTCTCATCTGCATTTTTTGGCAGAACTCAATCTCCTCAAGAAGGAAATTTTTGACATCAAACTCACCCATACAGTAATTGCCGCTTTGGTGGAGCGTACCAACCATAGCGGCGTCCCTCAGGTTTTGTCAATAGATTTGAGTTTGATGATGTCGTGCTCTCTGGTAAACCGGAGCCTGTTCTTCTGGTCGAGTCTTTGCTAAGGTTGAGTCACCTGCTCAACCCGTACCGCGAATTGCCTGATGAAAGACAGCCCGCCCGCCTCAAGAGACAGGGCCGAAGTCATGTTTCTGTCTAGGTTTGCCTCCGGTGACAGCTGCCATGTCGAGCGAATTTGTAGCCGCGTGAACTTTGTTCTCAGCAAGCAGGGCGGCTCGGCTGAAGTCTTTTCAGCTCTTTGGAGTTTTGATCACTGGAATCCATTTTACTGGATTCCCCGTCCACCTGTTATTCCGTGCTCCCTTTTGCAACTTGTAGAGCGTCGTATGAAAGGTGTTATGCCATGGCAGTGAAACCATACCGTTGCACAGTCATCTCCTGGGATGTTAATCACAACTGCTTGGGGCGAGCACATCTAATTGCCCAGACAGCTCAAAAGCTCTACTCACATGTCGATCTTATTGGCTTTGGCTTTACTCATATTTCGGATACGGTGTGGCAGCCGCTCGGAGAGGCTTCTGTTACGTCACTGCCTGAGCCAAAAAACACAGAAGATTTAATTCGCATTTGTAGTCGAGTATCAAGCAAAATACAGACCGACCTAGTTATCGCTTGCAAGGCTAGACTACCTTCTTTGCTGCTTGGCTATTGCATCAAGCGCAAGACGGGCTCTCGCCTAATTGTTGACATTGATGACTACGAACCATCTTTTGTTGCAGGCGCTCCAGAGTCGAAACTTTTTAAGCGCATGACAGCGCTTGAGCTACTGCAAGAGCTGCCGAAGCATATAGAAGAACCTCCGTACTCACCTTTTTGGACCGTGGTTGCACAGGAAGTGATTTCCTGCGCCGATGGAATTACTACTTGCGATACCCCATTGCAATCAATGTATGGAGGCGAGGTAATACCGCATTTGCGCGATCCAAATCTTTTTGCGGAACCCCCAAAGCCCCTGCCTAGTGAACTTGAGGAGGCTCGCAAGAAAAACGGTTCAATTGTAATGTTTCTTGGGACGCCGAATCGACACAAGGGAGTCGTTGAGATCGCAAAAGCCTGCCAACAAATTGAGGGAGTTGCCCCAGTTTATATTGGAACTATTGCCGACAGGGGAGTTGAGAATGATATTACAAGATCATGCCAAAAAGCTGTTTTAATAGAGAGCCTGTCTTTTGACCTAGTGCCGTCTTGCGTAAGGCAAGCTGATCTAGTGGTTTTGCTTCAAAACGTTAAATCTGTAGCAAGTGCCTACCAGTTGCCAGCGAAAGCCTCTGATGCGTTGGCCGCTGGCGTTCAAATTGTAGCCTCGCGCACAGAACCTATGGCAATGCTTGTTGACATGGGTTTCAAGGGGATTACTCTGATTGAGTCCGCCGATGACTTAACCCCTGCAATCAAGGCGACAATTGGCAGCCCCTTAAGCAAGGCCGACAAAGAGTACAACCTTAAACTTTTCGCTAAAACGCTTTCATTTGATGCTGGCGCGGAAACCATGAAAAAACTGTTGTTACCACCAGTTAAGCACAGCGTTAGTGGGATTCTGGATGCCCTGCTAAATTTCAAAAAAAATTCAAGAAAAAAGATTGTTGTCGTTTTCTGGAAACAAAACGACTTCGGCGTTTTTGGTCGAAGAGTCGATATGGTAGTAAAGTATCTAGCATCCAGAAGCGACATATCTCGTGTGATCGTCATCGAGAAACCTGTTTCAACTCTTGATCTTAAGCGCTACAAAAACAGTTCAAATTCTCATTTTAGGCTAATCTATAAATTTATCCAAAAAAAACGAGCCGGTCTATTAGATACTGACAAGATTTCGGTCTGGACCCCATTGATGCCACCTGGGCTGGACTTGGCTCAGCAAAAAGATTTTATACTAAAATACTGTAAGGATGCTTTGCAAGAGGCTCTTGTGGATTTGCCTGGCTCCTTCGTTGGTGCCTGGGTTTACCCTCATTTTCGTAATGCCGTCGAAATACTGGATAGTCTGCCTTTTGATCATGTCGTGGCTGACATCGTAGACGACCATAGAGCCTGGCCCGGCACAAGTGAAGAAAAGAAGAGGGAACTTACAGAGCAGTATGCGCAAGTCCTTGGAAAAAGTGATTGCAGTGTTTACAACTGCAAGCCTGCAATGAATTCCATTGGCAAGCTGTCAAGCAAGCCGACTCACCTTGTTCCGAATGGAGTTGATGTTGACCTTATCTATAAGGGTGGCCCTAAGGTAGAGGAGTTGAGGGAGTCCTTGGTTTCACCGGGGAACTGGCGCTACATAATTGGTTATACCGGAAATCTCGAAAGTAAAATCAACTGGCCACTTGTCGAACACGTAGCCGACAAAAACAAAGATGCCTTGGTGCTAATGATTGGCAGCACTCACATGGCGGAAAATCTGCCACAAAGGCCAAACATTAAATACATTGGCCCCGTTTCCTACATGCACCTGAAGCTGTATTTGCAGGTTTTCGATGTTGCCATTATACCACACATAACAAATGATCTAACAGAAAACATGAATCCTCTTAAGAGCTATGTTTATGCGACACTTGGTATTCCAATAGTGGCAACAAATTGTCCGAATATGCCGCAATTGCCGCAGATTCGCATGGTTGGCCAACATGCTAGATTCGCAAAGCATGTTAGATCGGCTATAGTAAAAGATCAAAATCTTTCCGCAGAGGAGATACATGCAATAATGAAGGCCCACTCCTGGGAAAGTAGACTCAAGGATCTTGCTGATTCATTCTACAAATAATCTTGCTCAGTCTTGTTAGAATGCGAGCCATTAGAGGCTTTTGCTGTCCAAGTCCAGCGCTAAGCGTACTTATTCTTTTTCTCTTGTTAACGATGACTGTTTGGATTAACAATCGCAAGCCAGACAAGGTTGATGGCGATATTCATGGCATGGTTTTATGGGGCAAACAAGATGGACTTTTGATGGATTGGCGAGGTGTAAGGGCTGGCGAATACTGGGCTCATTCTTCGGCCTGGCAGCAGTCAGCTAGATTGCTAGATGCAAGCCAGGGGAATCATGCCTGAAAGGCCAGATTATGTTCAGTGCATAGAGAACCGCTCTACAGGAAACTCTTGGTGCGAGGATTCATCCTACGTGGGTCCGCGCTTCGCAGATGCTTCCGAAGCGCTTGAGGCGCTGGAGCCGGAGAGCCCGCTGCTGCCCTGCAGCCGCTGCCTGGGCGCCATCTTTGGCCGCCTGGTTCAGATCACCCCGCAGGCCCCGGTGGACCTCACTGAGGAGCTTGTGAGCAGCCTGCGGGGTGATGCCCCGGTCTACCGGGATGCCGGTGTCAGGCGGGAGATGTGGCTGATCAAGGAGGCGTTTGCTCGGGGCAAGGCCCGTGGCATCTGGGAGGCCCAAAGCAATGCCTAATCGACGACCCATGCTTGAAGAAATCGCAATTGAATCTTTCTGTCCGAATCCCTGCGAACAAGCTTGCGAAGCCTGTCTTGATAAAAGTCGGGCGATTCTAAAAAGGATCGGCACTGAGGCCAGGCTAAACAATTTTGTTTTTACTGGTCAATGGCTTGACCGTATTGCAAATCCACCAAAGTCCTAGACATGCTTCTTTCTGCTTCGGATGGCCCGGTGCCCCCGGTGTCGCTTTTTGATGCTGATGGTGTCGAGATCAGGCACTGTATGGAAATTGACACTGAAACCGGGATTGGCATTCAATCCCCGCATTTTACGGATGAACCCCCGATCGCAGTCCCTGTCTCAATTGATTTTGCAGATGGGAATATCAATCGCGTCTTGTGTCGGTGGAAAGCGCCGATTGAGGTTCGGTCTCCATCTGGTGTCAAGATTGGCTCCCCTCTTGAGCTGTTGGCGTTTGGGAGGTTTCACAACCTGAAACTTAGAATTGACGGGAAAGGTCGCGCCATGTCGGAAAAACACAAAAAAGCTTTTGAGAAGCTGCAGAGAAGGCTTGACTATGTTAATGACAGTGTGAAGATTGCACTTTATGAGTTGCAGAACTTCACTGTCTTACCTCCAGACGATTACGAGACTCTGTGAGACTGTAAAAGGGTTGCAAAGGGTCCGTGGATCTGTTATCTTGGCCTTGCCTAAACATTTAACATCGCGCCATGATTGACACAGGCGGCCCTCGGCCAAACACGGATGAACTTCTCAAGGGTCTGAGAAAGCAAAAAAGTACCAAAGTTGCTATTACGGCAGCTGCTGGCTGGTCCTCCATTATCGCCTTGCTTGCGCTATTTGGTGGCGTGGTTCTGCAAAACAGAACTCTAGCCCTTTCTTCTTTGTGCTGGCTGTCTAGTGGCGCTCTTGCGGTAGCGGCATCAAAAGAGACGGAGGAACGAAACGAGATCGAAAGGAGAATCGAATTTTTGCTGAGAGCATCTGCGCTCAAGAAAGAGGTTGACGCTGTTGCTGGCATGTCTAGTGCTGGCAGGATCGGCCTTAACTGAAGATCGCAATGGAGCCCTTATCTCTTTCGACTTCTCAAAGGTTTGAAATCGAAAGGATGGGTAGAGCGATTGATCAGGTTTCAGACATTGCAGAGCTTCGGGGTCTGTGCAAGCAGCTCCTGCAAGCCTGGATGTCTCAAAAAGCTGCAACAGCCTGGGTTATGCGACAACAGCCATCAGCACCGCCAACGATTAGAATCAGGGATGACCAACCATGGCAGACTACTGGATCACGGTCCAGATTGACCCTCAGCGAACTCGTGACATTCGTGTAGATGCGAATAGTTACATGGAGTTCGTAAGGGGAACAAGGGAAAAACGCTACAAAGTGATAGCCGTCAGACCCTGCAACAAAGACCACTCACCCACCAACTAAAAATCAATGCAAGCCTTTAGAGTTGATCCCATCGAGCAACAGCCCTTTATTGTTATCGCAGAAGAGGGTCAAGACTTTTCTGATCTCGTCAGGAATCCCTTGTGCTTTTCTCCAGCCAACTTCAGAATCAAAGAAGTTTCCGTAGGGCAGCTAAACAGGGAGGGCGACCACCTAAAGATTCTCCTTGCTGGCGAAAACGCCAACCTCAAGGAAATTACAAAAAGTCACGCCCTTGACATTGTGGCCTCAAGTAACCAAGACGACGGCGACTACCTTGAGGGTTGCGTAGCTGGCCTTGTTGAAGCGATGCAAGAGCTTGGAATGGCCGCACCTGTATCCATTCAACTTGAGGACCAGGGGGAGGCATTAAAGATGCTTTCTGTTTTTGCCGAAAAGCTCAAAGCTGAAAGCTTTCACACCATTAAGGAGATGATTGAGCGAGGCAGGCTTGATCACATAACTGTCAGCGGAGTTGATTTCTACTGGGAGTTCGATGGGCCGATTCCGATCACATCCGCTTTGCGTAAGCTTCTTTTTGCCGCCTAACAAGCCTCCTATATTAAGGTAGCTTTCTCGGAGTCCTTAGCCCTAGCGATGCTGGGGCTTTGTATTTTATTGCTATCTTTGATCCCGAGGGTTTACATGAGAAGCCTGTCAGATGAAATTGTTTACAGGATTTTGACGGAGACGTGCAACAACTCTGAAATGGCAAGGAGGGTTGGCACTACAAGGCAAACGGTTCAGCAGATAAGGACTGGAAAAATCTATTCAAGTCTTTTTCCAGAAATACCCAGAAATACAGGCACTGGTAACATGAGTTGCTATAAGTGTTATCACAGAAGGAAAAATGTTTCGGAAGGGGATCCGAATCCATGCTCCTTTGATTTTCCAGAGCCACTTATAGTTGGAGTTTTTTATGCCAGGGAGTGCAATCTTTTTCAGTCCTCTTCTGCTGGCTAGAATGCGCTATCTGTTTCCCTTGAAGTGCCGGGAAGAACGAGGGCGAACGCTTACATAGACAGGGCCGCAGTGAGAGGTCTTGGCCTACTTTCCGATCCAACACTGCTGCAGAAGCTAAAGCGGAGGTCGAATACCACATTCGATGTAGATGCGGCAGAAGCTCGCATGGTTAATAACCTACTTCCCTATCAGAAAGATTTTGTATGTGACTTTGATCATAAGTATGTAGGTTTCTGTGGGGGCTATGGCTCAGGTAAGAGCTATTCCCTTGTTGTAAAACAATTACTTTTATGTTTCCGGTCTCAGGGTTTTACACATCTCTTTCTTGAGCCGACCATTCCACTGATTGATGACGTAGCGCTTCCGACTTGGAATCTTGTACTTGAGAAGTACGGGATTCCCCACTCGTTCAGGGTGTCTCCGCGTCCGGTCTTCACTCTACATCTTCCCGGCGGGGAAACCCCTGTGCTCTTGCGCTCGATGGAGAACTTTGAGCGCCTGATTGGTGTGAACGCCGCATCTATTGCATCAGACGAGACAGATACTACAAGGGCGGAAATTGCCGAAAAGGCGATGATCAAACTGCAGGGTCGTGTTCGTGTTGGCAACTGCCCTCAAATTGTAGCTGCATCTACGCCAGAAGGATATGGCTGGATGTACTCGTTTTTTGAAGAACAAAAAGCTGACAACAAAAAGCTTTACAGGGGCAAGTCTGAGGACAACCCATACCTAGATCCAGGATTCGTGGAGGATCTCAAAACGAAGTATCATCCGCAGCTGATTAAGGCGTACCTGAATGGAGAGTTTGTCAATCTTGAGTCGGCAACTGTGTTTTATGAGTTCAACCGCGAACTCCATACGACTGGTGTTTTTCTTCCAGAAAAGGGCGAAAGAATTGTATTTGGAGTTGACTTCAACGTTGGTCAGTGCCACGCTGTTTACGGAGTTGTAAGGCCGGGGCAAAAGGGTCAGCAGCTCCATTGCTTTGCGGAATCGAAAGTCGCGGACACTTTTGCTCTGGTCGCACATTTGCAAAAGACATACCCATTCCATCTGTCAAGAGGGAAAATCACCTGCTACCCAGATGCCAGTGGATCCCACGATTCAACATCCTCTACCCAGAGTGATCATGAAATTCTCAGATCCGCTGGTATCCAGGTGGTGACTGAGCGCAGGAATCCGCCCATCGCGGAAACACTTGCACATGCCAATGTTCACATGCACCGTGGACTGGTTTTGATCAACCCGACGACATGCCAGAGCACCATAAGCGCGACCGAGCGATGGTCTTACGATTCTAAAACGCTCAAGCCCGCAAAGGGTGGTGCTACTGATTACTCACACCCAGGAGATGCTCTTAGGTATCTGATTTGGCAAGTATTCCTACGGGCTGGTGCAAGAGCTGGTCACGGTGGTCGCTGGCGTTGATAGAATTTTGCTGCACCAGCGGTTCAACCTGGGGCGGGGGCCGACGACGCGAACCGCTGTAAAGCCTTCCGAGAAATCGGGGGGCTTTGTGCTGCGGTCTGTCGCTACAATCACCGCAAGGCTTTTGGACAACTTTCGTGATTGACGTTCCAAATTCTATTGTCCTAAGCGCGGATGATCTGCCGGTCCCCTTCGACCGGCGTGATCCTAATACGGAAAGTGTCTACTCGTCAGTCACAGATGTAGACGCATACTCGATTGATCAGGCCGAACAGATTTCAAGAGTCCTGCCAATCAAGTTTTGCGTGCTGCCAGAGTTTTACCTGGATGAAGCTATCAGCGATAGCATACCGCAGGATTTTAGGGAGCACAACGACAGCTACAACGTTCGGAAGACAAGGGCGCTTTCGTGTTTTGAATCCTTCTATTCTCACTATGTTGACATCGTTGTTGGTACTGCTCTTCGCAAAGGTGTTATCACGCCGCCAGAGGTTCCAGCTACCTGGGAGAAATTTTTCAAGAATGTAAATCTTGAAGGTAAGTCGATAACCTCTTTTACCAAGACTCTTTTCACCGAAGCCCTTAATGGTGGCATTGCCGGTTTGATGGCGGACTACCCCCGCGTTACAGATCAGGATCGGGCGGCACAGCGAAGAATGAATCTTCGGCCATATTTTACTGTTATTAAAGTAGATGACATTCTTGACTGTCGCCACGAAAATGGTCCGGTAACAATTAACGGCGTAACCTCTTACGAAACAAAAGTTATTTACCTGAGAATCAAATCAGAGATTAGACGTGCCAGCGCAACTAACGAACACTTTGAGGAGGTTGTGCCAACGGTTGTCGTCTATGACATTCCAGAACCAGAGTCAGAAGAGATTCCAAAAAGAGTTCGTGTAAGAATTTACGAAAAAAAGCTATCAAGCAATACAAATGAGTACATTCTTCCTCAGGAGAATATCGGTTTTCTTTCTATTGAGTATATCCCCTTTGTACCTTGTTACGGAGGGAAGGAAGAGGCTTTCTGTCGAGCGAGGCCGCTTCTATTTGACATTGCACGCCTCAATCTTCATCACTGGGCAACGTGTGCGGACCTGTCTGAAACGATTCACCTTAACGCTTCGCCAATGCTTACAGGTACTGGTGTTAAACCAGAAGAAGAGATTTACTCTGGATCTGGTCGCAGCCTGTTCAGTCAAGACCCAAATGCAAGATTTGGTATGTTGAGACCCGGCATGGAGGGTGCCGAGACGACCCTGAAAGAGCTTGCGCGTATTGAAAGCGCAATGGACAGGCTTGCAGCAATCGCAATTGCCCCTGGTAAAACTCAGGTTGAATCCGGCTTTGCAAAGTTACTTGACAGATCGCAGTCGGATTCGCAGCTCGCTGTTCTCGTGGGCTCTTTGCAGGACTGCCTGAACCGCGCCCTTTGGTATGCCTCTGGTTACAGACCAGATGACTACCCAATCGTTGAAATCATTATTAGCAAAAACTTTATCCCTGCTAAGCTACACAGCCAACAGGTAATGGCAGTAAGCTCTCTCTATAGGGATTCTGGGGCTATCCCGATTAGGGAGTTTCTTGAAATACTGGAAGCTGGCGAAATGTTTGAAGGTATTCACGGTTTCAATGTTCCTAAGCTTCTTGAGCGCATGGGGCTGACAGGTGATGAGCGCTACGTCGAGGCGTCCCCCGAGCCCGCACGGGAGCCGACTCGCAATCCGACCATCAGGGTCCAAAACCTGATGGAGGAGTCTGCCGGTAATTCGCTGGAAGGGGAATCGGCTGAAGGGGCCGTAGAAAATCCTGAAGGGTGAGCTATAGTCTCAATAGTCTCGTTTTGACTTTGTGGAACTGACCCCGGAACAGGCGCTTGCCAGGCTTCAGGAAACTGAGGCCAGGCTGCAAGAGAGCCAGACCAAGCTTGAGGCTCTGGAGCGGACGAAGACCGGCCTTCTTAACGACCTGACCAAGCGCAAAAGCGTTGAGCGGCTGGTGAGGGCTGCCGGTATCGACCTTGAGGCCGATAACCTTGAGGATCAGGTTGCCGAGGTTCTTGGTAAGCGCCCTGCTGCGCCCCCCGCTGCGCCACCGACCCCTCCCTCTGGCGATGGAGCGAATCCCGAACCGCCTGCGCCTGGCGGCAACAGCAGCGAAGAGGCGCTGAAGGCGCGTCTCGCCACGATGGAGCGAATGCTGGAGAAGATGTCGGACAAGCTTCAGCAGACGGAGAAGGAGAAGCAGCAAGAGCGCAAAGCGCGACTTGAGGAATATCAGAGGTCGGTTGTTGTTCAAGAGCTTGAAAAAGTTGGTTGCAAGCGCCCTCACCATCTCTATGAGCTGCAGAAAAGAAACTTTCGCATACTGGAGGGACCGGATGGAACCCATGAAGTGGTCTTCGGCACCGAAGAAAACCCGGTGAACGTTGCAGGTGCCGTCTCGGACTTTGAAAAGGATGACGAGTATTCGATCTACTTTCCGAGTATTGTTGCAAGTGGATCGGGACTCCCCACATCCCGCTCTTCCATGCCTGCCAGCTCCAATCCATTCACCAAGACTGGCAGCAACGGAACTGAAGCATCACGGATTATGGCAAGCGACATGGCCCTGGCCCGCAAGCTTGCACGCGAAGCTCGTGGACGTGGTGACTTCGATCCCATCCTTTGCGGAACCGTTGACAAGCGCTGAGCGTTCAGCTGCACCATCTTGCATTCGGCCCCGAAAGGGGCCTTTTTTATGGCCTACCCTTGGGGCAGCGATGCCCAGACAGACCATGCCAATGAAAAAGGGCAAATCCCAGAAGACTATTTCTAAGAACGTCTCTACTCTCAGGAAAGAAGGCTATCCCGAAAAACAGGCCGTAGCAATTGCTATGAACAAGGCCGGCATGAACAAGAAAAAGCCAAAGCCAAAGGGAAAGGGTAAGAAATACGGTAAAGCAAGGTGAAAAGGAACATCCCCACTGACAAGGCTTTGTATGCTCGGGTCAAGGCTGAAGCAAAAAGAAAATTTAAGGTCTATCCGAGTGTTTATGCAAATTCTTGGCTTGTTCGTGAGTACAAGAAACGCGGCGGCGGCTACAGAAGCCGAGAGGTGAAAGGTGGCAAAAAGTAGAAAGCCGAGGGGCGGCCTTGGTCGCTGGTTTGCCGAAAAGTGGATTGACGTAAAAACCGGAAAGCCATGCGGTAGACAGGCTGGCGAAAAACGCCGAAGCTACCCAGCCTGTCGGCCATCAAAGCGGGTTTCAGTCGATACCCCAAAAACAGCCGGAGAGCTATCGAAAAAAGAGAAAGAAAAGTTCAAGCGCGAAAAGACAGGCTCCAAGCGAATTGGCTATCAGCATAAGCGCAAAAAGCGGTCCTAGCATTAGCTGGAGGCACGAGAGAAATGGCCCCTCGCCCTGTCAAAAACAAGCGCCGCACTGCGGCTTACTATGCGGCTAACCCGGAAGCTCGCAAAAAGAAAGCTGCCTATGATAAGAAGTATCACTCTACGCCGGAGCGCAGAAAGTATAGAGCGGCCTTGTCTGCAGAGCGCAGGGCGAGGGGTATTGATGGCAAGGGCGGCGGTGATCTGAGTCACACAACTGGCGGGGGGTTTAAGCGAGAGAACCCGTCAACCAATCGCGCAAGAAATGGCCATGGTGGCAGGCGCAGATTGGCCAAGAGTGGTCGCAGGCCGCGCCGCTAACCTTGCGAAAAAGGAAGCAGAACCATGGCAGTTCCAGAGCGCGTCAAAAGCAAAATGAAAGAGCTTGTGCTTTCTGGTGTAAACAAGCCAAAGAAAACCCCAGGCCACAAGACCAAATCACATGTTGTAATGGCCAAGGAGGGCGAGAAGTACAAGCTGATTCGGTTTGGTCAGCAAGGAGTTGTTGGAGCTGGCAAAAAGCCAAAAACAAAAGCTGAAAAAATGCGCCGCAGACTTTACTATGAGCGCCATAACGCTCAAGACCCAAATCCATCAAAGCTTTCGGCTCGCTACTGGAGCAATGTTACAAAATGGGCAGTTATCTTATGTTTAGCCGCCAGCCAAGTTACTACATGAGTGCTGATTGACCGAAGATGATCACTAGAATAAAGGCGTTCCGTTTTTTCTTCAAATGGCTGTCATCCTTACCGGCTCCAGCGACTCCTGCCTTGAAATCGCAAAGCGAATTGGACTTGAAGGGGTTGACCATATTTCCAGCTTTTCAATTCACTTTGACGCTGATAGCGCAGTCTATGTGAAGGCTACTTACTACCCGGACAAGGAACAGGTCGAGGCCCTTGCTGATTTTATCGCTGAACGAAAGTTCAGGGTTTTGGAGGAGGCTGCTGAGTAAAGAAACAGGATGGCGGCAGGTTTCACGCATGGTCAGAATTCTCCTGACTCTTAATCCACTCTTTCAATTCAGTTACATATCTGCGAAGCTCTGCCGCTTTCAGGACGTGCCATTTCTCCCCGGTCTTAAAATACAGGGAGTTATGTAAATCTATTGCCTTCAGGCAATGATGAATTATGGGATTCCATCCCTCACGCACGGGGGTATCCCAAGTTCGCCTTTCCATTGCCTTAGTGTTTACGGCCCAAGTCTAGGTGGGCAGAGGGGTTCCCACCAGCGCCCTAGACTTCGACCAGAGCCAACCCCTTGATCCAATGACCGTCTCTGGCGTTCTCCGCACTACCACCAACATGCGTGGTATGCAGTCTGCTTCCGCAGTTGATGAGATCCTGTCTGCAATCACACTTTGCACTCGGGGCATGAAAAACTGGACTTTTGTTTTGCCCGACGCCTTTACTGCTGCTCAGTTGAATCAGCTCCTGGCTTCCGCCCCCACCGTGGCCGCGTCGCCCGCCAAGACGATCACCGCCGCTGGCACCGCTGGGTGGGCCGCCTTGTCTGCCGGTGAAAAGACCGCGATGACTGCCGCCTTCCTTGCAAAGGGTTACACCCAGAACTAAGCGAATGTATTCCTTGACACAGTGAGTTTTGCTGGTCTGCAAACATTTCTTGTTTTCAGGTTCAGAAGAATTTAACTTATCACTGTCATGAGAGTTTGGCTGGGGGTGAGACCCCGGCCTTTTTCTTTGGCTACTATTTGGGGGAGAGAGGCAGTGCCTCGCAGCAAGGGCCTGAACGGTCCAGCAGCAGTGCTGTGAAGCTGAATCAACGGCGGCCTAGCCGCAGATTTATCCCCTCGCTTTCAAAACAATGCTTCTCGCAGGTGTTCCCCTTATCCCTGAGCTTTTCCTTGGCTATCAGCAGGAAGAGATCAAGGACAAAAACGCTCTCGTGACCTCTGGCCTCATGGTCACGAACGGCGCCATCCAAGAAGAATTCCAGAAAGGTGGCAAGACTATTGACCTTCCTTTCTTCGGTGATCTCGGCGGTGATTCGGAGATTGACTCTGACACCGTGCCTTCCGTGCCCGAGGACATTGCCGGTGATCTCCAGGTTGGCGTGCGCCTGATGCGCCGGAAATCCTGGAAGTCCAGCGACCTTGCTGCTGATCTGTCCGGTTCTGACCCTGCTCAGGCAATCGCCCGTAGCACTGGTCGCTACTGGATCCGTGACATGCAGAAGAGCTGCACCAGCATCCTGCGCGGTGTGTTCGGAAGCGGCGGCCCCCTGGTCACAAGCCACTCTGTTGGCGGCACAGGCGAAGCTCTTTCGCAAAGTCTGATGGTTGCTGGTATCGCCAAGCTTGGTGACGCTGGTGATGAGCTGACCGGCGTGATGATGCACTCTCAGGTCTTCTATGCCCTGATGAATCTGGATCTGATCGTTCCCGCCAGCCAGACCTCTCAGATCGACACCCGCCTGTCTGCTGAGGCTCTGGAGCGCCCCACCTACCTGGGCCGCCCGGTGTTTGTGGATGACAAGCTGCCCTTCGACCTGAGTGCTGGCACTGGTGGTGGTAGCGGTAAGACCGTGTATCACACCTACTTCTTCGGCCCCGGCGCTTTCGCCTATGCAACCGCTCCGGCCAAGAATCCGGTTGAAACCGATCGGGACAAGTTCCTTGGGATTGACTTCCTGATCAATCGCACCCACTACTTGGTACATCCCAACGGGATCTCTTGGACCGGCAACGCAGCCGCCAACGCTCCGAGCAACGCCGAACTGCAAACTTCTGCCAACTGGAAGAAGGTGTTCGACGACGACCGCAACATTCGGATCACCCGAATGCTCTGCTACGTCTGATTGGTCACTGAAGTTCAAATGCCCCGGTTCGCCGGGGCTTCAATCTTTCTGAGGATTCAACCATGAGTGCTGGTACTTTCAGGATGCGACGCGAGGCCGCCGAGCGTGCTGCTGCTGAGCGTGCTGCCCAAGAGGCCGCTTCCGCCCCCGAGCCCGCCCCCGAGCCCGCCCCGGAGCCCGCCCCGGAGACCGACGAGGAGACCGACGAGGAGGCTGCCGCTCCTGCTGCCGCTTCCGCGCCCGAGCCCGCCCAGGGGGCCGCCGCAGAGCCGAAGGCGAAACCCGCAGCTACGGTTGCCAAAGCGAAGCCGAGTACCGCTTCTCGGCCCGCCTGAGGTGAGCCATGGCCTTTGTCTCGACACTGGGGGCGACTGACGCCAACTCCTACCTGTCGGTAGCAGAGGCCATCGAGCTGCTTGAGGTCTTGCCTCAGAGTTTTGGTGTTGCTGCCTGGCTGGACTTCACGGAAGAGCAGCAGGAGCAAACGCTGGTAGCTGCAACGATGGCGATCAACCCTTTGCATTGGAAGGGTCAGCCATCCTCTACCGAGCAGAGTCTTGCGTGGCCCAGGCGCGTCATTGCGGACCACTACTTTGTGGCCGATGACGAGCTGCCGATTGATTTTAAGACTGCCGTTGCCTACATGGCAGCATTTCTTGGTATCAATGGTGGCTACACAGGAATCGCTAACGCAGACGGCGGCTCTAAGAGGTATCGCAATAGCGAGTATGAAGAGGTTGAGCTTGGCCGAAGTGATCTAAGGGTCAAGTTTGATAAGAGTGGGGCGCTGCAGACTGGCGCCCTCTTCATACCGCCTTTTTGCATGGACATCTTTGCGCGATACATGATTCGCGGAGAATTTAACCAGCCCAGGGTCAGAAGGGAATCGAACGCAAGGATTGGTTACAGGGGATTCGTGGCCAGGCAGAAGGCTTCTGGCGTGCGATACATCAATGGGCAGCTCTGGCCCTATGGCGGCACCTGGAGCAATAGGTTCTGATCATGTCTCTTGTAGATGACATTTTTGGTGACTTACCTGGCCCGTTAATTGATGAGTGGGGGATTCCTGGCGTCTACGTCAAGAAGCCTCTTGAGCCTGAGTACGATCCTGATCTGGGGACGTTTGCTGCGACAACCGCGCCTGATGCCAGGGTGAATGTGAGCATCCTGCCCTTGCAGATTCAGCCCGAAGAGGCAAAGGGTGAGGTTCAGCTTACGGACGTAAAAATCCTGATTGCTGCTGAAAAGCTTGGTGACTACTACCCCAAGGTTGCAGACTGGATTGAATACTCTCAGGCTGGTGTCACACGAGTCGCCAAAATTGTTGCGCCTACGTCCTACCGTGGAACGGGTCCAATTCTTCATGCTGTATTTGCGAGGTTGACGTAATGCAAAGAGCGAATCGACCAACACCAAGAGAGTCTGACCTAAGGCGCAGGGGTAGAGGTGGCTGGGGCTCGGTTTCTGAAAGAATTAAGAATCGAGTCAACCTTGCAGCCAGACAAGCGGCAGCGAACGTAATGAACGACCTTGCCGAGGCTGGCCCCGCCTATAGCGGCAAGTTTCGTGATAGTTGGCAGGCTCGTGCGATTGCCACTGGTGCAACTTCAGCCGGTGGCTATCCATACACAACTCGCAGGATTCCTATGCTGCCGACTACAGCAAGGGAGATGGATCGTGTTGCCGTATTTGAGATTGCAAATACATCTCCTTACGCTCTCTATGCTATGGATTTAATCCCTGGCACATGGAGAAAACCAAAAGGCGTTGAGCCGCTCGGTGGTATTGATTTTGGCGTCAAATACGGCGATAGAGAAAAAGGAACAACGTTCCGCTGGGAGGTGCAACCCGGAGATGGCGATAACGTATCAACTGCGGCGCAGGATTGGTACTCAAACTATGTTCGCGGTGGCGGACTTTCGGATGGCGTGAAAAGAGCCGTGAAGCTTGCCTTTGGTGCTGGCCCCGGCGTTAACATCAGATAGTTGAGGCAGTGAAATGGATCACCAAAAGATATGCGCAGCGATTGAGAAACCATTTAACACCGCCTTCAAAGCGCTGACACCACCTGTCAAGATTTACTTTGATAATGTTACGGCAATGCCGCCTGATGCCCCCGGCGAGTATGTCAGGATCAATATCACATTTGGGATGACAAGTGAAGACGCCCTTGGCTGCCTGCTTGATCGAGCAAGGGGTGCCATCATTGCCAGGATTTTTACGCCCAAGAATGCTGGCGCCGCTCGCGCAAGACAACTTGCGACTAGCGCAAGAACTGTTCTGGAGGACCTGGCAAAGGGGCCAAAGGGTGTGTCTGGGATATTCCTAAGAACAAGAGATGTAGAGGGGCCAGCTTTCTTTGCTGATAATACCGAACCTCACTTTATGGCCCGCCTTGAGGCGACATGGCAGGCCAGTGATCTTGGCTAGGATTGTGACATCGGGCAGTGCCCGCACTGCTGTTCTCCGCACCAAGGTCCATGTCCTGTGAAACCACGGTACTGACCGGCTCTTCGGGCGCTTTTTGGTATAAACCTGCCAACACCGAAGCCTGTCTCACCGCCGCCGCTTTTCCCACAACTGGCGCAAACATTACGGGTCCAGCTTTCTTGGGCTTCCGTGTCAATGATCCTGTAACCCTTGCCTACCCTGTTGGTGCAACTGTCACCGGGGCAATCGCTGCTGGCAACTACTTCATCAAAACCTACGATGCTCCAACCGGGGTGATAACGCTCAGCTCCACCGCTGGTGGCACTGCCGTTACCGCAACCGCCGCTCCCACCGGCTTTGGTGATTCGCTGGCCACCATTGTCTATCGGAGCTTTGCCCCTGTTGCTCAGACTCGGGATTGGAGCTTTGAGGTTACTCTTTCCGAGATTGATGTAACTACCATCGGTGTTCCTGCTGGTCAGTTTGCGCCTTTCCGGCGCTACCAAACCTCTTACGCTGATGGCACTGGCACCGCAACCATCTACTTCACCGAAGATGATAGCGCCCTGGCCAACCGCCTCATTACTGACGTGATGCAGCGTAAGCAAAAGGGTGCTGCGGTGAAGCTCTACATTGATACCGTTTCATCTGGCGGCACTGTCAGTGACATCCTCAGCCGCTACATCGAAGCGCCCGTGGTGCTCACGTCCGCCAACTTCGCGGCAAACCCCGACGACGCTCTCGCTATCACCGTCAATTTCCGACCCAGCGGTAACGTGACTCTCGACTTCCTGCAGAGCGCCTGATTCAGCTCTCTCGATGGTCCCATGGCCTCCGGTTATCCGGGGGCTTTTTTGTTGCTATAGTAGATGGGCCTCCGATTATTCACATGGCCTCCCCGAATGCGCCGATGGGCTTTGGTGCCGCTCTTGAGAAGCTCAAGAAAGTAGCGAACCTTGAGCCTGTCCGCAAGGACATCCACCTGAACGATGGTGTTACGACCCTGACAATGTATGTGACCCCCTTGGTGGCCGCAGAGCGTGATCGTGCTCGCGCAAACGCCAAGAAGGCTTCCAAGTCCGATGACGACAGCAACTGGCTAATGCACCTCTTGGTGCTGAAGGCCAAAGATGAAGACGGCAATCCGATGTTCACTTCTGGTGAAATCGAGGAGCTGAAGCGCGAAGTGCGTGACGAAGACCTGCAAAAGCTTCAGCTTGCTGTGCTTGGCAGTGACGATGACAGCATTGAAACCTCGTCAAAAAAATCGCAGACGAACTCCGGCAAGACCGCTGGACCTACCTGAAGATGGTGGTTGCCGAGACCCTCGGCAAGTTCTATGTTGAAGTCAATTCAACGATTACGGACGAAGAACTCTTGATGTGGTCTGGATACTTTCAGATCAAGAAAGAGGATCAAGACGAGTCGATGAAGAAGGCAAAGAGGGGGCGCTAGGCCCCCCTTTTTCTTGGCTACGCTGGTGCTACTTGGGTCGATAGTGCGCCGTGGCGGTCAACAGAGAAACGATTCAGATTCAAATATCCGGTGGCGATAGAATAAGGGATCTTGACAGGGCGCTAAGGGACGCCGCTCGTGGAGTTGACGAGCTAAATCAAAGTCTCGCTGGCGCGGAAGAGAGACTTCAAGCCCTTGGTGCAGAGCAAAGAGCATTTACACAGGGTACTCGCAGGCTTGGCACACAAGCAAGGAGAGCGCGTCAGCTGGAGATGGATCTTGGCTCTGGGGCTGGTGCGAGCCAGGCCGAGACAGCCGCAACAAGAAGCAGTCTCAGGTTAAGAGCTACGGCAATTCGCCGCGAACTGCGCGAAAGAGCCACAGAAAGGCGGCGGCTTGAGCAGAGAACTCGATCCGCAATGGAGCAAAGTGGAGTAGAGGAAACTCGCCGCACTGAACTTCGACGGCAATTCGACAATCTTATTGACGCTCAGGGTGATTACGCGGATCAGATTCGCCAAAACGCCAATGAAATGGCGCGTCAGCTCAGGCAAACACGAAACAGGTCAGCAATAAGAACGACAAATACAAGGCGAGCTAGGTACGAAGAAGCGATAGAAAGACTTGGCACCGGGGCTGAATTTGGTGACAGGCCCACGTCTGGATTAAGGCAAAGGTTTGCCGAAATTCGCCAATCGGCTTCGCTCAGGTCTGTCGAGTTGGACAGACTTGAGGAGGCTGAGGCGGCTGTGCGTTCGGGAGCCGCTGCGCGAATAAGAATGCTGCGCGGTGAGCTTGCCTCTAGGAGAATAATGGGAGAGGTGGGCTCAGGGCGCCAAGAACCAGAGGCGCGTGCAGTCAGGGACCAGATTAACGACATACTCAATGAAGTTGCCGCTAGATCGGGCGGCTTTCAGACGACAAGGGCCAGGCTGGTTACAGAGCAAGGCAGCCTTGCGGAGAGGTTGCGGGAGGCTCTCAGGACTGGTAGGGGTCGCAGGGAGGGATTCGATTTTTCTCGCAGGCTTGGTGAGCGACGGGATCGACTTGTAGCAGAACAAGCGATTGAACCAAGAACCCTTGATAGGGTTAATTCTGCCCTGGAAAGGGCCGGGGCACTAAGAGATGCCGGAGACATAGAAACAGCAAAGGAGGTGTTAAAGGGTGCTGAAAGAACGATTGCCGCAAGAGAAAGAGAATTAAAACTGCAGAGAAACATCACAAGAGAGAGAGAGGGCGGACTTGACGCCGAAGTTGACAGAACCAACAAACTCAACAGCCTGCAAAGAAAGCTCAATGAGCTTCGCGGCGGCGGCGCCCGTGGCTTTGCGATTCAACGTGCTGAGGGCCTGGTGGCGAGGCTGCCTGAGCTTGAGCAAGCTGGCAATTTTGGTGAATTTAATCGCGTCAGCAAGCAGGCTTCGGATCTACTTTCTGCTACTAGCTCTGCGCTGACACGACAAAACAAAAGCACGGCGACCATCTCTCGCTTTCAGAAGGGAATCGCCAAGATTGAAGGTAAAATCGCCCAAAACAAGCAAATTACACTTGAGGAGGCTAGTCGCCTACAAGCGTTCAACGAGGCCCAGCGTCGTGAACGCGGCCTTGGCCCTGCTCAGCTTGCTCTGCCCTCTGGCGACCCCTCTCTGCCTCGATTCAGGGGCGGCGCAAGACCCGCTGGCGAGGGCATGATTGGCAGAACCGCCGAAGAAGCATCTACCGCTCTGCGCGAGATCCAATCCGACTTCATCAAGAAGGCCGCCAAGCCCGTTGGTCAGAAGTTTGTTGAAGCACTGGCAGAGGCGAGTACAAGTGCCATCACGGGCAGGGGCATATTTGAAGCCTTCCAGGGCTTTGCCAAAGGATTTGGAAAGCTCGCTACATCACAGGGCGCTGGCGGCAAGGCTGCTACTGGGGCAATTGACCCCGCAGAGGCCCAGACTCGATTCAATAAGGCACTCAACTCCAGTCGAGCGCTTACGGAGCAACTTAACACGCTTGAGGTCGAAGGAGTCAATGTAGCGCAAGAAAGGATCAAACTGGAAGCCGCCCTCAAGGCTACCAGGAAAACCAATTTTGAGCTGAACAGGAGTAGCCTAGAGGCGATTGAGGATCAACTTAGCAATACCCGCTCCTTTGTGAGCGCGGAAAGAGCGGTAATTACACAAGTAGCGAAGCGCAACAAGCTTGAGCAAGATGCTCTTGACGGCCAAACGGCTAGAACCAATAAACTCCTGGGCCTACAAAGAAAGCTTGGGGAGCTGACAGCCGCTGGCGTAGGCGGACCAGCCCTGCAACGCGCTCAAGGTCTCATCGGAAAACTTCCCGGCCTTGAGCAGGGCGGCAATCTAGGCGAGTTCGACCGTGTTGCTGCGCGAGCCTCTGCCTCCCTCCTTGACGCTGCCTCTGCCTCCAGGCTTCAAGCTTCGGCATCGAGAGATGTTGCCGCCGCCGACAAAGCAAGGGCCGCTGCAACCAAGGGCGCACAGGATGCCGAATTCAAGCTTCGCCAGCTCACGACAAAAGGTGTTGATCCTCGCCAGCTCGCAGCTCCTGTAGGCGGAAAAACAACCTCCCTCCAGAAGATCATCAACCGAGCCTCCTCTGAGGCAGCTTTTGGCGACCCCGCAAGAGCCAGTGAACTGTTGGATATTGCCAATAGGCGGGTTGAGGTGCTTGGTCGAGAGCTTGGCCTTGCTAAGTCAGTTGAATCGCAGGAGAAAAAGAGAGTAAATGCCTCCAAAGCTGTTACAAGGGAAAATGAAAAGCAGAGCAAAGCAGCGGTTGCCCTTGCCTCCCAGAGGGAAGATGCGCTCGATGCGGAAGTCAGCAGAACTCTCAAGCTCGAAAAACTAGAAAGGCAGCTCAACGAGCTTCGCGCTGCTGGAGCCAAGGGTGTCAGCTTCCAGCGGGCCGAGATGTTTATTGGCAGACTGCCCGCCCTTGAGCAGGCTGGCAATTTCCGTGAATTTGAGCGTGCCGCGAAAGTGAGCGCAGAGGCGCTGGCGGCTACAAGGGCTGGAATGGCTGCCAGCAAGAAGGCTGCGGGCGGCGCAATTGACCCGGCAGAGGCTCAGACCCGACTAAGCAAGGCGCTCAATTCCAGTCGAGTGCTTCAGGAGCAGCTTAACACTCTTGAGCTGAAGGGTGTCAATGTAGCACAAACCAAGGCAAACCTGCAAAATGCGATAAACAATGCCAAACAGTCTACTTTCCAGCTTACAAGAGATAATCTGCAAGAGCTTGAGCGCGAGCTTGAGGCCGTTCGTTCCTTGGTTGCAGCCGAAAAATCTGTAACAGCAGAGCAGGAAAAGCAGTCAAAGCTCAGAAAGATTTCCGGCGAGAATCTTCCACGTATCAGGCGGGACACTCTCTCTGGTCTTCTTGGCGATATTCGAGAGTCTGGCGGTGCCGGTCGCGTGCTGATGGGCGGCAGGAGTGCCGAAGGCGCAATTGAGCAAATCGTTCAGACCTTCAACCGCAGCGTTGGCACTGGAGCTACGGCTGGCAAGGCCGGTCAACAACTGGGCCTAAATGATCTTGCGAAAGTCTCCAAGGCTTCTACAAGAGAGCTTGAGCTGCTATCGGAAACTCTGACAATGGTTCGCGCTGGAATGCGGACTACTGACAAAGGCTTCGATCAGATCGGTGACACGATTGCTCGGGTCAATCGCCAGATCCAAAGAACTGATCCCGATGCCGACTTCCTGACCCGCCGGTTAGGCGTCAGGGGCGGCAGGGCGGCCAGTGAGGGCCTGATTGGTGGTGCGTTCCCCCTCCTGTTCGGGCAGGGCATTGGAGCGGCTGCTGGTGGTGCTGCTGGTGGTGCTCTTGGCGGTGCTGCTGGCGGGATGCTGGGCTTCGGCCTGTCCCTGACTGGCACGGCGATTGGCACGGCGGCTGACAACTTGATGCAGGCGGCTCAGGACACGGGGGACATGCTCCGCGACCTGACGGGGAACTTTGATCAGATCAAGGAAGCTGGACTGCTTGCAAGTCGGACTCAGGAGAAGCTGGTTGAAAGCCTGATTCAAGGTGGCGAGAAAACCGCTGCATATTCGATCATTCAGGCGGAGCTGAATAGAAAACTTGGCGGAGAAGGTGTTTCCAGGCTTCGCGCCGCAGCTGACGCTGGTGATCGCATGAAGCGTGCAATGGCTGAGCTTGGTATTCAAATCCAAGAAGCTGTTTCCGGCCCTCTTGCAGCACTGCTCAACTGGGTTTCTGGAGTTGTCGAAGAGGGCAACAAGGTCAACAGATATGGGCTCTTGTTACAGCAGCTGCCGCCAGAGAGGGCTCAACAACTTCGTCAAGAGACTCTGGGGGCTGTCGCTCAAGCAGGGCAACTCAATCCCTTCCGTGTAAGGTCTCCTCTGCTTGGCACTCAAAATCTTGAGCCAGACGAGGGAGAAGTTGCCCGCATTGCCACACTTGGCCAGCTCTCCGCAATTCTTGCCAAGTTTGAGGCTTTTGTCCCATCTACTCCCCAGACAGAGGAGGAGAAGAGGTCGGCTGCGATAAGGGAGGCCGAAGTTGAGGTCTCTCGCGCCCAGCGCGATCTCCAGGCTGTCTCCAGAGAGCTTGAAAGCATTGACATCCTGAAAGGCTTTGAGCAGCGCATTGTTGCTGCCAAGAGAGAGCAGGAAGATATTGATCGCCAAGCTTTTGAAGCCCGCCGTGACTACGAGCGTCAGATTGCGGACATTCGTGAAAGCGTAGAGAATAGGGTCTCTCAGATCAATCAAGAAAATAAGCAGAAAGAGATTGACCTGATCGTTAAGCAGGGCGAGATCCGTCAGGCTCAATTCAGGAATGCTGCTCTTGCGATTCAGGGCGAGCTTGCTGGTGACGAGCTTGCATCCAGCCTTGCTGATGCTGTTAGCACCTATCTCGGTGCTCAGCTTTCCGCGCAAGACCAGATTGAGCAGCGCCGCGCACAGTTTGAGCTTGACCTTGCTAACCAAGAGATTGAGATTGGTAAGTTCAAAATTGACATTGCCAAGAGTGTGTCAAGGTTAAATCTTGATACAAACGAGAAAATTCAGGCTATCAATCTGAACATCGCCAGGAGAAACGAGGACGCGGCAAAGAACACTTTTGAATTTGAGAAGAAGATTGCCTCGCTTAAGTTAAAGGCAACTACCAGGGAGCTTGTTCTTTCGCGGAGTCAGGATGAAATCGACCTTGAGGCGCTGAGAACGCGCAACGCTTCCCTGCCGAGCAACCCGGTGCTAGATGCGCAAGTAAAGGTGCTGGAAACGAGAGTTGCGGAGACCAGGAAAGCGACTGACGAAATCCTGGGCATGATCAAGGAGGTGGAGGCCATGCCCCCTCCTGCGCAAATTCGCCCTGTTGCGCCAATTTCAGCTAAATCCGTAAGCACTGCTGGCGTTGATAGGGCCTTCGCAAGGGGTGTCGCTCTTAGCAGGCAATTCCAAGAGCTTGAAGACCAGCTTGTTGCCCTAGTGAAAGCTGGGGATGCCCAAGAGTTAGTCAATCAACTTGACAGAATTGCGCTCACCGCTGGCAGGCAGCTCGCCACATCACTGTCTGATGCAGTCAAGGAATATGGAGTGGCGGTCGGAGACCTGAAACCGATCATTGATGGCGTTGACCAATCCTACGAAGAACTTCGCAATTCCTTTGCTCGACAAAAGCGCCCAGTTACCCCAGAGCTGGAGAAGCTGCTTGAGGGATACCGCAAGGCACAGATTGCACTAGAGGAACTTGCCCCTACGCAAAGGTTCTACAACGATGCCATAAGTGGCTACACAGGTGAGATTGATCAGCTCAAAGGCTCGATTAACGATCTCCTTGGCCCCACGTCAGCTTATGAAAAAGAACTTCAGCGTATCAATGAGTCTGGTGGCATCCAAGTCAATCCAGAACTGAATACCAGGCTTCTTGAGGCTGCGGCAAATACTGACAGGCTTAGGGAGAAGCTTGAGGCGCTCAACGCCTTGAACGATCTTGCAGCTGGCTGGACTGATTCGTTCATTAGCTTCAACAAAGAGCTTCTCAAGGGTGAGGGCTTGATCAAGTCTCTTAAGACCTTCTTGGAGAGCACGGCGGATAGGGCTCTTGACTTGATCCTTGAATTTACCCTGCGTCCAATGCAGGAAAAAATGTTCAAGGACATGGCGAAGTTTCTTGGCTTTGAGGCCGAAAAGAATCCACTGCTGAAGCCCCTTGATTCAATCAACAACCTTAACGAGAAGATTTACACTGACCTCAAGGCGATAAAAGACCACTTCCTCAAGAATGCCCCAGCCGCTCTACCTGTTCAGCCGCAGGCTGCTAATGGCATCGTGCCGGGACCTGGACTAAGCGGAATTCCCGCTTCTCAGCAGATTACCCAATTCAGCAATCTCTCTCCTGTAAGCCCGGTAGGCCCCCAGAGCAGCGGTTTGCCGCCCAACTGGAACGAGGGGCTTGGTGCTGGACGTGGACATCAAGGGCGGGACGTTGGGGTGGACGTTGGCACCACGATTCACGCAATGGAGGCTGCTGTAGTCGAAAGCATTATTAGGGGCTTCGGCAAAGCTGGCGATGCAGTTGTTCTTCGTTACGCCAACAGCGACAGGCTGGGAGTCTATGGACACATGACCCCTGGCGTAGAAGCCGGTCAGTCTGTTGCGGCTGGTCAGCAAATTGGCGTCATAACCCCTGATATTCGGCCAGGTGGCGGGAATAACAGCCATCTTCATTATGAATGGTGGAAGCAGCAAAGAGGTCCCGCAGGAAACCTGCTCGACCCAAGCGACAGACTGCGCAAAGCGATATACGGTTCGCCTGCTTCAATGAACAGAGGTCCTCAGTCTTCCCTCCCCGGCGCCTTCACCGGGATGGGCGGACCCGATGAACTGTTTGCCGTTGAGCAGGTGCAGGGGATCCTTCCACAGGTCGTGAAGGGTGCCGTTGAGAACTACGAAAGATTTAAGGTCGCTGTCGAGAAAGACCTTAATTCGCTGAATTCACTAAAAGAGGTGGAGGGTTTTGGACTTGACGCACTGGATTGGGTCAAGAATAAAGCCCCACTGGGCGCAGTTGGACCCGCAGCAGACAAGGCAATGCGCTCTGACATGAGCGAAATTCTTGTGGAACTTGTCAACAATCGCATGAGCCAGCTTTCTACTGCTCAGCAATCCATGCCCAGCGGTGAAGGTTCGCCCCTCAACGGGATACTCAAATATGAGGGGCAGCTTAGCGAGCTTGGCTTTACGACGATTGATCTAAATGGCCAATTCTCCAAGGTTGGAGAATCTGTTTATCAGCTCGACCAGAAGCTTCTTAGCGCATCCCAGTCCACTGAAATGTGGAATGCAAGCCTTGGCCAAAGCGCCAGCACACAGGAAAGGGCCGGATCGACTGCGGAGAGGACAGCCAATCAAGAGTCCGAAAGGCTGAAGAAGATTGGCCAGTTCGCTGGCGCAAGCATCCAAACCCTAAGCGGTGTTGCGATGGGTATTGGCGGCGCCCAGATGATCGGCAAGGGTGGCACCTACAACACCCTGATGGGCATCGCCTCCATCTTTGGTGGCATCTCCAGCGTCGCTTCTGGCATAGGCGGCTTTGGTAACATGTTTGGCTTGAAAGGTTTTGCGGATGGTGGCAGACCTACCCCCAACGAGCCAGCCTGGATCGGGGAAGAGGGAATGGAGCTGTGGGTTCCTGATAAGCCGGGGACGATCATCTCAAACGATGACCTAGATGATCTATATGTCCCAGGACTTGATGACAAAAACAGTCCTCCGGTTCCTGCTGGCAGGTACTCTCGCAAGGAGTCTGGCGGGTTCTCTTCGGAGTCTGACTACGATCAATCTGGCGCACCTCTGTCCTATGGCCGATCCGTGCCATACCAGCGCAGTGAGACCACAAGGGAGATTGATCGCCTTGAGCGGGTCGCCGCAAACCCACGCGAGCTGCCCCCGATCAAGTATGAAACCCAGCGAGTCAATCAGTATGAGTTTGTCACCCCTGACCAGCTTGAGGAGTCCAACGCAAGGACCGCGAAGGCTGCGAGGGCGCAGACAATCCGCGAACTTGCTGATAGCCTGAAGACCCGTAAGCGCATCGGACTCTGAAGTGAAAAGTGATTTTGCAATTGTTAGTTACATTCGCTTCAAGGAGCGTCGTGGAGGCCCTTATCTGCCATTCGCCTACCAGAACTATTACATCAACGAAACAAGACAGTACCAAGGTGTAGATTACAATTTTGCCCCGCTTGGTGTCTCAGGCGGTGGCGGCAGGCAAGGGGGCGAGCGTGGCAGAGGTGCAATTGTCTGCCCCTCTAACACCCTTGTTCAGAACATTTTTTGGGAAGCGGACTCAAATAGGTGGCTGGTGGAAATCGCCTCAGTTGAGGTTGATACACAGAGCGATCAAGAACTTGCACTGATAACCAAGCAGTTTTGGTCCTGCCGCATTGAAGGCAACATTGAAATTGGCAAGCCTGGGTATTCCGTTTTACAGCTGTCGAGCCCTCTTGACACGGCTAATGCTATAGTTGGCGGCAGACCTCTTTCTCAGTTTATGGTTGGAGCACTGCCAACAAGCGGGACCATTAGCGTATGAGCCTGCATGACTACCTTGGGCTCAAACATGGATTTGGAGCTGACCCAAGAGACGGTAAAGCCGCAGATTGCCTCCTCCTTTGTTTTGCACTTCTTGAAGAGGGTGGTGCTTTTGCCCCAAAGCTTGACCCAAGCTGGATTGAGATGGCAAGAGCTGGCCTCTGGGGCTCTCTTGAGGCAATCTGGAACAGAATGACGGTTGCTGTTGATGGCCCTGAGCCATTTGCAGTTACCCTCCACCGCAACAAGCCAAGACCCGATCACCCAAGACTTGGCGTTTCAACACTGATTGAAACAGGCGGATCGCTGGGCATTGTTATGATTCATGCAAGAAAGGGTGTGATCTGGCTACCGCTATCTACACCCGGACTGCCAAAGTTTCAATTCAGGAAGTTCAAGCAGTGAAGCCACATCTTCTGCCCATGCACTACCGGCTGGGGCGCCTGCTGGGCATGAGGCCGGAGGATGTCAAGCGCTTCTACTGGGAGGCCGCCAAGAAGGCCGCCGAGGGGCCTCAACCCGCTGTCGTGGCAGGCACTGGTGCCGAGACCCTGGCGATCATCGCTCTGGTCTCCTCTGCCATCAGCGTTGGCCTGACCATCGTTGCCCAGTTCTTCCGGCCCAGTGATGCCGCTCCTGGGCGCCTGAAGCCGGTCGCCAGGGAGGGGAAGACGATCAGCGATGGCCGCCGGTATGCCCCGAGGGACGGCTTTGACGCGCTACAGGATGTTGCGCCGATTGGCGAGCGAATGCCGATTGTTTTTGCATTGCGCGAAACGATTGGTGGTGTCACTTATGGCGGTATCAGGGTAAACACGCCGCTTCTTTGGAGCCAGATACAAACCATAAATGGCAGGCAGCTTCTTAGGCTGATTTTTCTGATTAGCGATGGGGGTGTTAGCGAAGTTGATCCAAATGGTTTTGCTATTGGCAATAACCTATTGAACGCTTACAACCTTGGCGATGGGACGCAGCTCGGTGCCTCCTATTCCGCTTATCTGAGAGCGAATGGTGGTCGCATAAAGTCGGTCAATCGTATTGCAGGCAGGCAAGCAAACCTTGATCCAGGCAACGCTCAGAACCAAGGTGGCGGGGATGTTTTTGAAGTTCGATCAATTGATGGTGTCCTTGCCCCCGACTTCTGCTCTGTAAGCAGGCCAGGGACAAACACGGCTTTTGGTGTTCACTCGCCAATTGGCAATAATCTTGGCTACAGAGTTAACCCTGTAATTAAGCCGAAGTACCAGGCGCAACTGGTGCCCAAGGGTGATGACGGCGATTCTAGGGTAAAATGCCAAGTCGATGAAGTTGCTGCGGCTCAAAGGCGAAAAGCAAAAGCATTCTTTTCCACTCGCTCTGGTTTTATTAGTGGCAATGCAAACGCTATTGGTAATACGCTAACCTATGTTCTTGACAGGTCGAGCGATGTAGAAACTGACTTTGGTAAAGCCCTTGACCCTGGCGCGTGGAGTGTCGATGTTGAAGTTCAGCGTTTATCTGGCAGTGCTACAACTGGTGTCGATTACAGTTCAACATCTTCTTCATCTTCTCTTTCTTTCGGTGCAGACGTACCGACCATAAATCAGTCTGCACTTATTGGTGGAATTCAGTGGCTGAATGCGAGCGATAATGTTGTTTCTAGTCCAGTTGTTACAATCACTAATGTATCAAGCAGAAAGGTAGAACTTAGCACAAAACTTCAGTACAGCGCATCAGGGTTGACAGACGCAGAAAAAGCCCAGCTCCTTTATTCAAGATTTAAGCTTACTTTTGTAAATAGCGCGGTTGATAACGATGACGAGCCATCTGTTTTCTACAGGGTTGGCGTAAAGCAAAACAAAAATATCCCGATAAACTACGACATTGACTTTGGCAATGAAACATTTTCACTTGACTACGGCTCAAGCACGACAGCCTATCAAGTTCAGTCCTCAGTGGATTCAAGGAAAACCGTAACCGCTCGTATCAACAAAAGCGAACTGATCAGTGAGCTGGCCGCTGACGTTGCATCTACAATTGCTGGCAAGCAAGAGCAGTGGGACGACTCTATACAACTCGGCGCTCTCTATAAATTTGGCACAGCCCTCCTTGTTTGCAGCTCTCGCAGCCCCGATGGTGAGGTTTTCTACAGCGAAGCCGGTTTTGAACAGCCGAGCGAAGAAGATCCCCCTCCAGGGCAAAGCATTACAGCAACCTTCACCGTCGTCAGGCCAGGGGTTGTCGCACTGACGAATCTTGCTGATCTTCGTGTTGATGGAAATGAAGACCAGCAGCCACAAAGATATGTGGGCACAAACTTCCCGCATCTGTTCAGAATTGATATTGCAACTATCACAACTAATCGCCCAACGGAACTTGTTGAGCTTATTGTAAGGAGTAACCTTGGGATTAGAATCAACGGTCTTTGCAACTTCAGGGATACAATATCTTATGGAGCCGCTGACGACAAGGCTTGTCTTGACTACAAAGGAGACACAGTTTCCCCTGGTGCAACATTAAAGCAGTATATCTATACATCGGGTGCCGTAACAACCTCTCAAATGAGGTACTCGTTTTTCAGGGTTCGCGTCCGCATTAGCGGCTCCAATGACCCATGGATTGAATTTCAGCAGTGCTACTGCTTCCGTGGCATTAGCCAGCAAAATCAGTTCAACACTATTCGCTTGCAGTTTCCGAGTGTGGCCCAATGGGAGATTGAGCTAGAGCCCCTCTCTGGCTGGGAAATCAGATCAGGCAACGCCAGCGGAACTTATGTCTTGATTGATGGGAAGCAGGAATCAAACTCAACCCTGATCACCAAAACTCGGAACGGGGTAACGCTTCAGGTTTACGGTAGGGAGGGCAGCGGCGCTGATATTGGTGTTGGGCCGGGGAATGAGCCTTTCAGGCTTCCTGCTGTCCGCAAGGCACCAAGCCAGGGATACGGAGATTTGGGCTATGGATACACCGATGACGACGGTGATAACAGAACTCAGTTTGTGGACGTTTTTGGCGCACTCGCTGAGACCTTTGTCTTTTCTGAAGTGACATCAACCGCTGAGGGCGGCCCCGAGCACGAGATTGTTGCAATAAATGAGATTGTCGAAAATACCACGACTCCGCTTTATCCCGATATAGCAACAGGCGGGCTCAACATTCTTCCTGGAAATACTTTTCAGCAGCTTGGCCAGCACTCCGCTTACGTCAACGCTGGATTCCCAGACTGCAGGCGCTTAAGGAATAATTTGACACTTGGCCCCAGCCACCTATTGCCAGATATAGCGCTAGAGCTTTTAACAAATTCTATCTATGGAACTGGTGAAGACGTAAGCGATGACCAAATAGATTTTGACTCCTTCAAGGAGGCCGCAGACTGGTGCCATGCTAACAGGTATTTCTGCGACATCGGCTACACACCACAAAATGTCATCGAATGGATCAGTCAAACAGCCGAACAACACCTTCTGCTGTTCCTTGAGATCGACGGAAAATTTGTGCTTAAGCCGCTTTTTCCCTATACACCGGGTAACTACACAGACTGGAGCCAAAAAGTTGACATCAAAGGGATGTTTGGCCTGCTGCAGATCAAGTCTTTCTCGTTCGCTGCTGTTGAAGAAGAGGCTCGCAGGCCAATTCAAGCTTCGGGCAAGTGGAGAGAGGAAAGAAAGGTCAGCAACGTAACAAATCCTGGCATATTCCCGAACGAAAGAGAAGTTCTGGTCAGGGAGGCGGATCCGAAGTCTTCCGATTCCGATCCAATTCAATCGTTTGACCTTTCAGACTTCGCTACAAACGAAAAGCATTTAATTGACTATCTCAAGTACAAAGCAAGAGTTCGTCGCCTTTCAACTCATGGCTGCACGATTGAGCTTACACAGGATTCTCTTCTTTCTCCGCTTAGGCCAGGGGATTATGTTCAAATCCCCGTAGAAATGACTTTCTATAGCGAGTTTAAGACTGGAATCATCAGGAGTGACGGTGTTCTAGTTGCAACTCAAGACATAGGGCCTGGCACGTATCCGGCCCTGGTTTGGAGTGGAACAGCCGAAGACAGCCCAGCGGAGGGAAGCATTGTTGTAGCGACTGATGGAACAGCGCAGCCAGAGGGGACTATTTTTTCCATAAAGGAAACCAGCTCAGACCTTAAAACTTACAGGATTACTGACATAAATCCCAGCGAAAACGCTGGCTTCACCCTTGATCTTATTGAATCGCCAATTGATAGCTCGGGCAGGCTGGTTCTGTCCCAGAATTGGGGAGGGACATCATCCAACGCCAACTGGGAGATCTTAAAATGAGCACCGTTGACTTTCCGTTGATAATTCCGTCATCCATGGAGTTTTCGCCTCCAGAATTTCCAATAGGCGAAGATGTAAGCATTGGAGGTGTCTATACAAGGCGCAGGTTTGGCAATCGCCCATCAGAGGGTAGACTTCAGACCGAGTTCAGTAATGTCGCAAATTCAATTGCCGCTTCTGTGCTAAAAAGTCATCTGGACTCAGGCGGCCTTGCCTCAATCAACTTTGACTCCTCCTTTTTCTCGGGTGCGGGAGTGGAATTGCTGGTCTACTTAAACAATAGCGCCTATCAAGGGCTTTCCTGGTACTTTGCCAAGGGGTCGCCGCCACGTATCAACAGGGTAGAGGGTGGCGGGCAGCTATCAAATATGTCCATTGAGTTCGTTGCTAGGCTGGTCGCAGGCTAGTACGCTCTTTTCCGCTGTTTCAGTCATGGGTATCGCAACCGGCGCAGACGCCTATGTTTACTGGAATGGCTTCCATGTAGGAAGCTTTATCTCTGCGGAGCAGCCGACTGAAAAGCCTGCTCTTGAGACGACTCCGCTTGGTGTCTCGGACAGAACCTATGTCAGTAGCAGGCTGAGAAACAACACCTTCTCTGGCACCCTTTTCTACGATCCTCAAGACTCAACCGCTAACTCACTGATTAACGCGATTGATCAAAATAACGCAGTTGATGGCGTAATGAAGGTCGAATGGATCAAGAACACGTCTGATGGAGCCAGGGAAGGAAGTGCCATTGTTACGTCTCGCGGTGCATCGGTTTCCGTTGGGGACTTGATGCGTGTCAACATATCTATTCAGTTTACCGGAGCCGTTACTGGCAGCTTCTAATGTCTGTAATCCTTGGTGCTGGCGGCGCAATTGAGTTCAGTCGTGAGTGGCCTGATCCCACTGCGCTTCCACAGTCCGCTGCCAAGCAATCCTCAATCCTTTGCCGTGAGCCAGGCTTTTGGACTGGTCAGCGAGTTTTGATCTATTCGCATCTTGGCGTCCCCCTAAAAATAAATGGCGCAGCATACGCTCCATGTCCAGACGGCCACAGGTTCTGGGGTGACAAGGGCGTGGCTGGCCCCAGAACCCTGCACAGAGGGTCGGATTCAAAGCCCTTTTGGCGCCTCAGCGACTCTTCGTGCTTCTGGGAGGATGAATCATCGGTCGGTCTCGTAAGACTCGTTTCTGCGTATATCCATAGGAATCAAATTGATCAGATAACTTTTTATACTTCCGAGTCGCACGCTGTTAGCAAAAACCCTGCAGGCTTGGTCCCCTTCTCTCCTGTTCACTATCAAAGTCTTTTGATAGCTCCATACGATTCGTCAAACGCTTACCAGCTCAGTGTCGAAGCTCTTGGGCTTGCGCTGTTTGGAGCAGGCATAGACAAAGAAGTGCCATCCACAAATCTATTTGAAACGCCGGAGCCAATTCAAAAATCTTACGACGACCCCGAGAGAAGAGGTTGGCACTTTTTAGCAGAATGCCGTGACTGGGCGCTGCAAACTGACCCGTCCGTTCTCGATTCAACCGCAATTGGCGAGGATTTTGGTGATAGCGTCAAGGATGTTGTGAGGGGGTCTGGCAGCTTCAACTGCTATATCCCTGTCGGCTTAAGTAGCTCTGGCAAGGTGGATGCAAAGAGCTTTGTAAGGCTTTCCTTGATGACCGAGACCGGATCCAAAGCCAGAGCGAGATTCAGGGTGCAGGAGGAGGCTTTGGGAACCTGCGAACCGGAAGAGACCGTCTGGTTTGAATGTGACATGCTGCTTGGCCCAGGGGAAATATCTGCGTCTTTTGATGGCGCGGTGAACTACAGCGCTCAATTCGTCGTCGTCAAAGATAAAGATGGCATGGGCATCAAGCCTGTAATAGGCGTTTTCTCCTAGCCGAATCAGTCCAGAACGGCTTGGCTAGGCTAGTGGCACGCTGTTGGGATAAAACGTGCCTGCTCTCGCCCCGTCCGACTCAAGCGGTTTCATAAACGACGCCGAAGACCAAGGAGCGGTTAAAGAGCAGCTTGGCGTACTGGTTGATATGCTGCGCCAAATTGGCGGAAACGCCAATGTAGTTGCTGGTGCTCTTGAGCAAGCCGACCCCCTTTCCTCGCCTTTCACTCTTTACGTCAACCCATATATCGGCTCAGACAATTTTGTAGGCGGATCTTACAACAGCTTTGAGGCTGGCTCGACCGACGAAGAGATTATTGCGAGCAAGCTCAAAAGAATTGAAAAGCAAAGGCTTGAGTGCGGCTATACCCCATATAGACCGTTCAAGAGTATCAACAGGGCCGCAATTGAAGCAGCGATCATTACGAGCAAGGAATGGTACACCTATTCCGATCCGAAGGCTCATGTTGACTGCGTAACGATTGTTTTAAGCGGTGGCGTTCACATTGTCTACAACAATCCCAGCAGCAGCCCTACGGGTCTGGCGAGCTGGGGGGAGTCAAAGACACCAACGATTGAAGAGCTGATAGCTTTCAACCCTGTTACAGGTGGTGTACTTCTTCCTCGTGGCTGCTCGATGTATGGGCAGGATCTACGCAAAACAACCATTCGCCCCAACTGGGTTCCAGCTGCTGTAGACGAAGCCGCAGACTACAGCAATCGCAGGGCGATTCTGAAGGTAAGCGGAACCGGATTCTTTTTCAATGCTACCGCCATGGACAAGGTGGGGCATACGGAATCCGTTCACCTGCTTGATGTATTCCAGCCGGGGAGCAAAGCAGAGCTTGATGCCTTCTACCTGAAGATTGCATCCGCTGTTGGCTCTGGCGCTGATCTTGCAAACGGGCTTCTTGTTACCCGCCCAAGCGAGCACGAAATCGTAGGCCCCATCAATCAGGCACAAGCGCCCACCTCCAGCTGGGATACCACTGCTGGTGCATCGCCTTACATTTTCAATTTCTCTGTTCGTTCTGAGTATGGAATGGGCGGTGCATTCTGGGATGGTGACAAGATAAGCGGCTTAAAGTCAATGGTTTGCGCTAACTTCACCGGCACAAACCAGCAAAAAGACCTGAGGTGCTGGCAAGTTTACGAAGGTGGCAACTGGGTTACTCTGACAAATTCCAGCCAAGATTACCAAAAATACATTGATACTTCACCGGACAATTTAAGAAGGAATCCAGCTCGTACGACCCGTCATATCTCCGCTATCAATGATGCCTATATCCAGAAGGTATCCATCTTTGGGATTGGCCAAGGCGAAGTCACGCTGGCTGACAACGGTGGCGAGATTACAGATAACGGAGGCAATTCTACCTTTGGTGGCTGCAGCGCCATTGCCAAGGGTTACAAGCGTGCAGCTTTTGCAAAAGATAAAAACTGGACCGTAGGCCGTATCAGGGTCCCCCTTAACCTGAGCGAGAAGCTGGGGAATCTTCGCAGGATATATCTTGGTGTTGTCGCCAGCGTAAGTAGTTCGGGGATCACCCTTACCAGTGGTCTTGCAATCGACGCCAGTTCAGCGACGACCCCGGCTGTCCTGCTTGCCGATGGCTACACCCTGGCCAGTGGCTCTCGAATCTGGATCGACAACCCCAACGGCCCGGACTGGAGGGCCACGCTGACCGGCTCTGCCTGGAGCAGCTCGACGCCTGCGGTGATCAACACCACCGGAGAGCCCCTTCAGGCCACCACGAACGCCCCTGCGGGCACTGCCGCTGTTGGCAGGCGGGTCTACATTCGCCGGGTCGTTGACACCCGTTCAGTGGCCGAGCGGAGGGTGTCCCTCCTACTGAACAACACCGCCAGCGCTCGACTGCCCCAGCGCGATTCGGTGCTCCAGACGGATCCCGCTCGATCTGGTGGTGCGATCAGCCGCGTCCTCGCACCTGGCGGCGAGGAGGTTCTGATTGTTTCTGGCGTTGGCGTTGGCGAAACCCCTGGCAGCGGGGTTGCGAAAACGGCTGAGATAACAATTCGTCGCGGCGCTCCCAGCAAAGCCTATGATACAAATGCAACTTTTTACCGGCAAGGGACTGTAGTTCGCCACCAAGGTAAGCACTGGCAAGCAAAGAACGATCTGATCAGTTCTGGTGCATCGCCTGATCCGCGATTCTGGGGTGAAGTGTTTGTTCACATGCCAAGCGCCTTCAACCCAGAGGATCCGATCAGTCAAGAAACTCCGATTTTGGTACTCGACACAGATACCAGCGACAGCGAAGATTCGACAACCCTTGGTATCAACTGGACAACCGCATGGACGGCTGCGGGTCCAATCCGTGACCAGTATCGGGCAAGTACCGACTACCTCGGGGCGTACGCTCTTTTGCGTGCCCTCGGCTTTACAGAATCTGCGGCGCACAACGCACTTGTGCCAAAGGTTCAGCAAGTCCGTGAGCTGGATCCCTCCAGTTCGCTTGATTTTCCTGTCGCTCCCGCTGGTGGAGCTACTACTGGACTTGGCAGCTGGGCGGTGGAGTTTAGAAGGCCGTCAACAATCCGCCTCTACAACCATCAATGGGAGTGGGCTGGATACGGAAACTACTCAAAAGCAATGCCTGCCGTCCAGCAGGACATGAGTGAATTCAACAAATTCACCTATTACTTTACAAACGCTTTTGGCGGCAGAGTAGTTCCAAAAGGCAGTAACGAAGACGGCTACGAGGTTTCGCCGCGTGGCCTCGAAGATATTGCGACCGGATCAACCATCAGCCCAGAGGATCTTGGCGGTCTTGGTATTGACGATGCCCAAAGAACTGACTTCCCAAATGGCATCCAGGTCGGCGCAACGGCCTTAGTGCAGGATCTTGAGATAAGCGGTCTTGTAACTTATTCCGATCAATCGCTTGCGAAGACCACCAGGAATGGTGCTGTTCAGCTTGCCAGCTACGAGGAGCTAACGGAGACCACCGACATCCCCATTGCAGGCAGCGATGCCTCGATTGAGGCACTGCCTCATGTTGTGACAATTGGCGGCCTTAATCGTTGGACAATTACTCAAAGCCTGATCAATGCCAGCACCGATGTAATTCCTGTTTACGTTCGGCAGGGAGCGACTAACAGAAACCTTGACCAGATGCTGGAAAATCCGCCAACTGACAAGGCATTCGCTGTTCCAACCTTGGCTAGGGCGGCTGAGTACGCCAACGCCATAATCGGAAGCGGGAATCGCACCGCAGAGATCAGGATTGCAGCCGGCCTTTACAGTCCTGGGTCGGTCTGGGAATGCAATGTCAAGTTTGTAGCATGGAACGCAGACCACACTGCGGTCAAATGGGCAAGCAACAGCCTTGGCACCAATAGTACGCCAAACAACTATTTTGATGGCACTGGTTACTACGATTTAGATGGATTCGACGACTTTACTTGTGTAAACTTCCACTCTTTTGCGATTAGTCTTGATTCCAACTCGGAATCCGGTGGCTCGCTTCAGGTAAACTGCATTCCGCTTAACATGCGATTCGCTCGGGGTTTTGACTTTGAGGGCGGATTTCACTTTCTTGGCCTACCGCACGTCATCCGTGCGGTAGCCGAAGGTAGGCTGGCGGCTACCGATCTTGTTTACAATTCTACTGGATTTGTCTATCCGCCGACAAGTTCTTACACGACAAACACAACCACAAACGTAGACACCTTGCTCAATGAAATATGTAAGGCAAACAATAGGAATCCCGACTACCGACCTTATACTGCAAGCCACCTGTTTGTAATTCTTGGTGGCAAATCTGATACCTGCGTTATCAGGGATTGTGTATTTGGCCCCGGCCTGCCAAGCCGAAAAGATTCGCTCGGGGGGACCCGTGGGGCACTGATCGCTATCTATGGTGACAGCGAGCCAAGTATCAGAAATATCTACATCGCTGGCGCAACCAAGGTCACAACAGCTGGAATGTTTGCCGGTGTAGCGGGAACCCCGGCACCCCTGCCGCAGGCTGGAAATGCTCACTATGGCGCATCGTCTGTAACACAGCCATGGGAGTGGCGACAAAGCTACCACACCTTTATTGGTGTCGATCCAGGCGAATATGGTGATATTAGCCTACGCCTTGGCGGCGGGACAAGTCTTCGATACAATCTCGGAAGCTCTTTTAATACTTTCTCCTACTATCGGGATGGAACTGGCAAGCTTCTGCCAAACCACATTCACCTAGTAAGCAACCCCTACTTTGATCAGTTCATACATGCTCCAGCCAACTTCAACACAAAAGGGGTGTGGCAGAGCGTTGGTGAAACGACCAGCACCCCAGGCCCACGGCTTCAGGGCTTTGTGGGGAGTTTTGGGGCGAACTCCTACAACTCTACCAAGACTCGTGGTGTGCTTGGCGGAAACATTGGTGTTGAAACGCCGGAGACGGGATTTACTTTTAGCCTTTCCCCCGGTTCCGCCGCCAACAGCGGAAAGAGTATTTTCCAGGTTGCCGGGATCGCCCAAGCTGCAGCCGACTCGACCGCCAGGCCAGATTTCGACTCTGTGAATGCGACTGCTCCGGGCGAGGGCTATCCAACTGGCGACAATCCCGTGATAACGTCCGATGGCAGCAAGGGTATCAATGTTGCTCTGCGCAGCTACAGGCTCGGCATTAGCGTGAACCGCGCTATTACCATTCCGTCCTTCAACACCGTTCTTTGAGCCATGCTTCCATCTGATCCAAATTACGTTCCCCTCGGAACCAGTCCCGAAGCACTTGCATCGCCGCTTTACGCTTCTCTTCTCGCTCAGGGTATCGACCCCTATGCAAGTCACTCCATCGACCAATCGTTGATTGATGCAATCGAGAAGGATGGCGGCAGCGCTCTTGCTGTATCGGGGTAATGGCCATGGTTCCGACCCTCAGCCAGAGCTAAGCTTATCTGCATCAGGAGCCCAAGGCAGTGATTTACCCAGCAACCCTCAACATTGAGATACTGCAAAACTCTACCTTCAAGGTGGTGTTCAGGGTTCTTGAGCGGTATCAACCAGTAAAGCTTCTTGATATTGTTGGCGGGAACCCATTCTTCAGTGTTCCATGTCACAAGCTGACTGCTAACACTAAGGTCGTCTTTGTTCCAATTGGCTCTGGATCTGCCAACCTGCTTTCCGACTCCCTCGATCCAGATATACCCTGCGGGATCAACCTTAATTCCGTCTATTTTGTCAGCTCAACGGGCTTGACAGGTGATGTTTTCACCGTATCAGCGACAAGTGGTGGTTCGCCAATTACGGTATCTGAAGAATGTTGCGAAAACCCCGCTATATGGGTTGGGCAGCCAAGTAATCTAACAGGTTATACACTTGACGCTGACCTCGTTGATCCTGTCACCGGGACACAGGCGGCAACATTCACCTGCACGCTTGAGGATGCGGCGAATGGTCTTGGCAGTGCATCTATGACGCCAGCCGTGACTTCACCACTGCAAGTGAAAGACTACGTGTGGGACCTCTCGCTAACAAATACCAGTGGTGAAAGGTACTATTATCTCACTGGCGCAGCACCAATACGACGGACGTACTCCCGTAACACCTGATGACAGCTATTGCACTTACAGAGATTGTTCAGCCGCTTATAGCAGCAAATGAGGCTGCAAGTGCTGAGACAGCAACCGTCAACGGCGAGTCTGTAGCGACTGTTGCCAACGCTTCATCGGTAGCCCAGCTTTCCGTCTCTCCAGAAGGCAATCAGATTGACGTTACCACCGAAGGAGCTTCGGAAGTTGCTGTTTCGGTGGCAAATGTAGAAGACGCTGCAATGGCGGCATTGGCACCATCCAAGATGGTCGTCGTTGCGATGAAGGGGGGTATCGGGGCTGACGGCGGCGATCAATCAATTAGCCTGCAGACCCTTGAGTACACTACCGCGAGTTTATCACCCGGCAGCACAGAAGATTTTATCCTAGAGTCAAGTCCGCTATTTGATCTTCTGACGGTATTTTCAGCTTACCCGGCATGGATTCGTGTTTACGGCACGAGCGCTGCCAGGGCAGCTGATACACGAACCAGCCCAGGCGGAACACCGCCAGCAGCCGGAACAGATTTCTACGCGGAGGTTGTAACAACACAATCGCGCAAGACCATTCGACTCTCTCCAATTCCTATGATACAGGGAACGAATGGTCAAGTTTTTCTTCGCGTAGCTAATTTGGACACCCAAAACAGGGAAATTTCACTCACCCTAAATACCTTGCAGTATAGCATACCTAGTGGGCCGCCGGAGCCGCCGGAGCCGTCATCTGCTTTTTATTGGGATGAGTTCCTAGTGGAGTCCACGGGGAATGAAAACGTAGTGGGCGCAGCGGAAGACGCTACGGCAACGACCCTTCTGGGGCAGCCAAGCGTATCCGCAGAGCAGGTGCAAGTATATATAGAAGAAGGACTAATTGAATCCGGTCAAGGCTCTGATTTTACTTACGAATGGTTTGTGTCTGGTATTGACTCGCTTAATTCAGCGCAAGAAGAATATGTGCGCATTGCTGTACGAAATAGCGACAACAGCCAGGCAAGCGAACTGGGAGTCGCAGGAAGCAAAGCAATAGCGGGAAAATCGCAACCGGGATCCTACGATGAATCATCAATCCAGATGGACCTAACCGGGATGGTTCATTTGTGCATACAAAGAGTCGGCAATATGTATTATTTGCAAGCCAAGGGCCAGCTTGTTGATTCTTTTTCTAACACAATTTCAGGCTTTTCCTTGTCTGCGTTTTATAGCTCGGCCACCAACGCTGCAACTTTTGGCCAAGGCCGTTTTACCTCTGGCGCCGCCCTCTACGGCACCGGCAACTTCACCCCGCCCACCGAGGCGTTCTACTCCCCCTGATCATCATGGCCTGCACCAAGGAAACCTACACCGCTACAGCAACCTGGACTGTATCGCAACTGGCCGATTTGTTCCGCGATGCGTTTATTGATGCTGGGCTGATGACAGCATGGTTCGATTCGTTCCTGAGCGACAGCATCGAGAATCGGATTCTGGAAGTCACCTACGACGGGACCAAGACGTATGGCAAAACTTACTACTGGTTCATGTTTGCCACTACTGGCGTGTGGTTGCATGTGGCGACAGGGTGGAATGCTGCGACGGATCAGCCAACTGGCACGCAGTATCTGGACTTCTTCGCCACCACGACAAACGCAACAGCCAACCACTGGCAGATGCTCGCTGCTGCTACGACCAACACCGTGGAGCTGGTGCGCTACACCAGTGGCGTGGATGCGGATCAGAGCTGGTTTGTGCTTAAGACTAGCGCAACCAGATTCTGTTTTACCATTGTGAATGACGCCATGACAGTGCAGCCGTGGATGGATTTGGCGAAGGGATTTTTTGCTGGGTTTAGTTGGGTTCTCCCCTACTGCGCTGGCCCTTCAGCAACAAATCGCAGATTCGGAACATTGACCTTTGTACGAGGCCCCGGCCTCAGGAGGGATTTGACTGCTGGCACGTTTTTGAATGGGGTCACTGACGCAAGCGCTTACAGCTTGCAAACTGCACGCATAGGTACAATTTGTTATGGAGCGGTTGGCAACCAATCAAACCAATTTACATTGAACAGCGACGCCTTTGACACGACCGGCGCTAGTGCAATAAGCGCTTCCTTCGGAGCCCGCCCCGGCGCCATCATCCTCCCCAATAACTTTAGCGGCACCAATCCCGCCTTCACCAGCAACAGCAATCCTGTATTTCACAGTATGCCGTTCATGCCATACATCTCTGAATCGCTGCCCGCTGATTTTGGCCTGACCTTCCACTACGCCACCAACTCATTTAGCCAAGGCGACACGTTCGTGGTCAGCGCTAGCACTGAGGAATGGGAGGTGCTGGACTTTGCCGCTAACGGCTCTGCTGTGACCGGCGCCTCTCCGCTGTTCCTCGCCCGGATGGTCTGATGGCGACGATTAACCAATCCCCTGCAGGTCAGGCCAGCGTCACACTCTCGGGGATCAGCTTCAACGGCATCACGGCCACCGCTACGCCGGTTCGCACTGGCCTGCGGCTCGCTGTTCAAGGCGGGAGCTTTGCGGTCAATCTTGGCTGTTCACCCCAACCACCCGGCCCAACTATTCCCACCACAGGCCAGATTTGGCCTTTGGGTATCCCTGTTGTAACTGCTTGAAAATTGGCACGGCTATGATTGACCTATCTATGGCAGGGCGCCATGAGACTTCTCGGTTCAATTCTTGAATCCCCACTGCTAGGCTCCATTGCCAACAGTGGAAGCCCTGCAATGAAACGGCAACCGAGCCTTGCCCCAACTTTCCTTGGCGGTGGCCTGCTCGCTGGCGTAACAGCATTCTTAATCGGAGGCTACAAAGTTGTTGACTGCGTTCGCTACCAAACAGCTCCCGGCCAATGCGATAAAGCCATTGATGCAAATGCTCCTGCCATAATCGGCGGTGCTGCTGCAATCTTCACTGGTTGGGGAGGCTTCAATACTTACAACAGAAAGCTACATGAAGATGATCCCGTAGCACCAGTGGTAGATAGACGAAGCCTTGCAACTGATACGCCCGAGTCTGAGCCACTACAAAGCGAGCTACCAAGCAAAGAAAGCATCGAGAACTACATGGCGCTTGGTGCGACTCAAGAAGAGGCGGCCAGATTCTTTAGAACCACCAGATACCAGATTCGCAAAATCTTAAACAAAGAAAAATCTACCAGGGACCGGGGCCGATGATTACTAAAGCATCAGAATTCTTAGCCGCTGGAACCATCGCATTTATCTGGCTGGGCCTACAGGAAGCGCTTATCAAACCTGCGGCCAAGAAGTTTTTCAAGCGAAAAGTCATCAAGTATGCACCTGTTGCGATGCAGTTCCTTGATGAGCAGATGCCGAGAATGATTGTCCAAAACGACGGCAAAACCATGGAGAGGTCTCTAATGGAAAGACTTGAATCAATCACAGGCGAAAGCTGGAAAAAGTCGGAGATTGATGAGTTTTTCTCGATCTATGATGCTCGTATCACAGCCGACAAACATCCGTCGTGACGAGCAAGATACCCACCAACAACTACGTCAACCATTACGACAAGTATAAGGCTCATCACCGAGCCTTCTTCCAAGCAGTTCTCGACCGTGTTGCCGAACTGGACCCTGAAGCCCTTCAGCCTGGGGGCGACCTGAGGGACATCTGGGTAGCCGCTGTCGAGGCGAAGGCCCCATCACCCACCCCGAACGACATAGCGCCCGCTGGCAGCCCCCCTGGGGCTCCCGTGACGTGGGAGAGCATGATCGAGCTGGCCAGGGTAGCTGGAGCCCGCTACCCGGAGCTTGTGGCGGCTCAGGGGGCTCTGGAGTCGGACTGGTACAGAAAGCCCTCTGGCACGCACAACTACTTCGGCCTCAAGGGTTCTGGAACCACAAAGTCAACACAGGAGTTCATTGACGGCAAGTGGATCACAATCAAAGATGGCTTCCTCAACTTTGGCAGCCCTAAAGAGGCTGTTGAATACCTTGTCAGCAGGTGGTACAAAAACTTTAAGGACTACAAAGGCGTAAACAATGCGCCGACAAGAGAAGATGCCGCAAAGATGTTGAGGACGGAAGGGTACGCAACAGATCCTGAATACGACAAGAGCCTCGTTCGCATTATGAATGAAAGGGCTCCCGCTGCAAAGCCTGTTACAACAGCTCCTGTCAAGCAGGGCAGCTCCCAGCTTATCGTCATCCCAGGTGCCGATGGGCCAAAGAAAACACCAGCCGATTTCGGCTTCAAGCCTGGCGATTTCCATGTTGTTGTCAATGATATAAAACAGGAGGCCACGGCTTTCGATCATCAAGGCAAACAGCTATGGAACGTGAAAGCACTGGCAAGAGGGGCTGGATCCGATTACGAATATCGCCACAAGAACACTGATACGCCTCCCGGCATTTATAGGATCGGCCAGGTCTATAAAGATTATGAACAGGCTGGTGAAAAGCCCGCCTTCAATCAAACCCTAATGTCTTACGGGTGGTACAGCTTTGACCTTGTAGAGCTTGAGAATCAAGAGGCTAAATATGGTAGAGCTGGAATCATGATTCACGGTGGCGGAAGTGCTTGTGGCTGGCCCGGTGCTTGGGCTCCGATGCAGCAGCTCTTCTCCACTCACGGCTGTATTCGGATGCACAACCTTGATCTCCGTGATAAGCTCCTGCCGCTCACTAAAAGCGGAGCCGTATTTGTAAGCGTCTTCCAGGAGAAGCTTGGCTAGGGAAAGTCGCCTCGGCTGGCCTGGCTAGGATCGGGGTGTTTACGCCTCGACTCCCATGCCGGGCTCATTTCTGATTGGGAGGGGACCCAACGGTTCGGATATTCCTGTCGCCGTTGACGCAGAGGGGAACTTCGTAATTGCTATTGATGGAGATGTTGAGGTCAACGCAGACCTTGGGACACTCGAAGCCGGTGTAGCCTCTATTGATGGCAAGCTTCCGGCACTTGTAGATGGCAGTCAGCCTGTAACGCCTGCTGGAATTGTTGATACTGGCAATAGCACTACTGTCAATCTAAATGCTGGCGCTACTTTTACTGGTACGGGGATTGAGGTTTCGCCCAAATATGGCACGATCTCCGTTTGCATTCTCTCTTCTCATGCCAGTGCCACCAACGGCCTGAAGCTTCAAGCTTCTCTTGATAACGTCAGCTGGGAAACAATTGAAGAGTACACATATCTTGCTGGCAGCGGCTTAGACTCCTACAGCTTTGCCCCAAGCGGTCGTTATTTCAGGCTGACCTACACAAACGGTGGCACGACAACCACCAAGCTTGCGATCTTCACCGTTTTGAGGACTGGCTACACCAAGTCCTCTAGCCATCGCATTGGCGATGTGATCAACGCGGAGAAAGATGCGGAACTGGTGAAAGCGGTTCTGGCCGCCATGAAACCGAATGGCGATTTTACCGATATTCACTGCACGGCAGGCGGGAATCTCAAGGTTTCGGTCGAAGAAACAGAAGGTCCAATCGAGACCGCCGTACCCGTTCGCACTCCCACCACAACCAGTGTGGCCAGCAGCGCCAGCAACGTAACGATCCTTGCGGCAAACGCCAACCGCAAAGGATTCTCGATCAGCAATATCAGCACTAGCAAGCTGTATTTGAGCTTTACCAATCCGGCAACAACAGCAAACTGCTTTATCGAAGTACCTGCCGGGGCCTTCTTGCTGCTCGATCAGCAGTGCATTGTTCCGAATGCTATCTACGGCATCTGGGCCAGCGCTAATGGCGCTGCTCAAGTCACGGAGTACGTCTGATGGCTGTTTTACTGACTCCCGGCGCCGCCCCGACCAATGCCGCCCCGCAGCCACTGGCGGCTACTGCAACGATCGGTAGCGGCACGGACTACGCCTTGGGGAACCACCGGCACCAGCGTGATACGGATCAGCTGGTGGTCAACCTGAGCGGCAGCAAGTTCGATCCGACTGCAGAGAACGGGATTGAAACCTATACGTTCCAGTGGCCTGCGCAGATCCTGGCGTCGGCGCTCAGTGCGGATACTGCAGCATCAGGATCGGCGTTTCAGGTCAACGCCCGGCTGAATGCCAGCTCGATCTACAGCGTCCGCCCACAGATCGAGGTGGGAAGCACCACGGGCAGCAGCGGCACGCTGGCGATCACGACAGCAGCGGCTGGCGACGTTCTGCGATTTGACATTTCACAGGCCGGTGGCGGGTGTCGGCTGGCCAAGCTGTACCTCACCGTGCGAAGGAACGACGCATGACGACTCGAAACTTCGTGCTGCTCGACCAGCAGACCGGGGCGATCCGAAACTATCCGAGGGTTGATGACGACCCAGTACAGGGCCTCGACCCCCGCTACGCAGTGCTCCGTGTGGTGCGCGAGCCCGCCCCCGAGATTCTCCCCGGCCAGCAGGCCAACCAGACCCGCACGGTGGACCTGGAGGCTGGCGAATGGCGCTGGGGCTGGAGCGTGGTGGACATCCCGGAGCCGGCGCCAGTTGCTGACTGGAGGACGTTTAAGCGCACTCTGCTGAGCCACCCCGCGATCAATGCGTTGCTGGGCGGCGGGGTGAGCACAGCCCCGGCTGCAGCGCTCAGCCTGCCTGCCACCCTGCTGGCCGCTGCCGGTGGCGGCGACGTGGACGATTTTCGGGCAGCCTGGCTGGGCCTACGCCGGCTGGGGCTGGTGTCCGCCGAGCTGCTGCAGGAGGTGCGCGGGCTGGCGATTGCCCTCCACCTGCCCGATGGATTCGTGGCGGCACTGGGCGGCTCACTGCGGCCTGCTGCAGTGAGCGTGGGTCAGGAGTGGGTGGATGCTGCCGGCGATCTGTGGGTGGTGACGCAATCCCGTGGCGAGGGCGGGCAGTTCCTGCCGGATGATCCCGCAACCCCTGAACGGGAATCGCTGATCTGGGAGAGGGTGGACTGATGGTGATTATCTGGGTTGGGACGGGGAGGTTTAGCGCCTACATTGAAGGATTTAGCAGCTTAACTTTTGGTGGGCCTTTTTTCTTCGGCGGCTGGTCTATCGGCACTGCGGGTGAAAATCCGTTTGGTGTCGGGATCAGAGGCGCTGGTGTAGACGAACCAATCCACGACTCATCCGGGAGCATCATGTAATGACAATCTCACCACTTCTCAAGGTCAAAGAACGCATCGTCGGCCCCTCTGGGATCTACAACATCCAAAATGAATGGTACGGCTACGCCGACGAGTTCAGATACACGATTGGCCTGGCTGGTCTGATGGGGTTCGGCGTGGGCTGCTGCCCGCCTGAGCTGCTGCCGGATGACATGGCGCCAATGCCAGGCACAAAGGATCGCTTCAGCCCGAACTACGGCACCTATATCCACCTGCCTTCGGCCAGTATCATGTGCTTCCTGCCAAAGCACTTTATTGATATTCAAGGCGGCGCCAATACTAATGCCCCGACTTACGGGCAGCCCATCGTCATCAGCAATGGCCAGACGGGCAACGCGGTGCTGGCACGATCTTTTAGGGACGGCGGTAGCGAACTAGCTGGTGTGTTCATTGACAAGTACCACCCGAGTAATTGCCGCCCTGACGGCTCTGGGCTGCCAAATCGCGCTGACGCTTCGCCTGGCGGCTATCCAGATAGCGGTGGAGTGGCTGCTTCTAGACCCCTTCATTGGCCTGTATCGACGAACTTGGGCGGCATCCTTAGGAGCCCGTTCAGCCTGTGCAATAGCACCGTGCTAAATCCTGCGGCCACCACGCCAGCAAACAATCTTGGCGGCTGCTGGGCATTGGCACGAAGCCGTGGCGCAGATTTCAACCCCGTGCCGATTTGGGTGTATTCGCAGTTGGCGTATCTGAGCCTCGCCCATGCACAGGCTTTGTTAGGCACCGACGGCCTGCCCATCAGTGGTGCGACCAGTAATGCTGCATGGATGGATGTTGCGCCTTATGCGCCTAAGGGCAGCAACAATAACAACTGCGCTGATGTCGACAAAGCCTCGCTGCGGTTTGATCGCACTGACATTACAGGCAACGTCAACAGTGGTCGTGCTGGCGAAGACCACCGCGTCTTCACTGGTGCCGCGTGGATTGGCAGTGTGTCAACCCCTGCGCTCGCAGACACAACACACAACGGACAGCTCAGTGGCATTGTTGACCTCAATGGCAACCATTGGGAATGCGCTCCGGGGCTGACCAATACTGGAGGCAATAACGCTGGATATCGAATGTTGGCGGATTCAGTGGGCTGGAATACTATCAACAGCAATGCCAACATTTTATCAGCAAGCACAGTAAGCCTGATTGCAAATGTCAGTGACAACGGAGTTTGGTGGACCGATGCCAATGCATGGATTTACATGATCCCGGCGATTGGCGGAACGTACCACCCGGCCAGCTCGTGGAGCGGTGAGGCAACTAGGCAAGCTATGACCGAGTGCTTGCTGCCCCGTGAACCAGGAACCAGTACGACGCAGACGAGAACCAACCGCTTTGGAGGTGATGGCTTGGTCCGGCGTCATCTAAACGACTTGCTGCCTCTTACCGGTGGTGCCTGGGCCAGCGGCGCCGCCGCAGGATTGTTTACAGTCATTCTGAACACCAGATCCGGCGACGGCGACGGCGGCTTCGGTGCCCGTTGCCTGCGCCTTCTGTCCGCGTGAGCGGACATGCAATGACCACCCTGCTTCAGATCCTCGAACAGATCAGAATCGTATGCCCTACATAATCCGCTTCACCGCTGGAGTTGCGCTGAAAATCCTCAAGGTCACACCACGAGAGGCCATCGGCTACGGCCTCAGCAAGGAAGACGCACAGCGGCTGGAGGCAATCGCCACGTAAGGTGTGTGCAGCCCTTGAAGCGGAGAGTTAGGCGTCCCCGACTACCAGGCCCCATAATTCCCCAACAATCCACCACCACCTCACCGGGCGCCGCGCTAACGGCCCCGGTTTTTTGTGTAACAGAGTGACTCCGCTAAAAAACTATAGGTGACGCGATTCTGTCAATAAAAGCACGATCTCCCGCAAGACTCGCCTGATCACGCAAAAAGGTCCCCCTGAAGCCCGCCATAAGCAGGATGTCATGCCCCTGTTTCACTGCTGCTTGCAGACCCTGAACATTGCTGTTGAGTGGCCATGAGTGATCGGTGTCGAGTATTACAGCCTCTTTGGTATTTCTGAACTGCCCTTGATTGATTGCCGTGGCAGTAGGGCCAAACCAATCAGCCCCCGTTCTTTTCATCCATCTGGCCTCATTTTGCCCCCTAGATGCGCGGATCCCGCGTGCATAACTAACACCAATGAGTTTATCACTCCATTTTTTCACCCATTTAACAACCTGACCCTGAAACCATCTAGTGGATGACGCCATGAGTTCATTGCCCACCTCAAAAACTACGTTGTCTCGATTGGCAAGTGTTTCCACACTACGCCTTACGTGCGCACGTTGATACCTGTTCCACCTGCCTTTTGTGTGAACTTGATCGTGGCTCTTTGGCCCGAGACCGTTGAAAGCATGGGTCTCCCAAGCCTTTGGAAAAATATCAGGAATGGATCCCTCAAAAAGGCTTACAACGGCAACTATGTTGCGCCTTTCTGCCGCTGCAACAGCTTTGTCTAGGCGGTGATAGTATGCGCCATTAAGCGAACCATCCTTCTTCCACGGCAAATCTTTAACCATTATCGTTCCGCGTGAATTTGAGCCCCACAGGCTACCATCAGCAATCATTGCTTTATTCTCAACAGTCCATAGCTTGGTGACATTGCCGGTGATCCTGTCAATACCAACAGTCTCTCCGTTCATCCTCTGAACAGTGTTCCATGTGTGGTCGCCAGCCAAGCGGATTGGCTTGCCTTTCCAGCGAAAACCTGAATTTTTTATGGACAAGGCCATGGTTAGCAGTCATACAACCAACACCGTAGGCGATTAAGCCTCAAACTGCAGTAATTGAAAAGCTTTTTACAATAAATCTAAGCTTGTTAGTGATGATCTGCAGTTTTTCCCTTACCGCTTGAGGAGTGCATCCAATTTGCTCAGCTATTTCTTTTGTGGAGAGCTGGTCTTCGCCTATTCCATACTTTTGCTTTATTATTTGTTGCTCTGACTTCGTTAAAGCATTTATCGTCATCAATAGAAAGTTAATCTTTTCGCAGGTATCCTCGTTTTCTCTTATCTCAGACTCAACGTCAGCGCTAATAATATCTGCCAGCGAGCAGGTGTCTCTGAGGTTTGCCCTTCCGCCACTTGGTTTGAGGTCAAAAGAGATTATTACGGGATTCAAGGCCACTGCTGTTTGTATCTTCTCCGGGCTCTCTTCGTTAATAGCTTCGGCTATCTCAGTAAAAGATGGCTCTCGCATCAGCTCTGCGGAAAGCCTCGCTTTTGCCTCTTTCGCTTGCTTGATAGTCCTCTGTATATGCGCTGGGACCTTGATAGCACCTTCTTGTGATTCAATTGCTCTTGTTATGGCCTGTCTGATCCACCAGTAAGCGTATGTACTGAACTTGTAGCCCCTGCTTGGCTCAAACTTTTCCGCTGCTCTTGCCAAGCCTATAGCACCCTCCTGCATTAAATCCTGCAAAGTCATGTGAACTTGCCTTGCCTGAGACTTTTTTGCAATCGTGACTACAAGCCGCATGTTGGCCGAAATCATGCGATTTCTGGCTTTCAGTCCCCTCCTGGCAATTCTTCTTGACTGCGGATCAAGAGCCTTTAGCGATTCAGCAAGATTTGCGTCTGATACCTGATCAGCAATTTGATTCTCCCTCAAAAGCCTCATCATCTCCTGAACCTGCGTACCAAGGATTATCTCTTCGTCGCAAGTCAGAAGAGGGACTCGCGCTACATCACGCATGTAGTCCTCGAAGCTCATGGCGCCAACCTTGCTTTCGAGTAGCGATGCTTTTCATACCATCCAGCAAGCTCTGGCATCCAATCACGAAACTCTTCCATTAAGAGTTCGCATAGCTGTCGAATCTCAAGCTGGGCGTCAAGTTTGCTCCTTAGATCAAAGAAGTGCATCAATGACCGAGCATTGAAGCTAACAACAAAGTGCTGCCTTGTATCAAATGGGATAATGGATCGCGCTTGCTCCTCCGGGCTGCCAGCTCTAATTCGCCTTGCATAAAGAATTGCAGAAATAAGGCAATGCTCTAGGTCTGCATCACGGTCTATTTTGTCATAAATGTACCTTTTGCCATTGCGATCTCTGTACTCTCCCACTGGCCTAAGATAGAAGACTTCCTCCAGTCCTCTTGTTCCATTAGCCACATCACAGATGCGCTTGCCGGAGTACCTAAAAGATTGCACGTCCCAGGAAGTTGATACCCTGTGAGTGCGACCTTGTTGCATCACGGAATGTGGAAACCATCCCACACTAAACGTGATCTGGGGATGCTCGTAAGGCCCCATGTGACCCTTTTCGCCAGCAAGTAGATTCCTCACGCAAATCTCTGCAGCTTTTCCTTCCTCCGGCGGCTCCTCGTCTCCAACAAAATCCTCGCTGTAGTCTTGGTGCATTGCGTACCAGACCACTTGATTTGGATTTGGAGTTCTTGTGAGAGTCTTTACCTTGAAAAATGGATCCACGGCGGGGTCGTGGCTGGGGGCAGCCAAACCCTACTGACGGGCAAACGCAACTGTCAACACCGAGACCGGCCTAAGGCGTCCCAGTCTGCTGGTCGTTGTTTTGATGGACGGCGTAAATCGCCACCGATATACTGCCCGCGCCAACCAGCAGGGAGATGATCAGAGGGAGTGCCCAGCTGGCCAGTGAGAACCCGCCTGACTGCCTGCTGTAGTTGGTCTCCAGTGCCTGGATGCGATCGGTCAGCCGGTCGGTCCTTTCGGACTCTTTGTCGATCCGCGAGGACTGCAGGTTCAGGCGATCCAAGGTGGCTGCCGCCCCAACTTCAATAGCTTGGTGGACAGATGTGAGCTGGCCCTTCAGCTCGCCCAGGAGGACCCAGATCCTCTCGTTTTGATCGCTTGCTGAATCCACGAGGCCGGTGCCGACACAGCACTGTATCGAGCCGTCCAGACCAGTTCACGAAAAGTAACAATAAACGGCAATGTATCAGGCTACACCTTTGCAAAGGTCACGAATTCGGGCTGATTTTGGTACTTGCCATGCCTATCGCTGTAAGATGTCAAACAGTCCTCACCCTCAAAAAACAAAAGCTGGCAAACTCCTTCGTCAACGTAAAGCCTACAATCGGCGCTCGATGCGTTACTGAACTCAAGCGTGAGGTGCCCTTCCCACTCGGCTTCTGCTGGTGTTGTATTTGCGATAATCCCAAGTCTTGCGTAAGTGCTTTTGCCGAGGCACACTACTGTGATATTCCTCGGTACTCTTAGCTTTTCAACCGCAACTCCAAGTCCGTAAGAATGAGCTGGCAGGACAAAGAAAGTGCCATTAGCGTCAGAATGTAAATGTGCAAGCTCAAGGTTTGCAGTGTTGAAGTTTTTGGGGTCGATGACTGTTCCTGGGATGTGCCGGAAGATCCTAAAGTCATTGGAAGAGAGCCTGATGTCGTAGCCATAGGAGCCTGTTCCATAGGACAGCAAACCAAGTGAACGACTTTCATCGAAACGGACCATCCCCTTTTCAAAGGGGGAGATCATGCCGTTGTTAACTGACTGCTCAATAATCCACTTATCACTCTTTAGCATTTAACCAGGGATCCTAAGTTGACGATGGTTTCCGCTTCCAGTATCGCTTGCCAGTGGCCTAGTTGACAAGTGGGGCAAGCAAAACTCAAGCTGCTCGTTACCAAGTACACATCCATACACATCACAGGAAAACGTGTAAATATTTCCAGAGGGAAACTTTGATGTCTTTGTTGTTGTTTCGATGTAATTGATTGTCATGCCTTTGTCACCAAAATATCTTGGGTAAACCGTTTGACCGACTTTCGGGGGAGATGGCTTCAGCATTGTTGCTATTTGGCTGTTGGGCGGGCCGAATGGGTTGAAATGCTCAGGTTTGCATCGGCTACAGACATGGTAGCGCGACAACAAACAAAATTCCACGCCCTGCCCGCTCAAATCCGCTGCAGCGTGCAGCAGGGATGCTCAGCCTGGCCCCAAGGGCTCGCCATTGGCGCCCAGGAGCCCGAGGCAGACCCCTTGACCGGCCCGAGGGGGGATTGACCGCTCGACTCGCCCTAGGAGCCCGCGCAGCCGGAGATAACTGGAGGTGACAGCCTGCCAGTTATCTCTCTATGGCCGGGGTGTTTTAACTCGCCTATGAGGATCCCCATGCCCAATCTACCACGTAATTCCGGCAGGGCGCGACTGCAGCCATTTCCGCTCGACCCCCTTGGGGCGCCCTGAGGGGCTTGACAACCTGCAAAGAAGGTAATACCCTCAAATAGCCAGTCTATCGGTTTATGGCCAGAACAACTATTTACATTCCCGACAAAATTTATCTTGATCTGGTCAAGGAGCAACAAAATGAAAGATTGACTTTTTCGGGAGTTTGCTCGGAAGCCTTCAAAACTTATTTGAGGCAAAAACGCAAAAAAGCGGAATCTGCAATGTTGAATGAACAATAAAAAGCCCCCGCTGGCAAGGCAGGGGCTTATCTCTTTACCCAGCCAGATCGTAGCGCACCACCGATCAAAAGGCAAGCACTTCAACCCAAATGGCAACCCAGGAAAAGACTGTTGTTTTTAGGTCCTTATCAGCTCGTGACAGATTCACCCTTGTAGCTAATGCAGCTTTAAGGGATCCGCGTATCAGCTACAGGGCCAAGGGAATTCTTGCAACATGCTTGTCGCTCCCTCAAGATTTTGAATTTACAAGAAAGTGGATTGAAGAGCATGGCACGGAAGGTCGTGATTCAATTATTGCAGCGCTAAAAGAACTTAGAGGCTACGGCTACTTAGAAAACATTAAAGAAAAAGATTCGCGAGGTCGAATTTTGGGTGAATTTTACAGGTTCTCCGATGAGCCAGCCCCGGCCCAGGCACCCGAAAAGCCCCCCTTCGAGCCCTCTGACCGGCGCCCTGAAAAACCGGCGTCCGGGTTTCCAGTACGCCGGTCCCCCGATGAGGCCCCAAAAAACTCTGTCACAGTACCGTTATGTCCCAAATCGACTGCGGCAACAGATGATTTGCGCGATTCTGAAGGGATTGTGAACGAAGGGGTTGACAGGGTGGGTAGATTACCCGCGTACCGTGTCGGTGCGGGAAACATCAGTAACGGAAGAACGGAGTCAGGCATCTCCTGCCTTCCAAGCAACCCCGGCCTTCAGGGTTCAGGAAGCTCTCAGCCAGAGAGGCAAGGAAGCCTCCAGCTAGAGAGGCAACCTGGCTTAAGTGTCTTAAAAACCCCCACGGTTGGGGAAGGTGTCGGGAAGGAGTCTGAGGAAACCCCTAGGAAACCCCTTGTAATTTCGGATTCTCTTCACATTCCCGCTTGGCTTCAGCCATATAAGCCTTACTTGCTGAAATGGCTGGAGAACAGGAAAAAGAAGCATAAGCTGGATCCAGAATTTACAAAGTTCACGTTAAACGGATTAACGTATGCAAGGGATCTTGGTGTTCTTGCTGAGTATTGTGAGTATTCTGCTGAAATGAACTGGAGGTCTCTTGGTTTTGCAGGCCATAAAGAGTTAATACAGAAGCTTGCAAAAGAACACGGCAAAGCCATAAAACCAGAAAAGCCTGTCATGGCTGATATTGTCTATACCCTTGGCGTTAACAAATGAAAGCGGCAGAAGCCTCTCAAGTTATCTCCCAGATGAGAACCTGGGATACATCAGAAGTTGAAGACTCTTTTCTTGCTTCTTGTGTGTATTTTCTTGAAAATCAAATTGGCTCAGCCGATCAACTTTGTGAAATAGTTGCAAGCGTTAACAAGGAATGGTTTAGCCATGCTCACAAGAAAGCTGTCTTCTATGTTGTAAGGAGAATTGTTCTAGGATCTGGAGATACCGCCTTTGTCATTCCTGGCAGTATTGCCATGATGGCAGAAAAGATTCTTGTTGCTGGTGGTCATGTAAAAGAATGTGAGCATATTCAATCTGTTACCAACTGTCCTTCCCTATTTTTTGACGTTCAATCGCTTGCTAGTATTATTCCGCTCTGGCGTATAAAGCTAATAAGAAGACAGCTAAGGGACAACGCAGAACAGATTATTGACTTGCTTGATGCAGATCCAGATCCAGAGGTATTTGAAAATCAAATTCCAAATCTTATAGAAGCTCAGCAAGAAACCTGGCACAACGCTTCTGTGTCAGGTCAGAGCGGTGCAAGCTGGGAGGAAACAATCGAGAATGTGCTAATGCCCTTGCCAGATGACATTTCCATGTCAACTGGTTTGAAGGTTTTAGACGAGGAGATACAGGGTGGAATCGCAAAAAGATACTCTGTCTACTCGGGCAGGCTAATAGTTATCGCAGCTAGGCCGTCTATGGGTAAAACAGCTGTCTCTGTTTGCATTGCAACAAGTCTTGCGCGGTATTCTGGTGATGTTGCCTTTTTCAGTCTTGAGATGTCAACTGAGCAGGTTCGTTACAGGGCGATAGCCTGCTATGACTACCTTACTCTTAAAGATAATTCTAATTTGACAAATCCAATTAGGCTCGGGAATCTGCGCCACAGGTCATACACGCCAGATCAGCGCCAAAGACTTCAAGCTATTGGGGGATCCGGTTTTATACAAAGATTTCATATCTTTGATATACCAGAAAGCCTTAGTACCATTGCTGCAAAGATTAAGCTCTTGTGCAAAACAAGGAAAAATCTTTCCGCTATCTTTATTGATTACCTTCAGTTGATTGATGGCTGCTCCGGCGATGCAACAAACTCTGAAGCATCAAAAATTGGTGACGTAACAAAAGCCCTTAAGCGACTTGCAAGGTCTTTTGGCATAGACATTATTCTCTTAAGTCAGCTCAACCGAGGAGTTGAAAACAGAAATGACAAGATGCCAAACCTTGCTGATCTTAGAGCGTCTGGCCGCATTGAAGAGGACTCCGATATTGTTATGTTCCTACTTCGACCATACTATTACGACAAAGAAAAGGATCCCTATGAACTTGCTATTGGTGTAGCAAAGAACCGCGAGGGAAATTGCGGCGTTTTACAGTGCAGTATTGAGGTTCAGAGTTCCGTCGTTTTTGACCGTACATTTCGATGAAAAAAGTTCAAATCTCCTCTGCGCCTGACTGGGCGGCAATCTTTGCTAAACGCCCGGACCTTGAGGCACCTGGCTACCAAGAAATTCTTGCTCAAGTTAGGTCAAAACAGCCTGATTACGAGGCCCAGAGAATCAGGGAAAAAATGCAGCAAATCCACAAGGAAAAAACCAGCGCTAAAAACAGAAATAAGAACAGAAAGAAATAGACTATCAGTGTTGCCAAATGGCGTTGATTCTGTTTTCTGCGTCAATGATTGCTGGGGCGAGAGCTGGCAGGCATTGCGGCGCATTGAGCAAAATCGTCTGCCTAATTTCAGCCATGTCCTTCAACAGCGCATGGATATTCGCTGGAATCTTCACGGAAGTTTCCATGTGATTTGTTCTGTTGTGGTGCCACTCCAGCTACTCGCCTGGCCGGGAGAGGCGTTTGCCTGTCAAGCCTAGCCTCGCCTACCACTCCGGCTCTGGCATGTCGTCATCGTCGCTGGCTGGCAACTCCAGCATCTCCTCCAGTCTTTCGATCTGGACCGCTTGGAAGTCGATTGGCGGCATAGGCATCCTCCTGAGGTTGCGCTTGCTGTTCGTTGATTGTTCGATGCCGTTCACGTCGCAGTACCGCTCGTACCAGTCCCTTACCATGCTTGGGGTCACGAAACCCTGAAGCAGGTTGGCAACCGATGGCACGTCCTCCCCCTTTTCAAAGAGCAGCTTTGCGGTGATCCGCAGAATCCGGTTCAGGCTGGTTGCGCCTTTTGTGCTCATGGGTGGCTTTGCACTCGTAAATATGGTAGGATCAGAGGCGTACATCAGTTTGGGGTGCGACCCCGCGATTCGTGAACATCAACGCTTTTACAGAGAAGCAGATCCAAGAGCTTAACCAGACTCTCTCTGGTGCCGCTGTCAAACAAAGGGAGCAATCTGGTCGCAAGCTTTCCTACATTGAAGGCTGGTGGGCGATTCGTGAGGCAAATCGCATTTTTGGCTTTGGCGCTTGGGACCAGAAACTGGTTGACATCAAGTGCGTTGCCGAGAAAGAAAGGAAGATTGGCCGTGACAAAAGGGATGGGTGGGGTGTTTCCTACATCGCAACCGTTTGTGTCGAAGTTGCAGGCGTTATTCGTGAAGGCGTTGGCGCTGGTCACGGCATTGACGTTGACCTTGGCCTAGCTCACGAGTCTGCTATCAAAGAGGCTGCCACTGATGCAATGAAACGTGCTTTCATGACATTTGGCAATCAGTTTGGCCTTGCTTTGTATGATAAGGATCAGCAAAGTGTTGAAGATAAGCCGCTCTCCACGGAAAGCGTTTCTTCTGAGGCTGACAAGGTAAATCAGGCGTTCATGGACAAGCTCATGAACAAAATGCAAGAATGTGGAATCGACTCAAACGGCATCAGGACCCTTAAGCATATTCTGAGGGTTGAAGATTTCGATCAAGTCAAGGAGCCCATCCGTGACAAGCTGATCGCAAACCTTACCCCGGCTTATGCTGAAAAGCTGAACCTTGGCCAAAACAGCAAGGGCGATCAGGTGATCGAGATCATCGCAAAAAAGCTTGAAGAGTCAACCGCGAGCCTCCAACAAGCGGCAGACGACGCTTTCGGTTGATCACACAAAAACTTAAACCTTACTCTTTATTCAAGTGACAGAAAACACTTCGGCAATCCAAGCAAAAACCCAAGGCGAAACACAGGCGCTATCGAGGTGGGATGCGCTTGCTGCAGAAATTGCTATCGCCACCGAAGAGTCTCAGTTAAAAGCGTTTGACTATGAAGATAAATCTGAAAACAAGGAAGCACGTTCTTGGGTCTTTTCGTTGCGCAAACTTAAAACGAAAGTTGAGCAAGCCAGGAAAGACGCAAAAGCGGTTCACCTTGAAAGGGGTAGGCGAGTTGATGATGCAGCAAAGCTGTTGCAGTCTGCAGTTCAGTCCTTGATTGAGCCTCATGAAAACGAGATCAAGGCAATTGAGGCACGAGAGCAGGCAAGGATTGACGCTCACAAGGCTGTGCTTGATCGCATTGCTTCACTTTCCGATGGAGTGACTACTGCTGACGAAGCTCAGGCGAGACTCATTGAACTTAGCGCAATTGATATTGAAGGCTTAGAAGAGTTCTCCAAGGCTGGAGCAAATCGACGGCTTGAGACGGCCGAAATGCTCAAGTCAATATGGAATCGCCTTGTCATTGAGGAGGCTGAGCGTGCAGAGCTGGAGGCACTCCGAGCCGAAAAAGCCAAGCTTGAGAAGGAGCTTGAGCGTCAGCAAATCAGGGAAGAGGTTCTTGCTGAGCATGGTGTATCGCCTGCTGGGCAAGCTCCGGTTGTTCAGGCATCAAGAAAGCCTGTAAGCACGGAAGGGGGGCAGCGAAAGAGCCCGAAAGACCTACTTGTAGGGGCGCTTATCATTAAAATGTCTGGCAAAACGGTTAGCGAGATCGCGCATCTTATCGCATCTGATCGGCTTCACCCAGCAGTCAGCGTAGACCTGTCAAAAGTAAAACCCGCCGAAAACGATGAGGTTGACTGGTAGCTAAATGCCTGACGACCGCGAATTTTACGAAAGAGATGGCATTGAGTATGCAAGGGTTTCCACAATCCTTGGCAAGACAATGCCACTTTTCCACCCTGCTAAGCACAAAGCTCTTTGTGACTGGGCCGAGCGTGAGCCGGATTCAGCGGAAATTCTCGCAAGAGGGCAAAGGCGTGGAACATTGATTCATGCCCAAATTGAGCACTACTTGCTGGATGGTCGAATTGAATCCGGCAGAGAGCAGCCTTCGCTGGAGGAGCTTGTCTATCACAATGTTCCTGGTTACATGCACTATGTAACACCACTGCTTGAGAAGATAAAGGAAGAGAATGGACCTTGCTCCTTGTGGCCTGGGCTGCAAAAAAGTAGTCTCATGCTTGAGCAGGAGCTTTACTGTGGGCATGGATTTGCCGGAAAACCAGACAAAAGATGCTGGTTTGAAGGTAAGTACACCACCTGGGACTGGAAATCAGCAAGATCCATCCTTGAGAAGGGCGTAAAAAAGAAACCTCGCCCTATATCGAGATATTCCGAGGCTAAAGTCCAAATCGGAACTTATTCACTTGGCCATAATGTGGAGCTTTACAAGAAGACTGGAGACTACCCGCCAATCGAGCAAGGCGCAATCTGCATCCTGTATGATTGGCGAGAGCCCCATCTGCACTTGATGTCAATCAAAGAGCTTAAAGACTCTGCAAATGAGTTTATTGAGCGATTCAATGTTTACCAAGAGCTTGAGGGCTCAATCTTTCCACGTCCGCTAAACCGATGATTACAGTATGCGCCGATGGCTACGTCACAAAAGAGCCAAAGCTTGAGGAAGGTGACTATGGCAAGTTCATAGAACTCACCATTCGGGTTGCTACACCTGGGAGAGAGGTTCACTACATAAGTGGCAGGTTCTACGGTCGTAAAATACGCCCAGTTGAAGAATTTATACATGGTGGTGACTATATTACCATGTCAGGTGCTATTACAAATATGTATCCCAGGGAAAAGGAGGGAGGCGAGAAATACATACAAATCTATCTTAAGGATTGCTTTTACACACTGCCTCCCAAAATTGTTGGTGAGGCCGCCTTCCGTCGATCCCTCCCCGCCAGTCAAGAATCCTCACCATCCGAGCTTGACGATTTCGGCCTTGAGGAGGATAATGAACCAGAGTTCTAACCTCAACCAACCCCTTCACAACAAATGACATCTTTCAACAGCTGCACCTTTACAGGCCACGTAGGCAGGGATCCCGAGGCCAGGTATTTTGAGACAGGCTCTTCCGTTGCGGAATTCACAATTGCCATCTCATACCCCAAGCGCAAGAACGGAGAGGAGAAGCAGGCCCTCTGGCTGAGCGTCAAGGTCTGGGGCAAACAAGTTGAAACGGTTACTAACTACGTCAAAAAAGGCACTCAGATCATTGTTCAGGGAGAGCTTGAGCAGGAGACTTGGGAGAAAGATGGAGTGCAAAAGAGCAAGTTTGTGCTGAATTGTCGTAATTTCCAGCTTCTTAGCCAGCCCTCAGCCGGGGGTGGCAAGTCTGGCGGTTCTAAGTCCTCCGGCACGGCAAAGAGTAAGCCCCCTCAGCCGCCGGTCAATGAGGATGACATTCCGTTCTAAATGTGTTAGGCTTGCAGGGATCCACGGCTAAAGCCTTGGCTTGCTATCGCCACGCCTTGTGGATCCCGTAATACCCCTGAACCCAAAAGGGAAGCAATTATCTTATGGCTGTCACTATCAAACCCTGTAGGCACTTGGATCACGATTCAAGTCGCTACCCAAGTTGCGAGCTTCTGGATTGCGCTCCGCACTTTCCAGATGTTAAATACTGGAGTCGCAAAGACCCAGACGGAAATCCTCAAAAAGTTCAATTTTGTAAAAGGATCGGTCGCGTTCCCGGTATTTTTCAGTGCTACCAGCAGGGCGAGATGCACTGCTACTGCCCCTCCGGCGAGCAGGAGGAGTGCCAGTGACCGACCAGCACCGCGCCCGCCGTTTCACGCCATGACTTCTTCACTAGATCCGACAACGCAGCTGATCAAGCTTGTTTCGGTTGTTGCTGTTACTGCTTTTGTTGGCGCATTCACCATCCCCATTGGTTGCAACATTTTCGTTGCTTTGTTGCGCTGCTTTATTCGCCGTCGCCGTAAGCGAGAGGCCATTTGCTTTATCACTAGCGTTTTATTTGCCGTTGGCTCCGTACTGGTGCCCATCTTGTTTTGGTATGCAGTCCCCAATCCGCTCTTCCTCGTTTCCGCATCACTTTTCTCTCTTTTGATTGGCTCTTATTTAGCGCAAGGGCTAGATCCTCACCGAGTCTAATCCCTTTCTCCACTCACAGCCTTCTATTTTTTTTATTGCCATGACCACGATTTTCTGCACCTTTTTGGTGCTGCTGTTATTGCCCGCGCTGTTCCTGTTGTGGCTGACGGAATCCCGACCAGCAACGCGCCCGCCGCTGGCGCCGCGATGGGCTCACGTACCGCGCCATTGCGGAGCGGTTGGGCTGCTCACAGACCACCGCTCGCCGGTTGGTGGCGGCCTGATCACTCGCTAGGGAGACACAGCCATGACAACGCATCAATGGATAACAGATCGCCGGCCAACCGCAAAAGATGCAGACAAAAATGGCGCAGTAATGATATTGGTGAACGATTCGAGAGGTGATGCCGGTGAACTAACGGCGCCCTGGCAGCAGGTCGGTCTTGGTACTTTGTGGCAAAATACTATGCACAACCAAGGCGACCTACAATTCCCGCCCACCGCTCGCTGGTTGATTAAGGGAGGCATTCTTGGCCGGCTGCTCTCATGCCGCCTGCACCCACGAAACAATGGAGGCACCATGACCGACCAACACCGCGCCACGCCTGAAGATTGGGGTCTCGCAAAAAGCGAAGCCGAAGATGGCTCTCATGCCGACTCCTGCCTACTCGAACTCCGCGCCCGCGTCGCAGCGCTAGAGGCAGCTCAGGTCAACACCCCGCCAACCTCGCCAGCACCACTCTCCCAAACTTTAGTGGCGAGGATCCATCGACGATGCGGAGGTGGAGAACAGGCTGTTCGAATCGCGATTTGTGAAGTAGCAGATTGGCTGCAGTTTATTTCTAGTTTCCATGAAAATAAAGACGCACTTTTTCAAGCAGCGTTGTTAATTCGCAAGCAAGCCCGCCTTACGCAATCCGACTCGCAGCCATGACCGACCAACACCGCGCCGCGCCTGAGCAGTGGGACTATGTGGATGTGTGGGGAGTGGTCCACGACTGTGCACCCAGTTCCTGCATCCTCGAACTCCGCGACCGCATCGAAGCCCTAGAAGCCGCCCAGCTGGAGCAGGCCGAGAGCCACAGGTTCTGCACTGATGCCATCGTTCGGCGGGTGGAGGCGCTGGAGGCATTTGATCACCACCCACTGCTTGCTGCCGTTCGGGCACAGTCCAAGGCCGTCGCTCATTTCGGCAATCGCCTGGAGGCGCTGGAGGCCGCCCAGCGCTACCAATTTCGTAGCGCCACGGAAAAGGTGCCCACGACCCGTCTCTACAGCTACAGCGTCGGCCCGGCCAAGCCTCTGGATGAGTTGGGCCAGGGGCACACATTGGCAAGCCCTGAGCCCGCCAGCGCCGAGGCCCAGTCTGGGAGGCTGGTGGAGAGGGTGACGGCCCGGATTGAGTTCGGCATCAATGCCGAACTGGACCCGGAAGGCATCGCCCGCGCCGCAATCCGTGAGGTGACGGCGGCGGCAAAAGAGCGAATCGCTCCTTTCAATCCGTGGCTGAGATGGAACGACGTTGCTCAGTGGCTTGAACAGGAGGCCGACCGTGGCTGACCAATTTCCTGGCCCCCACAAAAATGGTCCTCACCCCAGCGGCCGGATTCTTAAAACAGAGAGCAAAGTTATGAGTAAAAAGAAAAACCTAGCTGGTCTGTTTTTTGGTAAGATTGAGATAATCAAAGAAGCGGACCCATGCTTTGTAGGAACAAAAAGAGATCGCCGCACTCGCTGGCTGTGTCGTTGCGTATGCGGCAAGGAGTGGCTTGTCCGCACATCAAATCTTACTGCGGGCAACATTGTTAGTTGTGGGTGCATAAGTCGAACAAAGCATGGTCTGCACAAGTCCCCAGAGTATTCTGCATGGCGCGACATGATCAAGCGTTGTACAAACCCCAACTGCAAAGTGTTCAAGCATTACGGCGGCAGAGGTATAAGCGTTTGCGACTCTTGGCAGAAATTTGAGAATTTTTATCGCGATATGGGATCGCGACCATCAGGCAGTCACACGCTTGACAGGATTGATAACGAAAAAGGCTATGAGCCATGTAATTGCCGCTGGGCAACGATGTTAGTCCAATCAAGAAACACTAGGCGTTGCGTTCGCATTCTGTACGCGGGGCGCGAAATGGCACTTTCGGAAGCGATTTCCATGTCTGGCCTCAAAGAATCAACGGTTAGGGGGCGCATAAGTTCTGGCTGGCCCGAAGATTCGTGGTTTTTACCCTGCGGATCAAAACGCCCTCTTTTACCTTCGGAACAGTGACTGAACATTCATTATCCCCCGCGGCTCAGGCGGTGCTGGATGCGGTGCTGGATGAAACAGCGCCTTTATCTGAGCAACACCAAACGCGAGCAGATGCCGCCGCCGCCCTCCGCGCTGCTGTGGATCAAAGAAAGCTCGGACCCGACGAATGGGAAGGCTCGCAACCCGATGACTACGAACGAGGTTGGAACGCTGCACTCCGCAGCATTACCGCCCTCGCCACCGAACTGGATCCCATTCAATGATCACACCCCTATTCACCGCCCTAGCCCGTAACGCCACCGCCAGGGCTCACCTTGTTGGCGCCGAAGTTGCCGCTTTAGAACGGCTCGAAATGCAGCACCTTTCTGATATGGATTACAAAGCTGCGGCTAATGCTTACATTCAAAAGCGGGATACGCGCACATGGTACTGGCGCGAGCTGGCTACCGCCGCCCACCTACTGGGCAGCCCATGGTGTGATGCTGAGCGCTTGGGGGGTCGGTGATGCCGCGCCAGCCCTCGCAAGAGCGCGGCTGCGACGGCAAGGCCAATCTAGGCCGCCGCTACCAGGCCAACGCCAACCGGCTGGCTCTGCGTCATGGCAAGTGCTACGGCGTCTACCGCTGCCCGCATTGTGGAGGCACACACCTGACCACCAAGCTCGACAACGCCGAGCAGTACCAACCGCTCCTGTACGTCACCCCATGCCCCGCTTCTACCTAATTCACACCACCGCGGCCCTTGCCTGTGTTGCAGTGCTTGCCGCCTTTGGGTATGATCGTGATGCTGTTCAGTTCATTTTATCCACTCATCTCGCGCTAACATGAGCTGCGTTTCCAACGTCATACTGCTGACCTTTATTGAAGACCCAGGAATCAAAGATGTACAGTTGTGGCTGTCAGGTGCTGGTGCGTTTCCTTTGAACCAGATTGACGGGTTTGCAGGCGGAACAAAAGCCGTGGAGCACGAGATTTGGGCGGGAGCTTACAACTGGCTTGATGTTCCCGAGTTTGTTAAAGCTGTAAAAAGCGCAAACTGGGCGTTTCCGTCCGATGTGCAGCTTTTGATCAAGGAAGAGGGCGGCGAGTTGTTTTCATTGCGTGCTGGCACCATGCCAGTGGTTTGCTAAACCCCTCATTCTATCCACTCACTCAAACCCACCATGCTTGAAGACTTTCGCGACATGCTCAACGAGACTGAAGGTCGGATTTTCTTAGTAATCGCCTTAGTCGCAATCGCAATAATGACATTTGCTGTGGCCGGAGCACTTGAAGAAGGAAAGCAATGGCAGCAATTTGCCGCTGACCATGATTGCGTCAAGGTTGAACAAATAAAAGGCAACGTTTTAATTGGTATGGGAACAGTTGTGACTACGACAGTGGAACCTGACAAGATCGGCTGGCGCTGCAATGATGGCGTCACTTACTGGCGCTGATCAAATCCCGGCTCATCACACTCCGAAGGCCCGCGCACCGGACAACACTCCCCAACCCTCCCAGCGACCACCACTTCCCTACTTCAAAATGACAAATCAACTATCTGACCACGAAGATCACTTCATGCGCATTGCGCACGCTAGGCCATTTACGGACTTGCAGCTCAACATTGCCCAGATTCTTGCACGCGGGCTTGAAGGGTTGCCTGAAAATGATGGCAGCCGGGATTGGATGGAAAACGTTGTAGGCATCTGCCTAGAGGCCATTGCTGAGGCTGTCCAGCCCGAGCCGGAGGGGGTGGGGGTGACGGATTTCAAAGAGGAGTTGATGGCCGCCTGGGACAAAGCGATCTTGCTGCCTCGAACGGGAAGGCTGGCGGAATACAGAGCTTGGCTTGCTCACGTACTGGCTCTTGTGTGGGCCGTTGGGCGTCGCCCCACCACCAAGCCGGTGCCGGTGAGCGAGCGGCTGCCGGGGCGGGAGGATTGCGCACCGTGGCCAGGCGAACCGGATGCGACACATTGGGCCTGGGCTGGAAAGTGTGTTGACGGTGGCTGGGAGTGGTCTCAGCTCAGCATGTTGGGCCTGGGATCAAACACCTTGGGCCGCATCATTGCTGGCGGTGGATGGACTCACTGGCTCCCCCACCACGCCCTGCCGGTGCCCGGCGCGGAGGTGGGGTGATGACGGCTCTCCGTTACACGCCAGACAGAAACCATCCCTACTGGTGTTACTCCCCCGAGGGCGACGGATTCACATTCTGGGCTACAGCTAAAGAGCGTGACGACTATGCCGAGCAGGAAATACGCACATACCTGGACGACAGTGAATGGTCTGAGGAAGTAGAAGGTGTCATGGCGGGCGTCGTCACTGATGTTGCGACTGCAGTTGATATTCAGCGACCGGCTGGAGAAATTGACGAGGAAGGCTACGACGAAAGCGACGAGGGGCCATGGGAAGACAAAGACCAGATCAGGTGCAACTACCAACTCAGGCCATTGACCGAATCTCAACCATGACCACCCCACCCCCACCCCTATCCCCAGCATTGGAAGAACTGCAAGCGGCAGCAAGGCCGCTCATGGATTACCTGAAGAAGCGACATCATCCGCACCTCAAAGCAATCGTTGATAGCGATAGCGCGGAAATTGTTGAAGGCATCGCGTGCGTGCGTGCCCTCGCCACCGAGCTGCGGCAGGAGGGGCGGGAGTGAGCGCTATCTATCACAGGATCAGGTATATGTCCCCGTCATCGGAGTCTTTTGAGTCTGTGCGCGAGGCCGTGTGTGCAGCCCTGTGGGAGTCCGCTAACTGCTACGCTTCTCCCAGGAAAATCACGCAAAACAGACAAACCCTATGGGATTCAGAATTGCAAGACTTGGATGATTTTGCGGAATCTATTGGCGTCAACCCAGACCTTTACTAGGCATGGGTGCCCGAGCCTAAAAACAACCACAAATATAGGCTTATGGCTGGATTTCAAGATCAGTATTTACAGCGCCCGCCCGAGCAGGACCCCAGAATCGCAGAACTGGCTGAGCGCTACCATCACGAAACCGAAGCCTATGATCGCACTGTTTGCAGTGGACCGATCTTGCACGGCCTGGTAATGCCAGCCAATGGCCGCGAATTTGTGCTTATCAACAAAAACGCTCGTCTCGTTCTCCGACAGGTCTTGGCCGAGGCCGCTCAAGCGGGTATTCCCCGACTGGACATGCAACGCGCTATCAGCAGGCATGTCAACCGCTAGACAGCGACACTGAAGATCGAGTAACATCAATGTTCGCCCACGAAACTCCGTGAATCCCTCCGCTTTCTTTGCAGCTCTCGCGGTTTGCGCCATTGCCCGAGCCCATCTCGCAGGAGATGAGGCGAGCAAGCTTCGTAACGCTGGCAACCTTGTCGCCACAGATGTTGCTATGCGCCGGTACTGGCGGGAGGAGGCGGCTGCCGCCACTTTGCTGGGCCAGCCCTGGCCCGAGGCCGAACGCCTAGGGGATCGCCTAATTCCCGTGGAGGGCGGGTGTTATGCCTTCTGATAACTGTCTCAGTCTGTTGCAGTAGATTATTGCAGTCTGTCAATTTTTGCTTCTAGCCAAGCAGTTGCTTCCATGCTCAACAAAAAAGACCCATACTATGGGGCTCTGCTCATAGAAGAGGCGAAGCTTCATCTTGGTACTGTTATGGCGGGCCAAGACTCGGAGCCGTTTTTTTCTGCAATGCTTCAAATTGTTGAAGATCGAATTTATCTTAAATACACAACACTCCGAAACAAAGAAGTAGAACTCAAAGGCATCAAAGACTTTTTGCAAAGCGTTTACTATGGCCTTGGCATTAAAGACATGGAAACGTTCTTGTGCAATGTTGTCAAGTCTGCCTTAAAGGAAAGGTCAAGAAATAAATACGCCCATAGATTTATTGAATGGCTCAGGGATCAGGATCCCTCTTTTCAGTTTCCCGACTCTTACTTTGAGTTTAGGCGTGTAATGAGAATGATATATTACAACAAGCAAATGCCAAGACCGAAAAAGGGGCTTGCCTACAAAACGGCTAGATTCCTTTACAATCAAGATCCAGAGATTCTGCAGCACATAGGCTACGGTAGAAGATACCTTACCGTTGAAAGCTGCTACTACGGAGAGGGCTACGAGGAAAAGCGCAAAACCCTTAAGCCTATCAAGCTTTACCAAAATCCAACGCTGCACCAGCTTGAAGAAGTCGCAGAAGCGCTTTTCGGGAGGTTTGGCCATTTCAAAGCGGAGCGCCTCGCTGCTATGCTGACTGAGCGCTGCGAGCTTTCTAAGGCGCTAAAACAAAGTCAAGAGGATGAACAACTTGCAGACGGCAACTAGATCAATCGGTGTTGACCCTGGTGTTTCCGGTGCAATAGCGATACTGGAAGGCGACAGGCTGATCCATGTATTCGATATGCCTGTTGTCGAAACAATGTCAGGAAAAAAGAAAAAGCGCAGGATCTCACCTGAAATACTGGTGGCAGAGCTTAAGCAGTATGTAGATGGTGTTAAAACAGTTTACATTGAAGATGTTCATGCAATGCCCGGTCAAGGCGTAACGTCGATGTTCTCTTTTGGTGAGGCTGCGGGGCTGGCGAGAGGCGTTATGGCTGGCCTCGGCCTTCCCGTCCAGATGGTTTCCCCTACCCACTGGAAGCGTGGTCTTCGCCTTCCTCAGGGCAAGGATGCCTCTCGCGCTATGGCCGCCCGACTCTGGCCGCTGGAGGCCGCCCACTTTTGCCGAGTGCGTGATGATGGCCGCGCCGAGGCGGCCCTTATAGCTCTCTGGGGCATGACCAGTGCCAGGTCGGCCAGCTGAACACCTGGCTGCCTGATCCGTTGCAGAAAAATGGTCCGATCCCCTTGCGTTTGGGCGACCTACAGGCTATGATTTCTTGGTCGTCAACGATTTTCCACGTTGCCCCGCCCCAAAAGGACAGCCAGCGAGGCTGTCGAAACCCAACCCCCTACAACTGATACCACCGCTCAAATGACCGAAGCCACCGCCGAAAAGAAAGTGTCCGCTACCACCAGCAAGAAGGGCACCCCCGTCGAACCCGCAGAAGTTCTGCGCATTGCCTCTGAAATGGAGGGTCAGCCCGCAGACGTGGTAGCCAAGGAATGTGGCTATTACACTGAAACGACCAATAACGCCACTGGCGAAGTTGAAGTTCGTGTAACCGCTGCTGATACCTCGGCCTTTCTTGCCGCTCTGCTGTCGGCCAAGGGTGTGAACCTGGCTCCCCCGGTTCGCGCAGCCCGTCGCTCCAACCGCTCGCCCATCGTCAAGATCGGCAAGACCGGCACCATCGTTGTTGGCGGTCGTCACGCCACCGTGGCCGGTTTTGAGTTCGGTGAAGGTGTTGACAGCCGCGTGCGTATCGAGTCCGAAAAGGGCAAGATCACCATTTTTGCCGCCACTCCTGACGAGTATGCGGCTGATGATGCCGAGCCCGCTGCTACCGAGGAAGACGACCTGGATCTCTGATCCATTCCTGCATCCAGCAAACAAAAGCGCCCTGGGAAACCGGGGCTTTTTTATTTACCAATGTCACACATTCAACAGGCCAAAGAGTTTCGCATTGTTTTCGGCCATCCAAATGTTCCGGGCAGGGAAAAACGATTTCCTGTGGACTTGGAAGAGAAGCTAAGGATGCAACTCTCGCTCGTCAAAGAGGAGGGTGACGAGTTCAACGAAGCGCTTGAGGAGTGGCTTTCGATTTCAAAGTTCTCTACCGAAGATGCTGCCGCGTTTGCCAAGAAACACGTTCTCAAGGAGCTTGCTGACCTGACATACGTTTGCTACCAGATGGCAGCCTTTCTCAGTGTTGATCTTGATGTTGCGCTGGATCGTGTACATCAGTCAAATATGAGCAAGCTTGGCGAAGACGGCAAACCGATTTACAGGGCAGATGGCAAAGTGTTGAAAGGTCCTTTTTACAAAAAGCCGCATCTTGGGGATCTTATTTAGGCTTGCTGGGCTGAGGGTTGCGCCTCAGCTTTGAACTCCCTTCCCTCTAGCCCAGTTTTTTCCATTTGGACCTTCCTTACTTTTATCAAGAAAGCTGCACTGTCGGCCATTTCCAGCTCCTTCGTTATCTCAGCGATGCACTCTTTGTCAATGCTTGCCGCTGTTACGCCAAGAAGGTCAAGCAACTCCTTGAGGCACTTGGCACACACAGCCGCCGATTTTACGGCTTTTCTGTGAGCTTCGGAAATTGCCTGACTCTCTGCTTGACTGAGTGGTAGTTTCATTGGCTTTCTGGATGGTGATCTGGGTCCAGTCTGGGTACTGCTTCTCAAGGTGCCTGAGCGCAGCCGCATTCCCCCCGACCCACCCATGTAGGGCGCCAATGACCGGGATGGCTGAATCCCGAGTAACTAGGAATCGGTAGGAGACTGGTTCCATCCGACTACTATATCGACTAAGCTCAATTTTCGCAACATGGCGAGGACGGTCAAGGGGAAAACCAGATTTCCGTTCAAGATCACCCTTGTCCCCGTTGATCGGCCACAGCCGAAGCCGCCCTGGATCGGCACGCATCAGTGGAAACATCGAGCAATCTATAACATCAAGATGAAGCTTTCGATTCAGGTTGAAAAGGCATCAAATCGAGCTGGCTGGTGTTGGTATAAATTTTATTCCGTGCGAGGGTATGGCGCTCCTGGCAGGCTTGAGTTTTTATGTCCGTATTCCGGCATGGTCGCAAAAACTATCTATCAAGAGGAGGCTGCTTCTTTCAGGAGGTACTGGTCAAACTGCGCAAAAAAGTCCCAAGAAATACTTGATTGGCTAGAAACTATTGACCCGTCAACTTACACAGTTCAGCTGAACGTTTTTCTTCTTAGGGCGATTGTTGTTACCTATGGAATTAGAGAAATAAAAAATTACGAGCAAAGCAATCCATTTCAGAGAGCAAAGCCATGGCAAGAGCTGTAAAGTATCACGAAAAAAAAACAAAAGGCGGCTGGCCAATGTTTACCAGTTCGCAAACTGATAACAGGTTTGCTCTCTGCAAAAAAGCTTTATGCCCAGACAGGAGTTTGCTTGTCAGATTCAAAGATTGCTATCAATCTGAAGAGCATATTCAAGAATTTTGCAGACTGAAATTCCTGTCAGAAGAATACTTTGAGTACAATGTTCGGGACCTTAAGCTACTGCCTTGGGGTGGAAGCTACAAAGTCTATAAGTTTGCCCTTGAGGGTGCATTCTATCCCTTTGTAAGGTGTGTTCAAAAAACTAGGCCACTTGATACTGGGATTATCTGGATTGGCACCAAACACGAGTATCCAAGGATCTGGGTTGACAATAGTGTTGCCAACTGGCTTTGTCCGTACTCTCGTGGCGGCCATGTAATGACTGAGCCGTTTGAACCTCTCTACAAAGTTCTTGACAATTGGGCCAGGCTTTCTGATCGGCGTTTTTTCCCGTTCCTCAACCTGCCCCCCGTCCCAGGCCTATAAAACGGATTTCCCTCATAAATGGCGCTGGACTCGCCATGTGGTGATTTCTCTGGTAGTATGGGGAGGTCTTTCAAGGACGCCATGGATCAAGAAAAACCGCAGGGCAAAATTTTCTGCCGCCATGAGCTGGCGAGAACTACTCCAGTCCCTAAGACGCTTCACGAGCGGATGATGCTCGAAGCGGAGCCGATCATTCAGCACAACTGGACTGATGTTGCGATTCACGACAAAAACAGACTCAAGCGTGTCAAAAACAACCACGTCATGATGTGGATGGTGAACGAAACGGGTTCCTATTTGAGCCCTATGTATTGCAACATCTTGGACAAGAAAAACTGGACATCAAGCCCGATGGCCGCTCTTGCCCCTGTTCAGATTTTCATGAACAAATTGCAACATCAAATGTTTGCAGTTGGGGCAAAAGCGGCTGAGCAGTACAAGCCCCGTTGCTACCTCGTCATCAAAAAAGATGACACTGACGGAGGTGAGATCATCTCAGTCAACTTTGAAGAGTTTGCGTCTTTTTGCACTATTGGCCTATTTCAATGGACACTCAGGGGGTTCCAACCATGCAAGTAACTGATCTTCACCCAGCTGAAATCGCTGAATGTATTGCCTGCGTTTGCAGTGTGTATGCAAAAGAACATGCCAGGATTGAGCGGTGCAAGAGACTGGGCCTGCTGCTGAGGTTTTTGCGAATCCCAGCCTATAAAGGGTTTTTTGACGCTGCCAGCAAGGGCTATGCAGATCAGGCCATTAGACGGGATTTGATTACGCACATGCTCAATGCCTATCAAGTCGGAGACAACGAAACATTCTTTTACCTTGAGCACTATTTTGCGCCAGGGTCGCCAATCCTGAAATTAAAGTCTGGTTGGATGGCAAACCTCCAGAAAACCACCAAATTCACGCCAGCACAATGAAACCACTTTCTCTTTTTGCTTCATCCTGCCTCCTTGGTTTACTGTTTCAGCCATTGTCAGCAAAAACCTCTCAATTGATTCCAGCGGTGTTTGCCCCTGCTTTTTGCGCGTCAATGGAAGCTGGCAATAGCAACGACGAGTCAATTCGCTTTGCCGTGAGAATGTCTATTGACACAACAAAGCCACCGGCCTTCAAAGTTGGTGACACGTCACTTGATGTTCGCGCTTCTGTGTATGAAGCTCAGCGGCAATGCCCCAAATACTTTGAAAAGGGGTGGCAATGAAATTCCCTCCTGCATGGCAGCAAAACTGTGGCAATTGCTACTACAAGCGCTCTGCCACTGAAGGGGCGAATAGTGTCAGCTTGTGCTGTCGCTACGCCCCAAGGCCGGGAGACCTGTATCCAGTTCACACTCCGGCTATCAACTGGTGCGGCGAATGGGCTCCAGCCAACCAGTAGACAAATTTCTGGCCAGCCCTTGACAAGCAAGCCAACCCACCCTTAAAATCAAAAAAGCTACAAACCGTTCATCTCGTTACCCCCGCACGATGGCACCCCGAAAATTTCCGCTTGTTGACAATATGCAAGCGTATGGCGGCAACTTTGTCAGCAAGCTGGCAGAAGCTATGGTCGCGGCTGATCCCGTCAACTTTGACAGGCTGTGCGCCGCTTTCCCTGAAGTTGTCGAAAAGTACACAACTGTCGGAGGCCATGACAAGTGAGCGCTAATCCCTCTAGCCCAGTTTTTACATCTGCCAGTGAAGTCCTTGCAGCTTGCAAGACCGTTGGTTACGAAACTCGTAATGACACGAGTGGCCTTGGCGAGAAGCGTTTTTACGTTTGGCTTCCTGATGGCGATAGCGAGGCGGCTGCCACCTTCTGGAGTGAGCAGCAGTTTGTGAACTGGGGCAATGCCCATTTCGCCAGGCTTGCTGTCGAGGCTGAGCGCAGGGCTGCCGGATGGGAGCTGCTGGACGCCGAGGAGGCCCCGAGTGGCCTCTGGGGCTGGCATTCCCCTTGCGGAACCCATGAGGACGCCTGGCGTGCCTCTGGGCGTCCCATGCCAGAGGATCGAGTGGCTGGCCAGCCCGTTAACACCCCCGCGCCAGCTCGACAGTCATCAAGGAGTCGCACTGATGATTCTGGATGGCTGAGCATGGTATCTGCCGCAATGTTTTAAGTTTATAGATTTGCTGTGCCAACAAAAACACTAATCCAGTAAAGCCATGGCCGCCACCAACTACACCAAGCCAGCTGACAGCGACTACCAACTGGTTCGCATCAAAGGCAAGCAAGCCGAGATTCTCGACCCCGAAACACTTGGCAAGATTCTGTCCATCCTGGAGCTTCACGAGTGCGACGAAGGGCAAACCGATCGCCCACTCTGGGATGCGCTTTATCGCTCTCAGCCTTTTCACTCGGCGCTAACCGATCCAACCGGAGAGTATTGGCGGATCGGGCGATTCTTTGCCCACGCAGCCTACGAAATTCCACGCATGTTCCTGTGGGCAGTGAAGCAAGGGCATGTCCCCCCAGCCCCTCCCGCCTAACCCCACGGCCCGCCGGAGCCTATCCGGCACCCATCCCACTAAACTCAAACCAATGGACACTCCCAGAAAGATGCAATCCGAAACTGACACAGGCTGGTGGACATTAGAAAATAACCTAGCGGTCTACAAACATTGGCACGGTAAGACTGACCGTTACGACCGACCCAGCCTGGAAGTGGCCATCCAAAACGTAAAAAACAATCGAAACGCCTACGCAACTTATGAAGCATATCAACGCGATTGGTTTCATTTTGAGCGCGGCCTATGCCTTTTTAAGGCCGCCGAAGCTGCGCATCAAGCCGTCTAACCCCACGGCCCGCCGGAGCCTATAGTGTTCTTCGCCTATCCACAGTTCAACGATAGTGTTTGTGTTGGCGACCGCATTGCCCTGGGTTGGCCTTGGGGATGGCGGGTCGCAACTGTCGTCTCAAAAGCAGAAACAGGCTTCGGTCGTCCCCTTTGGGTCTTTGATCCATCTACTGCAGTGCATTACACACCATGACTAGCACATTTCCTAAATACGATGATCTCGACAGCGCTATTTGCAGCTTTTTGGCAACCAGAGACGGACACCCGACCAACAACTCAGCTTTGCTTGACCTAGCTCGTCAGGCCATGCCCGGCTGTCCTACATGGCGCTTGATTGACAGGCGCATGATTGCTATGCGCAAGGCTGGACGTATTAAGTTTGTCGGTAACGGCAAAAACAACCCATCAGGCAAGACACATGGTTGGGTCGTCTGCGCCCCATGTATCACAGCTCAGGAGAAGTTGCGCGATGACTGAAGCAATCTGGGAGACAAAGGACGGCACAAAAATCCCCATCTCACGCATGTCCGATCTTCACCTCCTTAACACAGAACAGTTCCTAAAGCGCAAGTTTCGCCAGCTTCAGGATGTGTGTCCACCCGATTTCCAAGGTGAAATGGCTCAAATGATCGCTGATGATCAATGGAATTCAATGCAAGAAGCCGACATAGAAGATGTATTCCCCAGCTATGCTGACATCTGTGCCGAAATTCAAAAGCGCGGTCTCGTGACTTTTGAGCAGTTTGCAGCACAGCAATCATAAATATGGTTGATGCGCTTAGTTCGCTGTGCGCTTATGACTCAAGACACCCAGACTATGAATTATTCTTTGGACGTGAATATCCCAAACCAAGTCCAAGCCCAGGTTGCTCCTGCGACAACTGCTTTTATGGTCGCACGGAGCTGGCTAATGAAATCATCAGGCTCCGCACTCTTATGAATAACGAACACTACGAATGGGAGCTGCAAGACGCCAGGGGTGAATGGGTTGCCGGCGGATCAGCCGACGACCAAGACGCAGCACAGCAGGAGGGTTTCCGCTATCTAACTGTTTACTCACAGGATGGGCCACACAAGCTAACTATCCGCAGGCATCAGGTCCACACCATTATGGAAATGCAGACTAACCCTACAAGTGACCACCCCCTCCGTGAAAACAATGACACAACAAACTAACTTGCAAGCATTATGCGCTGAACAGCTCCCCGAGCTGCGCGGCATGTTTGAACGCATTCTTTGCGTAGCTCGATCATCCGATGGGCCGACAGTTGGACATATACAACTCGCTGACCAGTTAATTGATGCTGTGGTGAGTTGGTCTGAGAATTCTCCGGCCCAGCCCGAGCCGGAGGGAGTCGAGCTACCAGACCACTCTCAATGGACGCAGCCATGATGGTCAACATCGACGTGGACAGCATTGTTTCAACTATCGCCATAACGATAATTATGGTGGCCTATCTTCGGAGGTTTTCACGATGACTACGCAACCGACAAACCGCAACCCCTTCAGCGACTGGAGGCCAGCAGCGGGAACTAGGCGCGATTGCGGAGAGCTTGAGCTAACTATCCCAATCGACCGGGATAGCTACTTTACCATCACCGCAGACCCCGATACGGCTGCCATGGTTCCTGTGGTACTGAGACAACTCCTGGCCCAGCCCAAGCCGGAGGGGGATGGGCTGTTTCATTGGCGGAACCTTGGCGACGGAAAGCCCGTTCAAGTTCGGGAGTGCCCTATGTGCGGTATCGCCCCGGCAAACGTGGACGATTGCGGTCGATTCGGTGATCCAGCCTGCCCCTATTTCGGTGTTGGCGAACCCGAGCCGGAGGAGGTAAAGGAGTTGGTGGATTGGTTAAACGCAAGCGCCCGTGAATGGGCGGACCTTGGCGAATACGACGAAGGTAGCAAGTGCCACCGCTCCGCTGACATCCTCACCCGCTTCGCCCGCCCCACCATCAAGCCGGTGCCGGTGAGCGAACCGCCTTGGGAGCGCGAGGGGTGGTGTGATGCGGATATGACCAATCAACACCCAATCACTCCATCCTCAGAGCTGATCAAGATGGTTTCACTAGAAGCACAGGCTGCGTTTCCAGGTGACGAAGGTGGAGGTGTTGAGACTGACAAAGCCCGCGAAGAATACATCGCCATCTTCTTTTCCCGATGGGGTGCAGATCAAGAGCTAAGGGCGTGCGTAGAAAAGGTCAGATTGATGGAGGGCAATAGTATTGCTGAGGAGCTTTTTGAAGCTCGCCGCCCGAACCACGCTACCCCGTAGACACTCGCACTACCACAGGGAACCGCCATGGCCATCACCATTCATCTCCAAGTCGGAGAGTCCATCCACCAAGCGCTGGCCAGGTGTGTCCGCGAAAATTACTCTGGGGGAGATGGCAAGACTATCGTTATTCCACCTGGGGTAAGCATTGTTGGCTCCAGCATTAGGCAGACGCGCATCATTGAGCGCAGAACCACCGGCATCCCATTTCTTTATGGAGATTTTTTATGGCTAAAGCGCTTAGCCGAGCTTAAGCAGATCACCCTCTGAACACTCGCACTACCACTCATGAATCAAGACCATCAGCAGCACCGCGCCACGCCTGACCAGTGGCACAATCTTCTGTACCAGCGTCTGAAGCTGAATCGCGTCCCAGATCACATCTCAATCACGCTGGAGCTTGCCTCTCGCATCGAGGCATTGGAGCTGGCACTACGCATACAATCTGGCAACCTTGCACCTAGCGAACAGGCTGAGCTGGGCGTTGTTCCTGTCTCAAGCCTGAGGGCCGCCATAGATCGCGCTGCAGTCGAGGCACTTACATCAGCAATGGGTAAACTTCGCACTACCGACGAGGCCCAGTCTACTGGTTTGCTGGAGACCTTAGTGGATGCCATTACGAATAGTGCAGCCGCCCATGGAACTGCCGACGAGCTTGCCCGCGAAGTCATCCGCGCCTTCGCCGCCTGGCTCCGCACGGGCCGGATGCTGAACGCCGCCGAACTGCTGGAGCAGGAGGCTGAACGCCGCCGAGCTGCTAGAGCGGGAGGCCGACCGACGACCTCCCCACTCTCGTCATCGGCTCATGCTGTGCTGGATGCCTATCAGCAAAGAGCGCTAAATAGTCGTGAATGGCAGGACGGAAAAGGCCCGCAACTGAAGCTCGCCGCCGCCCTCTATGCCGCTGCGCATCGCCTGACAAATGATCGCCGTCAACTTGCTGCCATCGCTGACGAACTGGAGGGAGTCGATTCGCGCCCACCGGACTCCCCCTACCTGTTTGATACCTCAACAAAGGAGCAAAAGCCACCACCGCGTCTTACTTGACAGCAGCGGCGAAAACCCTTAAAGTACCCAAGGCTTAAAACGCCATTCATTCCCATACTCCAATGACTACACCAACTACAATCGAGGAACTTCTTGATTACTGGCCCGGAAATATCCCTTTCAAGGGACGCCTTGTAAGTGAAGACGGCTCTTGCATGTGTGCCCAAGGGCAAGCGTTGCATTTTATTGGTGGACTAACTGTTGAAGAATTGCGCAATGTCAATCAAGTAGAGGCTGACAAGCGAGTTGCTGAATTGTTTGGCATTAGCCTCACTCATTCGGTCTTGTTGCGCATTATCAACGACAAACAAGAAGGCGCACCTTCTAGTGTCATTCGCAATCCTGAGCAAATTTTAGGAGATCAAGCACAAGTGGTGCTTGCTTTTTGGCGGCATCTTGATCGCATGACGCCAGCGGCCTGGGAAGCGGCCAAGGAAGTGGCCATGCGAGCGGACAGGGAAGCGGACAGGGAAGCGGTCGCGGTCAGGGAAGCGGTCGCGGTCAGGGAAGCGGCCAGGGAAGCGGCTGGGGGAGCGGCCATGTCAGCGGCCTGGGAAACGGCCATGCCAGCGGCCATGCGAGCGGCTGGGGAAATGCTCAAGGGAGCGGCCAGGAAAGCGGCCTTGGCAGCGGCCGGGGAAGCGGCTAGGGGAGCGGCCTGGGAAGCGGCCATGCGAGCGGCTGAGGGAGTGGCCTGGGAAGCGGCTGGGGCTTCCAATGAAATCCAAGGTGCATCTGTTATGCGGAAACGAAATCAGCCGTTTTTCTTCCTGCCGCTATTTGGATTTGCAAATCCAGAAGCAGTAATTAAAGTATCTAAGGCTTAAAACACCATTCATCGCGTATCTGTAATGACTGAGTACGATTCCTGGCTTGATAGCCTGATTCCACAGGGAGCGCCAGACCCGCAACTTGTAGAGCAGGCTGTGCCTCTTGAGCTTGGGGTATTCAACTGGCAGCAATTCACCAAACTCTACAAGCAAAACAATGTTCCAGACTGGGCTTGGCAAAAGTGCAAGGAAGGCCCTTTCACTACAGCCTATTCAAAGATTGGTTTTGCCATTCATCTTGCAGTTGCAAGACTTCGCCTTCTCTTTGTCAGGCGATCTAATCGCTGGCATCCTCTTGTTCTCGCCGGTCACACTGCACGTTTCTTCATAGACGAAGACTACGTTGAGGCCACAACTGAAGTTGAGTCAACCTGGAGGGATGAGTTCAGCCCTTGGTGCGTCAGGGCTGAAGAGGATGAGGATGATCACAGCATCAACATCTATGCCACAGAATTCACATTAGACGATTATTGAAAAATCGCCATTCATCACGCTACGAAAGCCATTCATCACGCAATGTACCCACCAAAACTCGCTTTTTATTCCACAACACCACAACAGGGGAAGAGCACCGCCTGCAACATTCTTCAGTCAAGGTTTGCTTATTTGCGAGCATCCTTTGCCGATCCTCTCAAGGCAATGACATGGGCACTACTTAAGGAGTGCCTGCTGTCAGACGAAGAGATTGAGCGATACATGACAAAGGCAAAGGAGGAGGCTATTGAGCTTGTTGGCGCGAGCTACAGATATGTTGCCAGGACACTGGGAACGGAATGGGGCAGAGTCACTATCAAAAAATCTCTCTGGATAGACATTATGCAAAACAAGATCAATGCAGCAAGTACATTGCCCATGGGCTTCTGCGTTGACGACATGAGATTCCCGAATGAACTTGAGATGCTGAAGCGCAATGGCTTCAAGCTTGTCAAGATTGTTCGGGATACCAAGAGGGATTTATCACAGGATCAGCACGTTTCTGACACTGCACTAAGAGGCTTTGACGACTTTGACTATGTGATTGACAACAATGGAGGCCATGCCGAGCTAAGCAAAGCACTTGAGCAGATTGTTATGCACTACTAAACATGGAGCTATCAAACCTTGAAAGGCGTATCCTGCTAGTTTGTATCAAGTTTCTCTATAAAGCAGGCCCACACTTTGTTTCAATGTTGTGGGAAGGTGACAGTCCGCCAAAGCAACAGGACTGGGAAGACCTTAAAAAACGGATGAAAACACTTTACAAAAAGATCAAAGAGGGTATTGATGACGGCAAGATCCCAGAGCCTAAGGCTTGCAGAGATCACTTCATTAGACAAAAAAGGGTGTAGGTACGTCTTTACAGCTTCAAGGCAGAAGATTTGCAGTACGTGCTGCAGACTTCATAGGGAGAGGTTTGCACTTGATGCTGACTGGCTTGTTAAAGCTGATTGCGTAAACTCCACACGTTACCGGCTGCGCTGCGATCACTGCGGCGCTCCCATCAGCCCAGCGCCAGCCAGCCGCCTGTAACCGCTGCTATTTGCATGGGTTGACAGCGGCGAGTCTTGCTGTTATCCTGCCTATCAGCGCCGCGTCTGGCGTTCTTTTATCCTAAACGGCAATGCAGACTTTATCGCAAGGGGATCAGACTCTGTTCAAAGAGTCATTACATGTTCTCACTATCACAGTTGAAAGTCACAACAGTGAAGCTTGGAATCGGTTGATGTCAGACCTTGAAGCTACATACAAGGCTGCGGCTTCTGATTACGACTTCCTGATTCTTGCGTCCGGCCAATGCTCAAAGCTTGTGTCTTTGTACTTTTGGGATGCGTTTCCGATAACTTCTAGCCTAAAGCATGGCGGGACTTCACTGCTTTCCGCAAGTCGAACACAGCTGATTGCTGCTGCGTCAACCAGCATCGCAATCAGTGCAATGCAAGAGTTTCAACTTGGTAACTTCCAATGATTGCAACTGCAACTTTGAGTCCTGGCGCCGAGAGGCTGCACAAGCAGCTTCCTAGCCTACGCAAAGAACTTTATACTTTGCTGCTTCAGATCAAGAAGGATGCAGGCTGGCGCTCTCTGCGCAGAGACTTTGCTGACTTTGCCAGTGACGGCCCACCTTACGTTGATGTGACTATTGGCTGCACCTTCAACTGGCAAGAAGGTGAGATCAGCTGGAATTACCAGACAGGAGACAACAGCTTCACTGGTGGAGCCTATGGCCATACTGAATGGTTTACAACTTCAATCTTGAGCCGCAGCAACTGCAAAGAGATCGCTGACGATCTGATCTCAGAGATTGAAGGTCGCATTATCGAGCTTGGATCCGGTTACTTTCCGTTTGGTCAGTAGGTGTTTTCTCTATGTTTAATAGACTTTGGACAAAACCCTACTGCGGCGTTTCTCACTTAAGGCAACCCAGTCGAAGGTATCAGTTCACTGTCAATGAACACAAGGATGGCAGTGCCTATGGCTACATGCTTGACCTTGACTCCGACAGGGCCTTTACAGCCGCTAAAGAGGTTTGGAGTATGAACGCTGCAAGCGCAAGAGGCACGCTTGAAGCGTGGGCCAGAGAACTAGACCTTATGCGTTAAGCGAGGCAAATGGAAAGCCATCCCCATGAGTTTGATGCTGTAGCGATACAGCTAGGCGCTGTGCGCAAGTGTGTTTACATGACACACCACTGGTCGATACCTTACGAACGAGCGCACTCTGTTCATTACTTTAATAGCAATGGTGATGAACTTTGCTATTTCATCGAAAACATGTCTACGTGGCTTCAGGTGTTTGACACACCTCGTAAATGGGACCCCTGCTTTAAGGAGTCTAAAGATTACATCTGGTACGATCTCGCCCCGGCTACTGCCGGTGACAACTTATGACTATCACTTACGAAGACGCACTCAACCTTTCTAAGTTAGCGCTGGCACGCTTCTTCTCTCTCGCTAGCAATGAGACCGAACCAGCTTTAAGCGACAGAGAAGAAGGGGAGCTGGATGCCTATGTCATGTGGATGCTAAAGGCTCACTTAATAAATCCAAACGCACAGACCGCCCAGCATTTTGCCCGTGAACACCTAGCCTATGCAGTTGAACACTGTCCTTAGCAACTTCTTTTGTCAACTTGTCTTAGGACTTAGAAGTTTTCAGTTCACTATCACAACGCAACTCCACAGCCTAACGCAATGAACCCTTCCCTGCGACAACTTGCAATTACCTTGTTGTGGTCCGAAAATGACAATTCTACACCTGAAGGTGGCGAGCCGTTCGATAGAAACTACACGGTCCATGACATTGACAGTGAAAGCCTGAACAAGCTTCACCAGCAGTTTCAAGCTTTCGTCTCAAAGGCTGAAGCCAAGATCACAGAGCTTAAAGGTTCTAGCTGGGCCTCCATTGATGAGTTCTACACAGGCTCAGGCACTGGTGGCTTTTACCTTGAGCATGACTACATCATGACCGTGAATGGCCATGGTTGTGGATTCTGGGAGAAAAGCGATTGGGAGCCTGAGGTTGGACAGGTCCTGACCAATCTTGCAGAACAGGAGAAAGGGATTCACTGCTTCACTGATCATGTAGATCACGGTCAAGACGGTAAAGTTTACATCGAGTTTGGCTGATGCAAGTTTATCAACTCAGTGAAGCTGGTCGCTCAATGCTGTGGAGCGACTATCAAGCCTATGGCTATGGACTGCCCGATCTTGTTGTTTGGCACCTGTCCAGGGTATTTGGACCTATCGCACACTGGAGGCAAAACCTTACGCTTGGCGAACTTGAAGATGCGCATGAGGCTTCTGGTAGGCACATTGCTCACACTTTTGTGACAATTCTTGCACGCCCAGAGCTTGCAGTCCATTACTTCCTTCGTCCCTAGTTAAAATGATTGACCCAAGCCACAGGTTCAAGCTTACAGGCATTGCCCCAGGCGCTGGTCTTGTGCATGTTGAGACAAGCAATGAAGCATCTTACCTGCATGAACGTGCCACCTTTCTCAAGGCGAAAGGCTACAGAAACCTGTTTATCTCCGCAAACGAAGTGACCTACGCACCCTACGCTTTACCGCATCCAGACTGGCACTGGGAAGGTGCAATGGCTGGAGCTGATGGCTTCAGTGGCCACGCTTACGTTGCAAACGTTGCACAAGATCCTCAAGGCCAGCTGTGGGTATTCACAAGGGCTGGACGCTACAGGGTGCATCGAGAAGAGTTTGCACGCAAGATGATCAGTGCCATGAGGCTGGAAGGTCTACCGCTGACTCTGGATCCTGCTGAGGACTGACCCACACCCTACCTGCTCGCCAGCCGCAGCCAGGGGCTTCCCTGCCGGTAGTTCGGAGGCTGTAGCTGGCAACCACACTCCCTGCCCCTACAGGCTGCTTCCAGCGCCTCCCAGAGGCTGCTCCACCAACGCACTACTTTCAATGCCAAAGCCAAGAGATCCAAGGCAACTCACAAAAAAAGAGACTATTGAGAGATTGCAAGAAGCCAAGAACTACCTTGGCAACAAAGAACGCATTGCATACATGCGTCCAGGTGAAGTTCACACGCCCGACCGATACGATCCCGAGTCAATTGACAGTTGCTACTCCGCACCAAGGCTGCATAAGCTTGCTCTTCGGCGGATGACAAGCGATACCTTGTTGCTGGTGGACTACAACTGGCCGGATGATGTCAGATTCAAGAGAGCGCACGCTGCACAGTTCGTTGCTTGGTGCTTTGGCCATGGAGCTGTGATAGGTGAGACTGTATCACTTATCTTTTACTCTTGGAAGAAGCCAGACTGCAGTGTGATTGCACAGCCCAGGGCCACCAAGTTTGCAACATTGTGGCTTGGCACTTGGCATCATGCACCGATTCTTGTCTGGACTGACAAAACCAGAAACGTAAAGGTTGATTCCCTGCCCAAATACTCTGACCTTATTAAATGAGAAACTTGCTTCTTGAAGTTCGCAGTGTCCGCCGCTGCGAAGGTGGTCACACTTGCAATCTTGTAGCCAATGGGCGCAAGGCTGCATTTATTGGTCCTGACATCTTTGAGTGGTCAAGCAATTCAGCAAAGGTTGACGTTATTGATTGGTTTGCAGCAAAGAAAGAGCTTGGACATGAGACGCCAAAGCCTCAAAAGCTGAGGGAGGGCTGGGAGAATGAGGTTCCCGACTACAAGAATGACGACAAAGAGGAAAAAGTGCAGAAGCAGATTCTGAAGTGGGTTGGCTTCCATGTTCAAGCTTATGAGATTAAAGAGCGATGCAAGAGGTGCGTTATTGCTATTTCATCTTATGCAGAGATTTTCCAGTGGAACGTCTCCCCTCAGTTGCTAAAGCGATACCAGAAAGAAGGCTTTATTGATTCTACTATGCAGATTGCTAACAACTTGTCAACAGAAGAGATTGTCAAGCTGCTAGAGCAGAGATCAAAGAATGGAGCACCAAATAAGATAGTTGAATCTTAAAGGTTGCCGTATGGCCTGACACATGAATTGAAGCTCGCCTATTTTGCAGCAACGGCCAGACATTATTGTTACGGCCTGCAAACTTTGCGGCTTTTTCTGCTTGACGGTTTGGGGGCGCCGTGTTAATGTAGGCATCGCTGGGGGATCTTGTGCCTCTGGCCTGCCTCAGACTTTACACCTTATTCTCAGAGATCAGACTATGAAGTATCAAGTCACAGGCGACACTACGGGACTTTGTGTTGTTGTCACGCAAACGCTAGACCGTAATGGCAATCGCAGAATGACAGCAAAGCACAAGCGTGACAGCGCTACAACTTACAAGTGCTCAATGCAAACCGGAGACCCGCTTGAGGTTCTCAGTCTTTGGATGACCAAGTTTACAGGCTGCGGCAAGCTAGTTCCTGGTTTCACTGCTGACTTTGCAGTTGTCGCTCGTGGCGGAGACCATCAAGGCTACTACTTCATCATCGTTCCCACTAACTACAACTGACATGGACAGCACTTTGCTTCGTGCTTTTTCCGTAGCTTGTAGTGCGATTGCTACAGGCTGCATTGTAGGCGGTTCTGTAGTGTTCTTTACAGTTCACTATCACAATCGAGTGCTTGAGTGCGAGCCTCCAGCAGTTCGCAGTTCGTACTCTGTGCCAGTGTTTGGCAATGTTGCAGCTTGCAGGAGGCCATGATGACCTTCGATTCTTTCTTTGCTACAGGCAGGGAGATTGCTTTTGATGACTTCATGGAGTCAGAACTTGCACAGCAAGCCTGCATTGACCGATCTTGGTGGCCAACAGTTGCACCTGTTGGCTTTATACTTTTTGATGGCCATTGCTGGATTGCAAAGTTTGCAGATGGCGGTTTCTACACCGTGATCGAAAGCCAAGAGTATTTTGATACTCTTGAGAATCTTGCTCGCAAAGTTTACGAGTGGGACAGGGAGGAGCTTAGAGTATGAGCTTCGCGCAAGTTCAGTCTTTGTTTGCTGAACGTTTTAAGTTTGATGCAAGTGACAGGGAGG